CTGGAACTGTAGATTCTTCTGCAATTACAGTAAATGGAACACATCCTTATTATGCTTCTACTGCAACAGCAGGTCAGCTTACAGAACAACCTTTACTTAGTTGGAATGCCGCTGCTGGACAGATGACTACTCCGAGATTTGTTCTTCAGCCACATTCTGCTGCAGCTAAACAAATGATGAAATTCCCTAGAAAACTTACTCAACTTCAGATGCTTAATACCGTATCTAATCAAATGGAAGTTGTATCATTCTCAGATTGGGCTGAAAGCTCTGCTTCTGAATCTACAAATGGAGTAGAAACTACGTATTATACTTATACGTATTCTGGTTCTGATCGTGGATCTGTAACTTTAATCGCTAAATTCTAAAAATAGGAGGATATAATTATGGCAAGAAATAAAGGTACATTTACATTTGCAGCGAATTTTCAAGTAAAAGCTGCTGAGGCACTAGATCCACGCGTTGTTGTTGAAAATAAAGCGGAACTCATTAATAAAGAAACTTGGCCTTATGATGGCGAAACTCTTTATCTATATAATGGCTTAATCGTTGCTGTATCAGCTGATCAAGCGCTTTATATGCTTGTTGATAAAACAAAAGCTCTTGAAGGTGATTATTCTGGTTGGAAACAACTTGACGCTGATGCTGCTACAGTAGTAGAAATTATTGATAATTTAACTTCTGAAAGAACAGATGCTGCACTTTCTGCAAAACAAGGTAAAGTTCTTGGAGATAGAGTTACATCTCTTGAAAATAAAGTTACAGCAATCTTTACATTTAAAGGCACAAAAGCAACTGTTGCTGAACTTCCAGAAGATGGATCGCAGAAAGTTGGTGATGTTTGGCATGTAACAGAAAATAATGGAGAATATGTATGGGATTCAGCTAATTGGGAACTTCTCGGTTTATCTGTAGATCTTTCTAATTATGCTCTTAAGACAGAAGTAGATGCAGCTAAGCAAGAAGCTATTGAAGATGCACATTCTTATACAGACACTCTCGAAACAGAAGTTCAGGGTAAACTTGATCAAAAAGTAGATAAAGTAGCTGGTTCTTCTCTTGTTCCAGATGATAAAATAGAACTTATTGATCAGAATGCATCTGATATTGCTGCTGCTGAAGGAAAAATTTCAGCTCTTGAAACTATTGTAGGTGATGGGGAAACTTCTGGAGTAGCTAAAGATGTAGCTGATCTTAAAGATGTTGTAGGTAATGGAGAAGCTGGTCTTGTTAAAGATGTAGCTGATCTTCAAGTTCAAGTAGCTGCTGATAATGTTACATCTATTGATACTACAGCTTCATCTGGTGTCGCTCTTGCAGTTGGTTCTATTGCTAAGTCAGTAAAAGTAACAGTTAATGCTGAAACTCTTGCTGGTGCAGTAGCTCCTTCACTTTCTGGAGTTTCAGTAAAGGTCGGTAAAGCTATTACTGAAGGAGCATCTATAGCAGAAGATGATACAATTGCAGATGCATTAGAAACTCTTGCTGGAGCAATACAGACAGCTCAAGCTGGTGGAATTACAACGATTGGATCTACAGATCAGTCAATAACAGTTTCTGGTGCTGGAAATACAAGAGATCTTAAGGTTAATGTAGCTAATCTTGTAAAAGCAGATTCTTCAATCGCTGTTCAAGATAGTAAATTAGATTTAGTTTGAATTGACGTTGAATAATTTAGTTTAATATATGACAAATTTAAGTTTTTCAAAAGTCGCAACAGTTGGCTCTACTGGCTTAACAGTTGGTAGAGTCTACTTTGAGACTTCTACAGGTTTAATTAAAGTAGCAAAATCAGAAACTGCTACTGATATTTTTGGAGGAGTTAGGTCAGCTTCTTATAGTGATGATACTAAAATTCTTACTATAATTAATCAAGCTGGCGAAACTATAACACTTGATTTATCTGACGTTGCATCTGCAGATTCTGTAACAGCAGAACTCGCTAAGAAGCTTAATATTGGTTCTTCAGCTGATGCATCTACGGTACAGTCTTATTATGGACTTAAGAAATATGCAGATGAAGCTAAGGCTTCTGCTATTTCCAGTGCAAATTCTTACACAGATGAAAAGATTGGAGAAATTCCAGCAGCCATTGTATATAAAGGTGATGGTACTACAATTACTCAAAGTGGTTCAAGTGAAGTAACCTTTGCAGTAGGTACAATTGCTCAATCTAAAGTATCGGGACTTGAAAGTGCTCTTGCTGGTAAAGCACCCACTTCTCACACTCATACTAAAGCACAGATTACTGATTTTGATGAAGCAGATTATGCTACTGCAGCTCAAGGAGCGAAAGCAGATACAGCAATTCAAACTGTACGTGCATCTAATCCTGGAACTAATATTTCTATTGCTGCGGCTAAGTCTGGTACAACAATCAATCTTACTCCAAGTGTTACTACATCTACAGTAAGTTCAAATGGTTCTGGACTTACAACAGCATCAGACGTTAAAACTTATGTAGATTCTGCAGTTAACACGGCTGTATCATCTGCACTTAAATATAAAGGTTCTTGTACATATGCAGAACTTCCTAAATCTCCAGCTCAAGGTGATGTATGAAATGTAACAGACAAACATGAAAATGTTCCGGCTGGTACTAATTACGCATGGAATGGAGAAGCTTGGGATCCACTTGCAGGTGCTGTAGATCTTAGCCCTTATTTAACTATTTCTTCTGCATCTTCTACTTATGCAACTAAATCTGCATTAACTTCTGGTCTTGCTGGAAAAGCAAATACAGAACACACTCATGAAATTGCAGACGTTACAGATCTTCAAAGTACACTCAATGCTAAAGTTCCTACAACTCGTACAGTAAACGGAAAGGCTCTTTCTGCTAATGTAGTTATTGGTGGTGGTGATATTGTTGTTGGTGGAGAAGGTGATTATGCTGAAGATACTGTTCAAGAGGCTATTGACGCACTTAAGACAGCAGTTGATGCAAAACCTTCTACTGATACTAACACTACTTATACTTTTGCTAATGGGGCTGATGGTAGCTTTACTGTAACTCCATCTACTGGTGGCGCACAGAAAGTAACTATTGGTAAACCAGCTACTGCAGGTACAGCAGATAAAGTAGGTCATGGACTTACAGTATCTCTTAATGGTACAGCACAGACTAAGTTTGACGGTTCTGCAGATGTAGCATTTAATATTACTGCTGCTTCTGTAGGCGCTGCTGCTGCTTCTCATACACACTCAAACTATGTTCCTACAACAAGAACTATTAATAAAAAGGCTCTTTCTGCAGATATTACTTTAACTGCTGCTGACGTTAATGCAGATGCTGCTGGTAGTGCAACTTCTGCTCTTAATTCAGCTAAGAGTTATGCAGACGGTCTTTGGGTTTGGGCTGAATTTGAATAATATATAAACTTAAGAGAGTGGAGATAAACTCTCTACTCTCTTTTTAATTTTAAATTTTTAATTATGGCAATTACAAATTATTTGGTACATTTTCTTACAAAAGACACATACACTTCTAAGAAATCAGAACTTAGAAATGATGCTGTTGCTTTTGTAAAAGATGCGACAATAATTCATACACATGGAACTGATTATTATTGTGGATCTGGTCCTGTTGCACTTAAATCTGAATTATCAAATTATGCTACTACTAGTGCTCTTACATCAGGACTAGCTGGTAAAGCAAATGTGTCGCATACTCATACTATTTCTCAGATTTCTGGATTACAAACAGAATTAGATTCTAAACTTGAATCAGTTTCATTAGCCGACCTTGGAATTACAGCTACTGCTACTGAATTAAATTATGTAGACGGTGTTACTTCTAATATACAAACACAACTAAATAACAAAGCTGCTAGCTCACACAATCATTCCGCCGCAAATATAACATCTGGAACTCTTGATCTTGATAGAATTCCTTCTATTACAGATGCAAAAATTACATCTGTTTCTGCTAGTAAGATTACAGGAACTATTCCGCAAGCTAATCTTCCTAGTTATGTAGATGATGTATTGGAATATAGTTCAAAATCTTCATTTCCGAAAACAGGAGAAGCTGGAAAAATTTATGTAGATACTACTACTAACTTAACTTATCGTTGGGGTGGTTCATCTTATGTAGAAATTAGTCCTTCTCTTGCTTTAGGAGAAACATCTTCTACTGCATTTAGAGGAGATAGAGGAAAAATAGCTTATGATCATTCTCAAGCTACTGGAAATCCTCATAATCTTACTTTATCTAATTTAGGAATATCTGCTACTGCCGCAGAACTGAACTTCGTGGACGGGGTCACCTCGAACATCCAGACCCAGCTCAACGGCAAGGCGAACACGTCGGCACTATCGGCTTACCTGCCGCTCGCAGGTGGGACGATGAGCGGGACGTTAACCTTCCCGACGGCGACAGCGGCTTACAATTCGTTAGGTGTGAGATTCTCGGGCGTCTCCTCGAGAATAGGAGTAGATGCGGCGGGGGGCTTGGGATTATACGCGCAAGACGCCATATACTTGAGACCAAGCTGGACATACGGCGGAACGTCATACGGACTTATCATAAGAGCAAGTGACCTAACATACAACGGGAATACGCTGCTCCACTCCGGCAACTTCACTTCCTACACTGTAACGAAAACTGGAGGTGGCGCTTCTGGTACTTGAAATATTAATATTTCTGGAACCGCTGCTAGTGCTAATTCAGTAGCTTGAGCTAATGTATCTGGAAAGCCTTCAACATTTACTCCAGCTACTCATACTCATACAGCAAGTCAAGTATCTGGCCTTGCAAGGGTTGCAACAACTGGTTCATATAATGATTTAACTAATAAGCCAACTATACCTTCGATTCCGTCAATTAGTATTTCTACTTCAGGTAGTGGAAATGTAGTAACTGGAATTTCTGCAACTGGCCATACTATTACAGTAACTAAAGGTACTATTAGTTCAGTAGATACTAAGAATACAACCGGTACATCTAACTCAAATAATAAACTTTACTTAGTTGGAGGTATAAGTCAATCACGTACTGGTATAGTTACATATTCTAATTCTTTAGTTTATACACAGAGTGGACAGCTTTATGCTTCTCAAATGAATGCAACTAATGGATTCTTTGAGACTTCTGATGCTAGATTAAAAGACTTTAAAGAAGATATAAAAGCGCTTGATACAATAGATCAAATTCCAACTAAGTACTTTACTTGAAAAGAAGATGAAAGTAAAGAATCGCAGATTGGTACATCTGCTCAAGAAGTAGAAAAATTATATCCAGAATTAGTATCTAAAACAGAAGACAATACATTAACTGTAGATTATGCTAAGTTGTCTATTATAGCATTGGCAGCAATAAAAGAACTTAAGGCTGAAATTCAGTCTTTAAAAGAAGAAATCAAACAATTAAAATCAAAATAATTATGACAATTGATACTAAAAAGAAACTTTTAAAAGCTCTTATAATTATAGTAGTTGTATTAGTAGGATGTGGAGTCCTCGCAGCTTCTAATTTTGGAGCATTACTTATGTATGTCGTTTCATTTGTACTTGGAATTGCAGCAACTAAAGCTTATCAGAAGATTACTGGTTTAAAAGAGTAAATTAAGAGGGAGTGAAATATTCTCCCTCTTTTAAAATTTTTATATGGCAGTAGATTTAAATTATGGAATTGGCGTTGAAGGTAAAAATTTAGTACTTAAAACTCTTGGACGCGTATATGTAAAGGTAAAAGATAGAAAATATGAACTTCCATTTAGACCAGAAGACTTTAGAGATTTAATTAAACAATATTCTGGAAATTCAAAATCTAATGAAGATACAGCAAGTATAATATTATTAAATTCTGCTAATGATATTAATAATTTAGAATATCCTGGAGATGGAGTTTTAATTTTAACAAGAGATGGATTATTTTATTATACAGAAAGTGGAGAATACACTCCAATTACTGTACAATTAATACAAAATGATTTAAATTTTGAAAATTTAACTTTATCCGGACAACTTATATTTACTGGAAATGGAACTTCGTTAGTTATTCCTAATACAAACTTAATACAAAATCTTAATGCAGATTTATTAGATGGATATCATGCTAATCAATTTGCAATTAAAACAGCTAATGAAACAATTTCTGGTCAATGAAAATTTGAGAATTTATTTAATTTTAAAACAGCTATAGGTAGTGATGTACTTCAAGATTTATATGGTCAAAAAATTAAAATAAATTTTAATACTGGAGAAATAAGCTGTAATACACTTCGTACAAACGAGATAATTACTCCAAAACAAGAGACCACATTTGATACTGTATCTGGAATTGGTCAAGAAGTTTGAGTAGGAGTTCAAGTTCCAATAGAAGAAAGTACAATCTTAGAAGAATTTGATAGTGATGATTATTACAAAATATTACTTATTTCTCAAGCATATAATAATGAAGAACTTCCAAATCCTTCAGAAATAGGATCTGGTTCTCAAAATTGAGATTTAGATTGATGATATGATTTATTTTTAGAATCATATAATGAAAATACTGGAAATTATATACTTAGAGATTTTTCTAATCAAGATGTTTGAAATGAACAAAATGCTAAGTTTAATGGAACCAATTATTCCTTAAATGATTTTCAAAACATAATTGATGGATTATCAGAGCCTGATGCTTCAGAGTTTACAGGACCTTACTATTCTTTAACGATCTCAAATAACGTTCCTATTTTATCTTTAGTGCCTAATATGATTATTAAAGATAATGTTGGAAATATTGGATATATAGTTAATAGAGATGGTGTTTCTGTAATTATAAGAATGTTAAATTCTTCAACATCTTTACAAGGAGATCAAATTATATCTATAGGTAGTTTAAATCGTAATGGAGGAATATTATTTAATGCATTAAATCCTTCATTATCAATTCTTAAAAATGTTCTAGATAAAAATTCACACTCTGTTTATTTTGGAGAATTATCAAAAGTAGATAACACAAAATCAGGTATTGGAATGTTATTAAATGGAACAGAAGCAACAATTCCTGTTTCAGATACTACTAAAAATCTAATCGATAATTATAAATCTACTTCTGAAATAAATATAACAAATCCAGTAATTAAATGAGTATTTGGTGGTCAAAATACAACTGTTATTACACAAGATGGTTCTGGATATTTGTCTGGTAATAAAATTATTTGAAATAAAGATAACTTAGTTGTATCAAATAGTTCTATTAGAGAATGTCACATAATGTGATCTACTCTGGATAATAATGATTATATATTTCTTGCAGATAGAGTGGAATTTCATAATGAATCTGGATTTATTTACGATACTCTTATATTTGATTCACAAGGTGTTATAAAGAATCTTCCGATTGGTCCTGCTGGAGGTAGTTTAACTGGAAATTATCCAAATCCAACTATTGCAGATGGAGTAATTACCGAAAATAATCTAAGTGCAGAGTTACAAGAAAAAATAGAATCTGGAGGAAGTTCATCTGTTGAAGAATTAAAAGAACAGATAGCTACACTACAGTCTAATTATAATGATTTATTATCTAGAATTGAAGCACTAGAAAATATAGTAGGTACGTTAAATACAACTTTAGAAAATCGATTAAATGGAAACTAATATGAAAAATGGAATTTGAACTAAAATAGTTATATGTATATTGTGTATAATGATTGGAATTTTAGGATGCAATTATTATTGACTTAAAAAAGATTATCAACTTGTATCTAAGGATCGTGATAAATATGAACAAGTAGCTAGTGAATTACTTGAAGAAAATTTAAAAAATAAACGCATTATTGATTCTCTTACTATTGATATAGAAGAATTACAAAAAGATATTCACGATATATCAAAATCTAAATATGAACTGGAATTTAAATTAGAACAATTTGAATTTAAAACTAATTTAGATGAAAATGTAATATTATTAAAAGAAAATATATGAAATTACTCGCATTAATTCTTAGTTTTTTCTTATGTTTTACTGGAATAAATGCGCAAAATATCGATTCAGTAAAACATATGGTTGTTGTTACTGAACTACAAGATAGTATGGCTTTAATTAATAATGATGATATAAATGTTATTAATAAAGTTTTTTATGAAAGGAATATTCTTGATAGTTTAAATATTATTAATGATACGATAATTAGAAATTTAAATCTTGTCAAAACTAAACAAGATACAATTATATTAAATCAACAAAAAATTATTCAAAATGACTCTTTAATTAAGCAAAATTATCAATTATCTATAGATCAACAAAATAAAATGATTCAAGATAGTAAAGATGCTATTAAAAGTCAAAAAACTCAAAAAACAATATGGCAATCAGCTACAGGATTACTTGCAATTGTATTAGTTGTTGTATTGTTAATTTAGATAAATTTTTATAACTTTTATTTGGATTTTTAAAAAATTATTTTTAGATTTGCAACGTTTAATAGATATGAATTAATAAGAGAAAAAAGTTTATGCCAGAAAACAAAAATTTAGAAATGTTTGATGATCTCTTAACTACAGAACGTGACGATTCGGTTCAGCCACAGCCTGGTGATCTTAGACCACTAGATCCAACGGATGATCCTATTCTTAATGATTTTGTAAACAGAGAGACAACTCAAGAAGGTGAAGAAGAACCACCACAGGATAATGATACTGGTAATGAAGAAGATAAAACTCCTCCAGTTTCTAATTTCTTGTATGAATTCTTAAAAGAAAAAGGAATAGAAGATCCATCTAAGCTTCAATTTGAAAACGAAGATGGAGAAATTGAAGAAGTTGATTTTAATAGTCTAAGTGAAGAAGAAAAACTTAATATCATTAATAGTATTTCTGATCCTGGACTTAGTCAACACGAAACAGATGTTATTAATTATCTAAGACAGAATAACGTTACTTTTAATCAGGTAATTGATTATTTCTCTAAGAAAGCTGTTGAAGATTATTTAGCACAAAATCCTGATCAAGCTCATCAGAAAATATATACAATCGATGATTATACTGATGATGAACTTTATTTAGCCGATCTTAAGTCTAAATATCCAGAATTTACAGATGAAGAATTAACATCTAAATTAGAGAGTGCTAAATCAAATGAAACTTTATTCAAGAAAGAGGTTGACGCTCTTAGAGCAGATTATAAGAAACAAGAAGATGCTGAAATAGAAGCACAGAAACAGAAAGAGCAGCAAGATTATGATGATTTAGTTGGAAATTTACAGAATATTTTAAGTAATTTTAATGAAGTTGCTCTCGATTCAACTGATGCAGAAAGTGACGTTTTAGAAATAGAAGACTCAGATAAACAGCAAGTTTTAGCTTATTTGCTTAATCAAGATTCAGAAGGTAAAAGTCAATTGGTAAAAGATTTAGAAAATCCAGCTACATTGATTGAACTTGCTTGGTTAAGAACTCAAGGTAGAGCTTTAATAGATAATACAACAAGATATTGGAAAGATCTACTTAAACAAGAAAGAAAAGAAAAAGCTAAACTACAGAAAGAGCTTGAGTCTTATCAAAATAAAGGAAGCCAATCCGTAGTTGTTCCTAAACCTCCAAAGAAGGATGAAAACTCCAACACGATTCCTACATTTGGTTCAGTTTGGGATAACATATAATATAAACTAATGTAAAATTTAATTAAATTAATTTAAAATTATGAGAATATCAGGTTTTACAACTACTAGACCTAACATGCCGGATACGAGAACTTATGAGGATTAATTAAGGTCCACTATTAAAGTAATTTGATAGTAAACATCTCTTTAATTGCTGGAACATCTCAAAGTTGGATGAGACAATCAGCAGTCAAAATTTAAATATTATATTTAAATAAGATTCAACGACTATTCGTAAGAAGTAAAATTATTTAAAATTTGAAATAAGAGATAACTTTATAAGTTAATAATATAGTCTAACCTTTATAGTGATATAAAGAATTTAGTGTTTATGAAGTTCTTGGGTGAATTTGCGCCCCAATTATAATTAAACATTACAATTGAAAATCTTGTGAATTGCTGGAAGCTATATTTTGTATATTGTAATCAGCAACTAATCCAAATTTAAATTGGAAAGCTCAACGACTATTCGTAAGAAGTAAGTTAAGTTAACTGAAGCGCAAGACATTGATGATATAGTCTAATAGTATTGGCAAATCCAGCGAGGTTAGGTATCGTATCAACTCTGTATGATCAGTATACTGCAACTCACCTTACCGAAGCTCTCATGAATACATATACTCTTGAGAAAGGTAAGAAGAATCAGTTCCAGAGAGTTGACTCATTCTTAATTGAATGGGATCTTAATATTAATCGTATTAAGAGAGTATATATGACAGCAGTTCCTGAAGGTGATGGAGCAATGGGTTCTGACATCCTCTTCCATTTTGCGGAGAACTACTATCAGAAGTATGATACATTTATTATTGAAAGAACTCGTCAGCAAATCATGGTTATGAATCGTCCACAGAGAGTTCGCGATAACGATTGGTTGATCGTAGGTAAACTTTTGGATAATAGCTATGATTCAGTTCTTGATACTAGTGGTGCGTTCGTAGGCTCTGCTACACGTTTTATAACCAACATTATGCCTGAAATGCATGAAGAGGGTCAAGTATGGCTCTCTATAAAGTTTTCTAATTGCTCGAAACCCGCTCTTCTGATATTCTAAGGGTAACAAGCAGCGAAGATTTAATTTAATCACGTTCAACGACTATTCGTAAGAAGTATATAATTTATTATAGAAATGGAAACTAATTTTAAATGACTCGTCTATAAAACAACTAATAAGAAAAATGGTAAATATTATATTGGAATTTCATATGAAGATTCAAATAATATGGATAAAAACTTTTTGGGATCTGGGATATATAAAAATGATCCATATACTTATCAATATTCTAAAACTCCATTACAATGAGCAGTTAAAACAGACGGAATAAATAATTTTGATAGAATTATAATTGGAGAATATATAGATTATTGAAACGCAATTATTGTATTTGAAAATTTGGTTAATAAGATAACTCTTCAAAATAGAAATATTTATAATAATTTTTTACGAGGAGATTGTCCACCACTCATTAATATTTTTGATACTAATGGTGGAAATGTTCTTGAAAAAGAAAGATTAATGAGTAAAGAATATGAATTTTATTATATAGAATCGTGTTTTAGTGGAAATTCCTTTTTAGATCCAATTACTAATAAATATGTTTATGCTTTACCTTGAAATATTTCAAATAAAAATGGAGAAATTAAATATGATCATTGTAGAAAACAGTATATTCAAAATCGCCCTGTCTTTAAATATAACGGAAAAACTGGAGAATTTATAGAAGAATATAATACTCAGGTAGAAGCCGAAAAAGCTAATAAATATAGTAATATAACTAAATCTATAAAACTTAAAACTCCAGATAAAAACGGATTTATATGAGCTATATTTAAAGCAGATTATTATAATATTCCAGATGAAAAAACTATTAAACTTATTGAAAGACGTGAAAGAAATCAAGCTAAGTTTGCAGCATCAAAAGCTCGTAGACGGGAAAGACTTGGATTAAAGCCAAGAAAAATTAAAGAAATAGTCTAATTATTATAGAAATATAATATAGATAATTGTATACTAAATATCAGAGCAATACGGAGAAACACCGTACTTATATGGCGACGCATCGTGCTGATGTAGATATGTCTGCACAGTACAAACCAATGGAGGATGTATTTATCCAGATTGGTAAGGGTCAGAAAGACGATCCAGTTTATAAGATGAATTCTGCTGAGAAAGATTGTCTCGACACATTCATGATGGCTCGTAACAATGACCTTGTATGGGGTAAGACGGACGTAGATGAGAATGGACGTCCTTGAAAATCAATAAATTACAGGGACCTTATAGCGGTGACGTTATAAGTAAAATCAATCAAATTGCTGGGAAATCCTAAAGTTCTAATAGCTACAACACAATCTAAATGATAAATGTGAACGCTTGAAAATATTAGAAATTGGACAATCAGCAGCAAAGGCTCCTTTTGAAGGAGAATGTTCAACGACTAAATGTTTGAAATCTTATGTATAATTATATCGTATATAAAACAACGAATATAGTTAACAACTATATTTATATTGGAGTTCACAGAACTAATTTAAAAAAAGACGATGGATATATTGGTTGTGGTTTAAGTAAAGGAGATCATGTATTTAAACAATATAAATTCCACAACGCAGTAAAAAAATACGGAAGCCATAATTTTAAAAGAGAAACACTTTTTATTTATCCGGATACTGAATTAGGAAAAAGAAAAGCATATAAAAAAGAGGCTGAACTTGTAAATAGAGAATTTCTTAAAAGAAGGGATGTTTATAATACTTGTTTAGGAGGAAAAGTTCCGTCTTCTATAAATGAAAAACAAATAAATCAATATGATTTAGATGGAAATTTTATTAAGACTTGAAATTCTATTAAAGAAGCGGAGCGAGAGTTAAATATTTCTGATTCTGGAATTCAATCAGCTTGCAAAAAAGAAAGTTATTGTTGTAATTTTCAATGAAGATTTTTTAATGGAGATACTTCTAATATATCTCCAATTCAAACGAAAGAAAAAACAGTTTACCAGTTTGATTTACAAGGAAATTACATAACTTATTATAAATCAGTTAAAGAAGCTGAAAATAAAACTGGAATTTCTTCTACTGTTATTAGTAGAGTTTGTTTAGGAAATCAATGTCAAGCTGGAGGATATTATTGAAATTATAAAAAGCGTTTTGATTTTAGAGAAAAGAAACAAAAGGTAACAGCTGTAGCATGTTATACGGATGAAGGTAAATTTATAAAATCTTTTACTTCGATAACAGAAGCAGCTAAAGAATATAATGTAGGAGTTCCATCTATACATAAAGCAATTAGTGGGCAACGAAAGCATTGCGCAAAACTCAGATGGAGATACTTTTATGGAAATACTGATAATATATCCGCATTATAAGATTAAGATATAGTCTGCTCTATATAGAAATATATAGCTAACATTAAGGAAACTTTATGATCCTGAAACCGGAAGACCTCATCAAGGGGTTGTGTATTGGTGACAATATATTAAAATCTTCAGAATTGTTGGAAAATCTATTATATAGATAATCAACAGCCAAGACTTATTTTTAAGTAAGGTTTAACGACTATTCGTAAGAAGTACTAAATAGGAAGTAGAAGACATCTAAATTTAATTAGATGAAGATATAGTCTCATCTTTATAGTGATATAAAGCTAAGAATAATGCTTATTTCAGGTGATGGAGTAATCGCTCAAATTGAAAGGTTTGCTACGAAGATGGTGTTCAATCGTCTTAACCCTAAATACTTTAATCGTGCTCTTCAGATAATGATTCAGAAGAGTGAAAAGCCTAGAATAATCCCGTGGGCTTTTAAAATTCATCAAAGTGCTGAAAAATCTTAATATTAGATAATTAGCAACCAATTTAATGGTTCAACGACTAGTGGTAACACGTACAACAATGGAAATGATGAATAGTTATAATAACTAATAATATAGTCTCATCTTAATAGTAATATTAAGCTAAGAATTAGTATTGACGGGCAATACCTACATGTTCCTCTGCAACACTTTAGGAAATTAGAGTGGGTAATTAGTAATAATTACAATAATTAATCTCTTGAATTATTGGAAAGTCCAAATTAGATTGGATAATCAATAACTAAGACTTAATACTTGAAATTGTATTAAGTAAAGCTTAACGACTAGCCATAAGGCGTACATGATTTAAATATATTGTGGAAGTGAGAGATATCTTATTAAAGATAATGATATAGTCTAGTCTTTATAGTAATATAAAGTATTTTGTCGTAATGTGGACAGAAATCCAGGAGACAATGAGCGCTTGGATTCGTGACTGGAAGACAGTAGGAACATTTGTATTCTCAAAGGCAGCTAATGGTTACGTTAACATTGGCGCAACTTATCAGTCTTATGAATTTGCAGGTAAGAAACAGTATTGCCTGCTATAATTAAAAAATTATATAAAAAGTTACTAAATTGCTAGAAACTCTTTAAGCTAGTTAAACTACAATGTTGGACGAAAGATAAAACATGAACGTTTAAAAATTAATTAGATTAGACAACTAGCAGCGAATCTCCTAAGTCAAATAAGATATGGAGAACGTTCAAAGACTATGCGAAAGCAGTAATAATTAAAAAAGTAAACATCCTATGGAATTAAAATGAATTGTATATATAACAATTAATCAATGTAATGGAAAATTTTACATTGGAGTACACGAAACAAACCCAAATGTATGGGACAATTACATCGGGGACGGAATTTATAAACAAAGCGATGCAAAAAAAGACTTTCCTTTTCATAAAGCTGTAAGAAAATACGGTTATAAAAATTTTAAAAGAACTACATTAGTAATATTTCCAGGTACAGAAGAAGGAAAAAAACAAGCATTTGCATTAGAAACGATTTTAGTTAATAAAGATCTTTTAAAATCAAAACAATGTTATAATGTTGCTTTAGGAGGTCATGGAGGAGTAAATCCAGATTTAATGAGAAGAATTTATATATTCGATTTAAATGGAAATTATTTACGTAGCTTTGAAAAAGCAAGAGATGTTGCTAAGTTTATAAATCCAAATGCAGATGGAGATGAAGAATATAATATTATAAAAGCGATCAGAAATAATTGTTTAGGAACATCTTCTAGTTGTCATGGTTATTATATGAGTTATAAAAAAGAATTTCAATATAATAACGAATGCATAATTCCTATAGCACAATATACTTTATCTGGAAAATTTCTTAGATATTTTAAAAGTATTATTGAGGCTGAAGAAGAACTACATATTTCTAATATATGACAAGCAATTAATAAAAAAGGAAGTTCGGGTGGATTTCAATGAAGATATTACACTGGAGATCAATCAGATATCAGCACTTTGATCAACATCAAAACCCGAAATACACAACTTCCAATTATAATGATCGATAAAGATACAAAAGAAGAAACTAAATATAATTCGGTTTCTGATTGTATTAAAGAGAATCCCAATTTATCTGCTTCACAAATTAATCGTGTGCTTAAAAAAATAATCAAATCACATAAAGGATTTGAATTTAAATATCAGGATGAAGATATAGTCTAATCTTTATAGAAATATAAAGTATATACGAATACTGTTACATTTAAGATTGATAGATCATTTGATATTGAATATCCTAATAGGAAATACGGAATATTCCTTGATTTAACGGCTGATGCAGCTAGTGGTAAGCCTGCCGTTGAAGAATTTGCAGCGGCAGCATAGAGTGATCTATGTTTAAAAATCCTTTTAATTGCTGGAAAGCTAAGTCTATTTAGATATGCTAATCAGCAGCTAATTTATAGTTCAACGACTAACCATACGGTGTAGATTTAATCGAAATAAAGGAAAACTAGAAATAGTTTGTGATATAGTCTGAACAATATAGAAATATATTGATTAACAATAAATGTGCATTCTTTACGTTTAAAAATGGTGAATTTATCCACAACTTTATTAGAGGCGTTAACTAAGCTCCAAACCAGCGCCAAATTGTAGTAATACAGTTTTAAAAATTTATTGAATTGCTGGAAAATATTTAGATAATATAATCAGCAGCGAATAAAATCGTTCAACGACTATCCTTACGGAGTACAATTTTAATTGGAAGTAATAAATAACCAATTCTGGTTAATGATATAGTCTAAAATAACACAAATTAAAAGTTATATTTGTGGTGGGGCAACAGGACTTCAACATGGCGAAGTAAGCTCACCAGTAGCAGCTTCTAAGCTCATAAACTGAGGTTATGCAGCTTGTGGAGTCTTCAATCCTTATCGTTCCGTAATTCTTATTTCAGAAGAAGTATCTAATTACTTATTCTAAAAACACATATAAAGTTCTCCCTCTTGAAATATAGAGGGAGTTAACTTTATTTTTATTAGATTTATATATAATAGACACAGTTAATAAAAGTAAAAATACAATGACAGATTATCTAGAAAATAAAATAATTACCTTACGTTCAGTTTTTGGTAAATTCAAAGAGTATCATTTTCAACCATGTAAACAACGTAACGGTTTAAATCATCCATTTGTAAAGAAAGTTAGATATAATGCTGATGGTTCATCTGAAATGATCTTATCCAACGAAGATCTTAACAATCCAGAATCACAGTATTTTATTCCAGAAGATATGGATATTGTAGTTACTGATGGTACTACATTTGATTTATCAGATCCTCTTCAGCGTAATAAGTGGCTTGCTATTAAAGATTCAGATCTCATAGTACCTACACGTGACGCTAAAGACGAACATGGTAATTTAATTATAGATGGAGATAAACGTAGATATGGACTAGCTGAAATCTGGGTAGATGTACCTGGTGAGCAATCAGAAAAAGCAGTTAGTCGTAAGAAGCTTATCACTAAAGCTTGGACTTTCATTGAGAATGATTCAGTTGAAGGTCGTTTAACTAAATGTAAGTTACTTGGACGAGTTATGCGTAATGCACCTGCATCTGATGTAATGGATTATCTTTATCAGAAAGCAGAAAAGAGTCCAGCAACAATTATTGAGCTCTATACTAGTAGCGATATGGCTCTAAAACTTCTTGTTATTGATGCAAAAGATCGTGGCAAGATTGTAAAAGTAAACGGAATGTGGATGTACGGCGATAACATTCTTGGCGCTACTGATGATGCCGTTATTCAGTTCTGTAAAACACCAGCAAATAAGAAAGTTCTTGATATGCTTAAAGCTGATGTTTATCCTGAATATGCAAGACAGACAGAGAATGAAGATTCTAAGTCTGCAAAGTAATAGAAAATAATATAAACTTTTAAATATAGACAGCCAATGACTGCAAGAGAAATGTATGAATACGCTCTGATAGAATGTAATAAATTGGAAGCTCCATCATTACTTCTTGAAGACTATAATTATTTTATTAACAAGGCTGTCCAACAGTACATAAATTTGATTTATAATCGTTATGATATGAATCAACAAAGTACTGATGATCTTCGAGTTTTAAAAACTTCCGCAGTTATTCCTTTAGTTAAAGGAGGAATTGGCGAAGGAGGAATTGGCGAAGGAGGAATTGGCGAGGACTTTACTCAGTCTGCTTTATTTGGAGCATCTTTCATAGGAGAACTTCCTAAGGATTATCTACACATGCTTAATTGTATAGTAGAGTATAAAGTAGCAAAGCCATTTAAATGCTATGAACCAGCAGAAAAAGTACAATTTGCTGCACGTAGATTAACTTCAGATATGTTCTCTGGAATTCTCAATAATGCTTATATGCGTCCAATGTACAAAAGACCTTATTATTATGTAAATAACTGGAATCAACAAGTTGAACTTCCAACTAATGAAGAAATGGATTCTCAAATTCCAGAAAGTGCAGAAGGTCTTACTAGTAATACATCTACAGTAGATTCAATTAAACCTACTCAAGGACGTAATGCAAATGTAACTAAAGTGTTACTTGAGATTCGTTTTGGAAAAGATTCTGCTTTATTTACTCCTGAAAGAGCTTATGTAGATTATCTTAAAGGTCCTCAATTTATCAGACTTACACAAGCACAAATTGACAAGACAGAAGATACATCTCAAGTTCTCGAATTTCCTGATTATGTTTGCTTTGAAATCGTTAATATATTTACTAAACTCTTAATGGAAAATTCTAGTGATCCAAGACTTCAAACAAACATTCCAATTAATCAAACAATTCCTAGCGGCGCTCAAACACAACAAGCCGCTCAACAGCAACAAGGACAGTAATATATTATTAATTTTTAATTAGATTAAACTATGTTTCAATATACACACGAAGTTATAATTAATTCTCTTACCCGTGATGGTCTTGATAGACTTCAGCCATCTGCTGGTGTTCTTCAAATTCTCCGTTCTGGAGTTTATAAATTTGAGCACGTAGTTGACGGTAAGATTTATAAAACCGCAGGATATGAAGGTAAAGTTTCTAGCCTTATGTTTGACTTTACCGATACTTCTGCATTCGCTGAGGATGGTACTTATAGACTTACTATCTTCACAAAGATGCCAAATAAATTCCTTGGAGAATACGCAAACGCCAATTGGTATGAATTTGGTAAGCCACTTATGGTAGAATTTGAGTGCGTTGGTGCAATGACAGCTGAAATACTTATGAATAAGGTAGCTAAAGCACTTAGACTTGCTCTTCCAGAAAACAATCAGTGGCTTAAAATTACTACTGGCGACACTTCTAAGGTAACTGTACAGACTAAAGATCCTTATATGATCTTCTCTGGAGTTGAACTTGAATACTACGAGCCTACTGCTTGTGATTCTTGCGTTGGTTACTATGAGAAGAAAGATCTTTCTAAGAATGTGACTGTAGAAAACGGACGTGAACCATTTGCAACTGCAGCTTGGATTACAGAGAACCTTCGTTTCCCTTCTTATCCAAATGTACGTTATGCTTCTCCTAATTCTGATGAAATTCCAATTCCTGGTGCAATTTATAATATGTATTCATTTGCATATGATGTTGTACGTAAAGGACTTGGTGGACTTTCAGTAGTAGGTCAGAAAGCTGAATCTGTAACTCGTCATATCTATTATGTTCGTCAGGATCTTGCAGCAGCGTTTGAAGCAGCTGTAGAAGAAGCTTTTGGAGCAAACGTTATTATCGAAAATAACGCTTCTTACATTCTTGGTGCAGGTACTGTAGCTAATGATGGCGTTGCAGTAGAACTTAAAGCAGAAGTTGTTCCTGCATCTGATTCTGTAACGTTTACTTGGGCACTTGGAGAAGATGCTGTTGAAGGAATAGACCTTTCTGGTGCAGCTTTAACTGTTGAAAGTACTGTTCCTGCTGGAACTAAGTTTACTGTAACAGTTACTCCTAGTGATAGTAATTATAAATCAGCATCTAGAGTTCTTGAAGTAGTTCAAGGCTAATATTAATATATAGGCGGTGGAACCTAAATCCGCCGCCTTTTTTATTTTTCAACTATGAAAATTAACGAAATTGCATCGGCTATTTATAATGATGTAATGTCTGGGTTAGTTAATATAACAAGTGATCCAAATATATCATTAGAACAATTAGAAGATGAAGTAGTTGAAGAAAGACAATCCGTAATTAAAGAATGGTGATATAAAAATATTATAAATCCTAAAGATTTATTATTAGCTATAAATTGTATTCCTGTTGATTGTGCTGATCCTGCTAAATGTTGTAAATTTCATTTAGCTAAACCAACACATCATTTTGAAATTCCACAATTAATGAATGATCTTGGAGAAGACGCTATTGAATTTGTTGGATCTGTTGATCGCGAAGTACAATTTAAATTTTATACATCTACATCATATCAATATCATAAATATAAGCGTAATAAATCTAACGAACCTTACGTTTATATAGAAACTACTCCAAACGAACATGGAATGTATGATGGATGAATTTATAATGCACCATTTATTAAATATATATCAGTAATAGGTATATTTAAAGATCCAAGACAATTAGATCATTTTGATTGTTGTCGAACTTACGAATATCTTGACATAGGCCCAATATCTAGCGAAGTTAAGAAAAGATTAACACAACGTAAATTCTATTACTATCGACAAGCATATCCTGGACCTCGTCCTGATAATAATATTCCTACTTAATGAAATTTTACGATTTAAATGCAGCTTATTCTCTTGCTAATACTTTATATGGGGTTGATCCTTCACCTACAGATTTTGAAGATATTGCTTTAAATGCCTGAATTTTAATTAATAATAAACATACTCGTTTATATAAATATGTTGGAGATACAGAAGATCATGAACTAGCGCTTCCTTGTAATGTAGATATTATTGAATCTGTACACATTCCAATTGAAGATGCACAGATGACTTCTAACCAAACCGTATTTAATTCAATTGAAACTCTTTTTATAGAAAATTATATAAATTGCTGAAAACGTATAGACGATCCATATTATCAAACTGGAAAATTAGTAAAATATAAAGAAGGTGATAATACTCTTTATTTTACTCGTGATTATAAAAGAGTAATGGTTATATATCATGGAATTCTAGTTAATGATGAAACAGGACTTCCAATGATTACAGATAAAGAAATGCAAGCAATTGCAGCGTACATTGGATTCGCTATGTTATATAAAGAATCTCTTAGAAAGAAAGATGCAAATCTAATGAAGATGGCACTTCAAGTAAAACAAGAATGATTAAGAGCTTGTAGTGCTGCAAGAGTTCCAGAGCATCTTTCTCAGAATGATATGGATAAAGTTCTCGACGCAAGTGTAAGATGGGATAGAAAACAATACGGTAAAAGCTTTAAAGGTGTTTTATAATAATTGTATGGATTGAAAAGAAGGTAAATGAGTTAATACGTGAAGTTTTACATCTCAAGATTTATTTGATAATATAAATTTTGCTCAATTTGGCTGAACACACGCTTTTTATAAACTATTAAAAACAGATCGCTGAAAAAAATTAGTTGGAATGGTGTTTACATATTTCATGTACTTAGTTATTTTGGATATTATCGAAAATAATGTTACATTTGAATTACCATTAAAGGGTGCTGCACAGGGTGAATTTTACGTAAAATCGTTTACAGGAGAATCTTTTAGAAAACTATATCAAGCTGGTAAATGATCAGATATAGATTTTTTAAATAGTGATTTTACAGGTTATCAAATATATTTTAGATATAAAACTAAACGAGGAGATTGAAAAGAAAAACCAGTATATTTATCGCATAAAAATGCAAGAGATATATTTCATAAAAAGATTAATGAAGGAAAGAAATACTATTAGCTATGCAATTAGCTTATCCAGAAAAATATTACGAAAAAGTTAAGGAGCGTTTTCCAGAATTAACTTATCGTGAAATAGATACTATAGTTAAATTTGGATTACGCTCTTTATTTATAAATTGTGGATATGGTGGGGACATATTGTTACATTCTCCATATTTTACAATGTATATAGGAAAAATATTTAACGATAAAATAAAATTTTTTAATTATAGAGTTATAAAAGAATCTATAAAACTTAGAATTAAATATAAAAGAGCTAAAACTCAATGAGATGGATATTACTACTTTGGATTATCTGATAAAGAATTTGAACAATATTTAACTAATTTTAGAGAATTTGGTCAAGGTAATAAATCTAAAGGAGCGAGACGAAGAAAAATAACATTTCCAAAAATTAAATGTTATAAACTTTTAGAAGAATGTAAGATTCATCCGATAAATAAACACATCTTTAGATTAAAATATCCTGAAGATGTTGGATTTACTTTTTGAAAAGAAAATTACGCGACGTATAACGCACAATATATATTAAGAAGAAAAGATGATGAATGAGAATCAATAGAGTATAAAACTACTCGTTACGGTAATAAATATGTAAATCATTCATATTTAAATAAACAAAAGAAATAGATTATGGCGAGACAAGAAGCAGAAACTATTATAGGAACTGTTTATAAAATAACTAATATAATAAACAATAAAGTTTATATTGGAGAAACAATTATGCCTATGAAAAAAAGATTTCAAACACATTTAACATCCGCTTTTAACGCCAAGTCAAACACATATAATTATTATTTTCATAGAGCTATAAGAAAATATGGAAAAGACGCTTTTATTATTGAATGTTTAGAAACAATAGAAGGAAATTTTCAAAAGTGGGTTAAAAAGAAAATTCAACAACTAGAAAAAAAATATATAAAACAATATAAATCAAATGATCCATTAGTTGGCTATAATTCAGATTCTGGAGGATTAGGAGGAAGGATTCCAAATATAGAAGTTAGACAAAAACAAAGCCAAATAAAGAAAAATGATCCAAAAACAAAAGAAAGATTGGATTACGCTAGATCTTTTAATAAGAGTGAAAAAGAAATAAGACAATATAATTATTATACTGGTGAATTTATAAAAGAATATAAATCAATTAAGAATGCTTCTGAAGAATTAAATTTAGATGATAGTAGTATAGTAAAATGTTGTAAACATCCAAATAAACATAAATATTTAAAAGTAAATAATATTAAATATACTTTTAGATATAAATCTGAAGATTATATTCCAGTTTATACTATAAAAATGACATTAGAAGACAATAGTTTTGTAGATTATTTAATAGATACAGTACAATGTTATGAAAAATATCATATAGATAGATCTCAAATTGTTAGATGTTGCAAAGGAAAAAATAATTATGCTGGAAAATATAATAATTTAAAAATGTTATGAAGCTATGTCTAGACAAGAAATATCATCAACTTTTCAGGACGGATTGATGATGGATTTAAATCCTATAAATACTCCAAAAAGTGTTTTAACTGATTGTGTAAATGGTACATTTATTACATATAATGGTAATGAATTTGTACTACAAAATGATATGGGTAATTACGAATTAAAAAATTGTAAATTACCAACCAATTTTATTCCAGTAGGGGTAAGGGGTTATGCAGATATTCTTTATATTGTCTCGTATAATCCTTTAACAAAAGAAGTTGAGATTGGATCTTATCCAGCACCTCAAAGTATATTTAGTACTGGAACTTCCCCAAATATAGGTCCAGATAATCAACTTACTTCTTTCACAATTAATGAAACATTACAATATAATAATATAATTCAAGACCAGAAAAAGAATTTATATGTTTTTATGGATGGAACTGATCAAGACACATACAAAATGTATCCTGGAGATGAATTTAAAATAACTGGATTGGTTCAAGAGAACTTAGAATTTCCATATCAGCATTTAAATTTTTATATTATTGATGAAGATAATAAATTATTTGATATAGATGATACAAAATTGTATGCAAACGTATCTGAGGATTATAAAAAAGTATTCTGAGAAACTCCGGGTTGATTAGCCGCACAGTATGATTTATATGTTCCAGATAAATTTAACTTAAATCTTAGATCGTTAAATGTTCCTGAATTTATAACTGATAATAAAAATACTTCAACACAATCTGAATTACCTCAACCAGATGCAGATCATTTTGAAGTTTCAATGAACTTATCAGCACAAGTTATTATTTCAGATTCATTATTTCAAGCAGAATTAATGAAACATAAGATAGAAAATACCTCTCAATTTGAACACTTAAAAGTTCGTTTTAAATTCAGTTGTGAATCTGGAAATTTTGCTTATTTAACTGAAGATCCTGCTCAAACATATACGGGAAGTGATCAAATAATTGACATAAATTGTAATTATCATAATTATCAAGATGATATTATTACAGCATACGTAAATTGTACTCCAGTTTGATTTATGAACAATCCAACGAATCCTGAAGATTTATCTGATTATAATGGCGCTGTTTCTGTAAAAGCATATCCTATAATTGATATGGGAGGAGGAAAAGTTCTTGAATATACACAATTTACAACTACATATAATTTTAAATTAAACAATTTAAAAAATAAAAGTGCAATTAATATTGGAGAAAATATTTATAAATGATCAGTAGATGACGATAGTTGTACAATTTCCTTTGATGTTAATGGTCCGTTTGTAAATGCAAATAATATAACTGGAAGATACGAAATTTATCGAGTTAATTTATTTAATTATTTTGAGAATATTACAGCTGCTGAAACTGATATTGATAGTGGAAATAGTAAAAGTGCTTCTAGTTTTAAATTTAATAATGTTCAGGGAGGTATATTAACTAAAGATGAGGAAAAGAATAAATGAAATCGTACTAATGTTTTATTAAATACTTCTATTTTTCCTAAAGCAAAACTTTTAATGTGTGACGGAAATATATCTAACCTTGTTCTATATGGACAAAACACATTAAATATTGATTGATTAACTTCAGATAAATATACATTAATAGATTTTCAAAATACTTATATTAATCCTGAATATGATGAAACTGATGAAAATTCTAAAAAACACATAACTACAGCTTCAATAAATAAAGAAATTTCATTCGAAAAAGAGGGTGGAGTATATTTATTAAGAATTGTATTAGAACAAAATCATGAACAAATTGCGGATAAAGTTCTTCCATTAATTCCTAGTGAAGTATTTAATGAGTGATTTGGAGAAAAAGATAATTACTTAGATGAAAACAACGGAGTAACAGGATCAGACTGAGTAAATAAATATTGAGATTTAGTTTCTGTTAATGTTTTAAATCCAAATTTTAACATTTCATTTGATAGTGAAAATTTAGAAAGTTTTAAAGTTTTACTTAAGCATAATCGTGATGAAGTCAAATGAGAATTCCTAAAAGATGAAAATAATTCTTCTTTATGAAATAAAGATTTAGTGATACGTGATTTAACTGATTTAAATTTGGGTCCTAATAGATTTAATTCAAATCCTACAGGAATTCAATATGACATTCAATTGCTTCCAACAATCAACAAAGTTTCTGGAGAAGTTAGTATTATAAGTAAAGCTACTAAAGGTTTATGAAATCCGATTGGTAATAATAATATTATATTTCAAGCAAACAATAAAAACATTATTAATTATAATAATGAATTAGATACATATAATCTAATGCAAAATATAGTTATAGATTGAATCGCAAACGGAAGTAAAAATTCAATTCCTAAATTTATAAGTTCAAGATATATTTTAGACTCGGATCTTTTAATAAATGGAAATATTGATGGAAGTTTGGTATATACTGGTGGCGGATTTACTAATCCAGGTATAATTTGTAGTTGTAACGGAATATTAATAGACAAAACTAATAAAGAACAAAAAAATTTCTATGCAGAGCAAACGATTCCATGGAAAGGAACATCAGATAAAGATTCTTATATTTTTGGAATGTTAGGTGAAATGTTAAATCGTGGAAACTGTTGCATTGCTCCTGTTAAATTTACTGCTAAAAGAGAGGTTGGGTCTACATTTTATCCAGTATTAGTTAGCGATATTGATGATAACCCAGATTCAGCTGGAGAAGGATTAACTTGATCTAATGGCGGCCCTAATTGTCAATATTTAGTTATGCGAACTAGAGGTGGAAATAGTAATAATTCAAATAAAACAATTGCTATAAGATTAAGCGATGAAAATCTACACACATTTGCTAATATATTACGTTATATTACTATATATGAATGCTCATTGTCAAATTATGAAGATGTGTATTTTTCTTCATTTGATTTAAGTGGATTAACTAATTCTGAAAGTATAACGATAAATCAATGTATATATTCTGGACAAATATATCAACTTCGTTGTGATGATGAATCTTTGTTTAATTCTACTCAATTACAAAAAATTAATTCTCAGTTATTTAAAAACATTAATTTTAAATTTAATCAAGTTATATCAACGAAACTTCCTTCAATAACTATTATACTAGATTATATTAAAAATAAATATTATTCAGAATTTTATTATAATATTAATGATGCGTTTATAGAATATAACGAAAAGCAAAGTAGTAATATAATAGAATTTTCATCATATCCTGCTGGCATATCTTTACAATATTCAGAAGATCCATATATATACGACAATTATAATAATTTAACAGAAGAAAATAAAACCAAATTTGAAGAATATTTAACATTAATGTTTGGAGAAACAGATCTTAGTAAACTTAGTACACCTTCTAAAGATACTGTAAACAAAACTATAAATAATTTAACTAAAAAAACAGACTCGTTAAATTATTCTTTAAGTAATATTGCATTAAATATTCCTAATAACGGAACATTAAAATATGTAGAAAATCGTAAAAGTACTACAAGTGTTGCTTCGAACACAGCAAAAGTTTTAGTTTGTTATCAAACCGACACATTAGATATATAATATGGATATTAAATTATCGGTTAAAAAATATAATCAAGAAGGCGATATGGCTCATGAATATAGGCCATTAAGAAATAAATTACTTGCAGGTGAACAACAAGATCCAAAAGTTAATCCGAAAGACTTAACTGATTTTCGAACAAAAGAAATTAATGTTGATCTTGATAATCCGCTTAATATTGAATGTCAACCTTCTTATGATGGTACAGTAAATCTTATCATTAATGATGATAAAAATCCACCTAGAATTATTAATACTAGATTTTCTGCCATAGAAGATAATAGATTCAGAATTATCAATCGTAATCAAAAGGAACAAACTAATATTTATGAAGAGACAATGATTGACCAACAAACACGTCTCTTTAGGAATTTAAATTTTATTCCAAGAATCCAATTAGTATCTGTAGATTATTTTGGACAATTAAAAGGTGGAAATTATACATTTTATGTTAAATTTGCAGATAACGATTTTAATAAAACAGATGTAGTTTGTGAAAGTGGACAAATTTCTATATTTAATGGAACCTTAACTTCTCCAAAAACTATAACTGGAACTCTTCAAGATGAACGAACAGATAAGGCTGTAACTATTAGAATTAATAATATAGATACTTCATTTCAGAAAGTTTATCTCTATTATACTCGTGAAACTTGTGATGCTAATGGTTCTAGAATTACAGAAGTAGCGATGATTAAAGAACCTTATGATATTAAGAATAATTATCTTGATATTACTATAAATGGATTTGAAGAAATAGAAGAGATAAGTGAATCTGAATTAAATATACGATACTTATATGTAGATAGAGTTAAAACTCAGACACAAAATCAAGGAATGCTGTTCTTTGGAAATGTTGAAATGAGCACAATTGATCCTAGAGATTTACAAGCTCTATCTTTATATATAAATGTTGAATTAACACATAAAACAGAATCAATTGGATATGTTGATACTAACTACGAAGGTCAAAAAACAGATGATGCAGAACAAATAGAATATTATAATCCACAAAACGTTTATTATAATCTTGGATATTGACCAGATGAAATGTATCGTCTTGGTATAGTTTATATAATGAGAGACGATAGTTTATCTGAAGTCTTTAACTTAAGAGGAATTAAATATAGTTTAGGAAGGGAAGATATTCCAAGTGTATTATCTAATATTGATGATACTACTTCTAGTGAAGTTACTGCTGAATATCAACAATGATATGAGCGTGAAGATGAAAACAAACCAATTGAAGAACGTAAAATTAATTATATTCCAAAAGAAGACTTTATTTTAAATGGACAACATTTAAATAATACAATGGGAGTATTTAAACTTCCCGCAGATATTCAAATTTTTGATCATAATAATTCAAAAACACATCCTTGAGGATTTAAAATTAGCATTAAATCGGATCTTAGAGAAAAATTAAGATCTATGGGAATTAAAGGATTTTTTATTGTAAGACAAAAAAGAATTCCAACTACATTATGTCAAGGATTATCGATCGGTATTGATAGAACTAGTCACGTACCTACAATTCCTATTTTCGAAGAAACTAAAAATGGAGACACAATATCATATAAAACACGTTACATAACAGAAGGTTTTATAGATGATAATGGAACACTTAGCACAAATTTTAAAAAGAAAACAAGTGATTTTAAAGCAACTTCTGCTTTGTTATCTGTAGATTCTTGTGTAACTCCGATATTACAATCAATGTTTGATGGATCTGAATATACAATTCAATCTTATGAAGCACGTTGAATTAAAAATCAACAAGATAATAGAATTTTTACTGCCGAATATGATGAAACTTTATTAAAGAATAAGAATGAATTAACAGGAATTCAAACTATAGAGTCACAAAAATTAAATACAATATTTGTGCAGGGAGATGTTCCTTTTAAATATATAGCTAACCAAAGTTTTTCTACTAGAGCTGGAGTTGCAGAAGATGTACAACAAATTGCATTCTTTGATCAACAAAATTATAAAGAAGATTATAGAAATCTTTTACGTGGAATTTGGTGTCCAATATTAGGATTATCAAGTAATATTAAAGATGCTTGAATTTATAACGTTAAAGTAAAAAACTTCTCTAACGTATTTGAACAAGAATATTTTAAAATTCGAGGTAATGATAATTCCCCATTCTATGCAATTAGTGATAGATGAGCGATTGATGATCCAAAGTCAAACGAAATAGAAGTATACAGAGGAGATTGTTATACTTGTACAGTAAGTATGAGATTACAACGTAACTTTGTAGATTCTGATGTTCCTGTAAACGAAACAATTGTTGATCCAAATACTTGAAAAGATCATTATCATGGATATAATACTACTGATGAAGAAGATTGATTAGATATTAATAGAGGTGATGTAAATACTTCTCCAATTGGTTCTTGAATTACTTGAAAATGTTTTAGTAATTATAATTTAGGATTAAGATCTCAAGATTATACTAATGTTGAAGAAATGGCACTTATGGGTAATCCTCGTTCATTCTATCCTATTACTGGAGCATCTACTTCAGTGGCTAACAAAATAGACGAATCTTGAAAACTAAATGATGGTTATTCTTCAACTGTAGGAAAGAAATATTTTCTTCCAGTTCAAGATGTACCGTATACAAGAGACATATTTGACACAAGAATTATGTTCTCTAATGTTCAGCAAGACGATGCTTTTCAAAATGCTTATAGAATATTTCAAGGTTTGTCTTACAAAGATATGGATAGACAATATGGAGCTCTTGTTAAATTAATTACTTGAGGTTCTAATCTATTAGCAATCTTTGAACATGGGATTACAATCATTCCTGTTAACGAGAAAGCGTTACTTACTACAAATACAGGCCAATCTGTACACATGTATGGTGCAGAAGTATTACAAAATCAAATGACTGTAATATCTCAAGATTATGGTTCTATTTGACCAGAATCTATTATTAGAACACCAATTGCTGTATACGGAGTAGATACCTATGCAAAGAAAATTTGAAAACTTGGAGTATCTAACGATTTTACTTTAATCTCTGATGCAAAAATTCAAAGATTCTTAAATGATCATATTAGACTTAAAGAGAAAGATAAATATCCAACAGTAGCATTAAGAAATGTAAAATCACATTATAATAACTATAAAGGTGATATAATGTTTACTTTCTATAATGATACAGAAGAGGAAGAATGAAATATATGCTATAACGAGAGACTTGATAAATGGTCTACTAGATATTCTTGGATTCCACTTTATTCAGACAATGTAAATAATATATATTATTCATTAGATAAAAAGAGATCTGAAATACTTGCTTATATATATGATAATATTAATGCAGAAGCTGGCATTGTTAGTTTAGATAATAACAGTAATGTTTGAAGTAATTTAAATAATAATCATACTGTCACATTTAGTATTAAGTCATATGATTTTTATAAATACTTTAAATTTGAAATCGAAGCTATTAAATCTTCATATATAAATGAAAATGGAGTTGAACAGATTGTCATTTTACCATGAAAGCCTCAAGAATCAGATTGATTAGCTAATGTTAGAATCAATAACAATAAAATAGAAGCTTATGGTTCTGAAGCAGAATTAGCTAATAATAAGCAAGGAAAGTTAATTTTATCTAAAGACGCTCTTTCTACTTACGACGGACATAAATTATATTATTGATATTTTATTGTAAAAGCTACTCCTTATACAACAGCAGAAAATAGTGATAAACTTATAACTGGAGAAACTTTTAATACAGTCTTTGGAATTGTTACAGATTATAATAAATTAAATGGTCCAGATGACGATCCAAATAGTGATAAGTTTAAATATAATGAATTACTTAGAAATGGATTCTATATTCATGGTCGTGCTGGAATATTTGATGAAATTAATTACTTTAATGAAGACGTAAGCAAAGAAGATCAAATAATGCCAACTACATGATACGATAAACAAGAACCATTTGAATTTGAATTTGTAGTTAATGAACCTACTGGATTACATAAAATATTTAACAATCTTGTTATTATCTCTAATAATGTTCAACCTTCTGAAATAGAATACGAAATAGTTGGAGATGTTTATGGATTTAATAAAGCTGGAATATTCTGAAAACAGAATAAGAATTATTGAGAAAAACGTGAAGATCCAGATTCATATAAATCTAAAGAATGAGGAGATTATAATACTCCAGTTCAATTACTTCCAGATAAAGATACAGAATTTGTAAAAGGAAATGAGTTATCTAAAGATTCTCAAAGATTACCTTGAATTAAAGATAATCCAGCTAAAACTTCAGAAGACTTTAAAAATACTACTGTTGAATGAGATCCAATTTTAAATCAATATCTTCTTAAAGTAAATCAACCTTGCTATGATATTAAAGAATATGGACGTATGAGAGGTAATATTACATATAAAGAGGATGCTTGATATTTAACCATAGATCCAATTCTATTTAGAAAAGCAGATACAGAAAATGCAGAGTATGGAGTAACTGGAAATACGGATATTGATGAAAAAAGACAGGATTATAAATCAACTCGTATTAGAGATAAATGATGCAAGATTAGAATAAAATATACAGGAAAAGATTTGGTTTTAATTAGTGCGATTAAAACTATGATAACTATGAGTTACGCATAAAATGAGTTATACAAATTTACAAGCATTACAATCAGCAATTTCTAACGAAATGTTTGGAAGTTTACCTTCATTTGTAACTCCAACTTTACCATTTCCATCTCCTGGAAATTGAACAATACCTAAAAGTTTTGATACTACACAAAGTTTATTACCGCAAATTCCAAAAAATCCTGCATTAACTGGAAAAGCAACAACTAACTCTAATGCAGGATTAGTTGGATTTGATAATCGATTAAATTCTGGTGCTGGTAGTTTATTTCAATCCTTAAAAGCAGGCATTGGAAATTTTAATAATAGTTCCATTGGCGGAATTACTTCTTCTGTTGCTACAGGATTGCGAGGATTAACTGAGCAAGATGTATCATATACAGGAAAAGCTGCAGAAATTGCAAATGGAGTTAGTGATGTTGCAGAAAATATTAATGGAATGATTAATCCATTAGGTAATACAGCAAATCAAGTTGGAGCAACTATTGGAAATTTAATAGGAGGAACAGAAGATCGTGTAAAGGGAGTAGGTTCTGCTGTAGTTGATGGAATTTCTGCAGTAGCGTCTAATTTCGGTCCTATTGGAATGGCAGTTGGTGCAGCACTTCAATTAGCAAATGGAATTGGAGGAAAACGTGTTGATAAACTTCAAGATAATACTTCAGAAATTGCTAGTCGAACAGGTAGCGCTTATATGGGATCGATTGGAGATGTACAAGATAACATAGACAAATATAGTAATAAAAAAGCAGGGTTGTTTGATTTTGGGTTTGCTAAAGAAGGAAATAGTGCTATTGATAAAGCAGAGAAGATGCAAAACACTATGTTAGACATAGGAAGATATCAAGATTTAAGGAAATCGAATAATGCTGCAGCTGATTTAGCTCAACAAAATCGTAATAGATATTCTGGTTATACTGGAGCTATATCTATTGGTCAAGAAGGTATAAAATTACCGAATTTAAGTTGGGCACATGAACTATTATCTAAATATAATTTACAGAAATTCCAAAAAGGCGGAAAACTTGGAACTCCAGGTATAGAATCTAATGTAATTGTTGAAGGAGCTTATCATGCTCATAAGAATCATTTAGATGAAATAAATCCAGAACTTGAAAATATGACTCCAAAAGGCATTCCAGTAGCAACAGAAGATGCGTCTGGTAATAAAACTCAAGTTGCAGAAATAGAAGTTGGAGAATTAATCTTAACTAAAGACTTAACTGATAAACTTGAGGAATTATATAAAGACGGGTCTGATGAAGCTGCCATTCAAGCTGGAATGTTATTTGCAGGAGAAATTATTGATAACACAGTAGATAATAAAGGGGGAGTTTTAGATGAAGACAATTAATCTTGAAATTAACGATAGAGAATATAATGTTCTTGTAGCACAAACAGAAGATGAAAAAGCTACTGGACTAATGAACGTAGAAGAAATGGATGATAGTGAAGGAATGTTATTCATTTATGATGCTCCTCAAACTCTTGAATTCTGAATGAAAGATACAGAAATTCCTTTAGATATAATCTTTATTGACTCTGATTGAGAAGTAAAGAAAATAGCTAAAGGAAATCCATTTGATGAAACAATTATATCTTGTGATAATGTTCAATATGTTCTTGAATTAAATCAAAATTCTGGAGTACAAGTTGGAGATGAAATTGATATAGAAGATGATGAATTAAGTCCAGGAAGTAATTTAGATTTAAATAAAATATATGTTTATGGATCAGATGGTAATGTTCAAGCAGAAATTGTAGGAGGGGAGCGAATTTTCAGTATATCCAACACGAAAACCCTTATTCGGATAGCTAAGAGAGCATATACTACTAAAAAAGAATCTGATTATAAACGACTAGGTAAAAAGATATTTGAATATTTATCTATTCAAGATTCTAATACTCCAGAATACGTAGAACGAAAAGAAAATTAATTCAACAATATATAACAAAAAAGGCGAGTACTAACTACCCGCCATATACAGTCTCTATAAATGATTTTAAAGTGATTTCTGTGTAATTTATATCCAGAACGTCAACTCTCTTTTTGTAACGTTTAGACTGTATTGCAAATATAGAAAAATTTTTAGAAATATCAAAATAAAATTAAAATTTAAAAATATTTGGAAAAGTCAAATATTTTTTATAATTTTGAGACCGAGTCGAGAAATAACAAATTAATAAAAGATTTTTTATTATAGTTTAACGTTAAATTAATTAATTATACTATGAAAATTGTAAAAAACTCAGATCGAGTACAGAAATTTCAGCAAGGAGGACCCGCTCCTATGCCTCAAGATCCTGCTCAGCAACCTGCAGCTCAACCTCAGGGACAAAATGATCCAATTCTTGAGATCGCTAACATCTTTATGCAGGGTCTTCAAACTCAAAATTGTGAATTGCTTGCACAAGGTGCTCAAGCTTTCTTAATGTTACTTCAGCAAGCACAAGGTGGAGCAGAACAGCAAGCTCCTGTAGGCGAACCACAAGGAGAACCAGTCTTTAAGAAAGGTGGTAAAATCTGTGGTCGTAAAAAGAAAGTAAAGAAGGATTGCAATGGAGGAAAAGTTGCTAAAAATTGTGGTGGCGGTTCCTTTAAGAAATGCAATGGTGGAACTATGAAGAAGTAATATAGTTTCTCAATAGACAAGATTTTTAGATATGAGAGATTAGCTATATTAACTAGTCTCTCATTTTTATTATAAATTAAGATGACATGTCACAAGTAAGAAAATTTAAAGACGGAGGAAGTAATACTGCAGAAACTACTTCCAAATCTAAACACAATAGTAAATATGGCCATTATATTGTGGATGGAACTACTTATGATGTCAATGATGATTTTATTCGTGATTATATAGCTAGTGCAAAACAGTTTGACGATAATAGTACAAATACAGTTGCAAGTCATGTAGTTAATGCACTTAAATCAGGTCAAGATGTTTCTTTAGATACTTTAAATAACAGAATTTATGGTATTAATAATTATCTAAATTCTGAAGATGTTGAAAGATCTAATGAGTATTCTCAAAACTCATTAAATAAAAAGTATCAACGTAAGTATCGTAGAAAAGAAGCAAGACCTAATTCATCATTACATCAATTAAATATAGGTATTTCGAATTTAGGATCAATTAATTTTACAAATCCTGTCAAAAAAGCTGATCAACAATCCGCAACATCTTTAATTGATTTATACAGAGATACTAGAAATTTTGATTACAATTCTAATTCTGACGGAACATTAGTATGATCTAATGGACCGCAAAATGCAGGTAATTTAGCTGCATTAAATAATTTTATTGATATGCTTAGTATGTCTGAAGAAGACGCTAAGAAAAAATATAATTGAACTGGATATGAGGATCAAATTAATGATTTAAGAACATGATATGCGGGAAATCAAAATTATGATTGGGAAGGTCTTAGATCTCGTATTAAAGAAAATCAATTAGATGATGCAGATTGGGATATTCTTCGTTATATGGGATTTGGAGAAAATCAGCCAAGTTCAAGTTCTGCTTCAAATACTGATAATACTCCCCGTTCATATGAAGGTTCTGGACTTAACAATGATTGGTTAACTAGAAATAATTATTATGTTCAAAAAGGTTCAGATGAAAACACATATCTTTATCGTTTAGGAACTGATGAAAATGGAAAACCAAAATATTTAATAGATACATCTGCTAAAATATATCTTCCAAATATGGGGATTCTTGGAGATAATTCTCAATGAAATGGAGGAGCTATTATTAACGGGCGTTTTTATACAGAAAATGAAATATGAGATCCTAATTCAGCAGCAGGACAATCTTTTGCAGAATTAACTAGAGCTTGAAATTCTGGTTCTGGCGAAACATCTTGACTAAATGCGAAAAATACAGGGTGAAGATTCGCAGGATCAGATGCAGATAATTATATGTTTTCTACCTATGATAGAAATACTGGAACAAATCCTTTGTGAGATCAATATTTTGACCAATATAAGGACGATGATAATATATGGTATGTAAGAAATTTAGCAAATAATTTTTTAGGTACTCCTAAAGGAATGGAAATTATATCATATATTGATCAAAATAATAGATCTAAAGCTGGTTATGAAAATCCTTATTTTGCTGTTTATAATCCAATAGATAAACAATTTAAACGATTTGAAAACGAAGAAGCATTAAGTTCTTATTTACAGGGATTAAATATCCAAAAGCAAAGTTCTCTTTATTCTGGAGATGCTAATTTTGATATATATGATTTTTTATTTGATAAAAATAAAAATAAGTATTCATATGTTTCTCCGATAAATACATTTACTGGAACTGGTTCATCTCAACAAAGCACTGAGTTATATAAAGGACCTGATGGAAACTATTATTATCTTTTAGATAATTCTAATCCAGAAGATTTACAATTTATTCGTATTGATGATCAAAACGTAATTAATCAAATATTAAATGGTCAAACTATATCTAATGAAAATCTTCCATCTTGAGCAAAGCGTAGATTATTAGAACGTGGAAAAAGAAGATACATGAAACAAGGTGGAAAAATAGATTTTAATAAAATCAACTATTTACAAAAACATCAATACGGAGGTATCTTTTCTAATCCATATACAGGATCTACAAATAAAGTAGAACGTAATAAAGATGCAAAAATAACAATTGGGGGTTCACATCAAGCTTTTGGAGGTGGAAAACACGGAGTTCGTACAGAAGCAGACAAATTAGCTAATTGAGCTACTGGATTTGATACAGCTGCTGTAGGAACGTCATTTATACCTGTTTATGGAAATATTGTTGGTGCAGCATCTGGTTTAACCGGTTCAGCTTTACGATTTGCTTCTGACATCAAGAAAGATGGATTTCAAGGTAAAGATTTATGAAGATTTTTAGGTAATGTTGGATTAGATGCTCTTACTTTAATTCCAGGTTTAGGTTCAGCAGCAGCAGGAATCAAAGCTACTAAAGGTGCATCTAAAGTAGCTAAAGTTGCATCTACAATAGCTAAAGGAGCAGGTAAAGTATCAAAATGAGGAGATACCACAAAAGTAGGAAAAGCCGTTACATATGGATTACCTGCAATGGGAGTATTACAAGGAACAAGTGCAGCCATTCAAGCAGCTACAGATGGACAACCATTAACTACAGATCAACTACAAACAATTGCTGGAGGTTTAATAGGAGGAGTAATACTTGGAAATAAAGCTGGAAAAGCTTTCAATAATAAAGCGTTAAAATCAATTCAAAAAGAATTAGGATTAAATAAATCTAAATCTTATGAATATAAATCTAAGGATAAAACAGTAAGTTTATCTAAAGATGATATTAATGCAATAGCTAATAAAAAGGTATCTGAGGTTAACGAGTTTCTTTATAATAAACTTAAAAATGCAGGAATTGAATTAGAGAAACCTAATTTTGAAACTGCAACTTTATGAAAAGATTTTGGAATTACTGCGAATGTAAGTAAAAAAGGAATTAAAGGTTGATGAGGAAATAAACTAAAAATAAAACAAGAAAAACCCAATTCTATAGAAAGTTCTAACTTACAAAATGAAGATTTAGCTAAAAGATTAACAAATCCTCAATCACGAATTGAACGTAGAGCTCAAAAAGCATACAGTGAACAAATTCTTCAGAATCCTAAATTAGCAGCATTTGTAAGAAAAATAACTGGAACAAAAGTAAGACCACAGGGGCAATGAGCTTTTGGAGGATGAGGCACAAATTGAATTAATAGAGTTAAACCTATAGTTTCACAAAGATTGGCTACCGATTCAGTAAATCCTGTAAAATCACCGGTGTTACTATTGCCTGCTTGAAAAGGAAATAATATTTCTGAAGTAAATATTTTACCTTCATCTAATAGTCCAATTACTACACCTTCTTCTCCGTTAATACAAATTCCACAATATGCATCTTCATATAGAAACGCACAAGGACAGTTCTTGTTACCTCGTGGAGATGGAAGATTTTTTAAGAGAACGCAACGTGTGTGAAATGGAGGTCCTGCACACGAAGTAATTCAATTACAACCAGCTAAATATTCTAGAACTCCCCGTAAATCTACTAGAAGAAATATTGGATTAGAACAAGCGCATAAATCAAAGGTTCTACAAGAAGCTGGAAGACAACAAATGCCTGTAATTCGTGGATTACAAGAAGATATAGCTAAAGTAAGAACAAGCGAAGATTTTAAAAATTTGTTATTTAAAATAAATAATAGAAATTCTTATAAAGAAATAATTAAAAACAATCCTGAAATTAAGGATCAGTTACGTCAAATGTTTATTCATTTAGATCCTGTAAGACTTGGAAATTGAATGACAAAATATGATTTACGTTTTAAAAAGGGTGGAAAAATAGTTAAAGGTCAAAATGGATTAAAACCTGGAGACTTAGTATATAATAATACATCTTCTCCATCTTATTTTGATTATAATCGTTCTGGAATTAAATTTAATGGATCTAATGTTGATTGAACTGCAACGTATGATCCAAATAGTTTATATTCAAAATACAGAAACATTTATCTAAATAATTGAAATAATCCAGAATTTAATATATATAAACAAGCATATTTAAATCAATTATCACAAGGTAACAGTAACATTGATGTAAATAACCTATCGAAAGATGAGTTTGCGAGAATTACTAATGATGGTTTATTAGGATATGCACATAACTTATATGTTGATCCAAATAGAGATAATGGGTTATATAGTTTAGCTATGAATCAACTTCCAGCAGCTACTGTTACAGCAAAAAGTAATATAAAGCCTATTCCTCAAGGAAAAGCTGTAGCTCAGTCAAGTTTAGGTTTAATTCCAAATCCAGCTTTATCCAATAATAATCAAGTAGTTGAAGAAACAAAACAAAGTACACGAAAATCTTCTGGTGCAGGAAGTCAATATACTAATGCTAATTCAGTACTTAAAAATCTTAATTTTAATCCAGACGATTTATTTGGTTTAATTGAGACTACTAGAAGTATTATAGCTAATAATCAATTATATAAGGATTTAAAAGAAGCTAATACTGCTATACTAAAACCTTATATGCCAGAAATTTATGATCGTTATCAAGATCATATAACTCCGATTTATCAAGAAGCTGCTAAAGCAAAGAGAAATTTTGTTCCAACTTCAACAGATTCTACTGTTAATTATGCTATGCGTCAAGCAAACGAAGATGCTGCTCAACAATTAGAAACTAAAGGAAGATTAAAAGCCTCAGAACAATACTCTCAATATCTCGATAAGGATTTAGCTGCAAGAAGAGCATATGCAGAAGATAGGCGTAATACCGCTTTCTATAATACTCAAGAAATGGCTAATAAGGTAATGCGTGATGCTCAAATTGAACAAGGAAGAAAATTAGCAAATAATCAATCTATTTCTAATTATGTAATGGAAATGAGAAATAAATTTGCTCAAGATAGAGCTAAATCTCAAGCCTTCCAGAAACAACAAGATGCTTTATTAGCTCAGCAAGCATTAAATGCAGAAGTAAATAAAGCCGCACAAAAATGAAGAACTATGTTTGCTAATATGGATCCTGAGGAAAGAAAAGCACGTGGCTATGATTCATATGAAGATATATGATTAGAACAAGATCCTGAATCTTATAATAACGCATACATAACAGGACAATTAAAAGCACAGCAATATTTACAGGACAATCAAAATAAATACATAGATTATTTATTTAATAAAGTTCCTTATGTAAGTTTATTAGCAAATTATAAAACACCTGTTTCTATGCCAGCTTATATGTCTTCATTTAAATCTGGAGGAAAAACTCGAAAATATATACAAAGACATAATGGCCCAAAACCAGACGAAGCTATTTGGATTCAAAGAAACAAAGATACTGCTAAAGCTTTAGAAAAATTACATGATGCAGTAATTAAACTATTTATGAAATCAATTTCGTAAATGAAAATACGTAAAAATAACATAGAGAAGAAACAATCAGGGGGTATTATATATACTCCCTTTGTTCCTTCTTATAACACTTCTGAAGCTGAGAGTAGTTCTTCTAATTCCTCATCTTCAGATGAAGGAAAGATAGGAGATATACAAAAAGAGATATTAGATGTTCTTCAGGAAAATGGATTACCCAGTGATGTAGATACTTTTATGAAATCAGCAAATAGATTTCTTAGAAAAGCGGAAATCACCGGAGAATGATCTATGGCAGATTTCACTAGAATACAATCTTTGGCTAATCGTGTTGCTCATAATAAAACATTATATGATGCAGCAACACAACATTTGACTGAAACTGGAAATTGAAACGAAGTTGCTTTAAATGATAAAGGACAAATGTATGTAATAAATAGAGATAGTAAAGTTATAGCTATAGATCCTGGAGAATATTATAAAAATAGAGATAATTATCAAGCTCTAACTAATAACGACATACTTGAATTTAGAAGTAACGCTAGTCCATTTGATAGTTCTGTTTTAAATTCCTTATCTGGATCTATTGGTTTAGATGACATATTAGATTATGCTAAAGGAATTGCTCTTGATTTTGGAACTAGATCAATTTCTGGATATACAAATAGTGATATAGCTAAAATGGATGAAGCTCTCAATAGATTAATTAACAATGGTCCAAAAGGATATTACAAATATAAAGAAGAATCACAAAATGGAGGAGGAGCTACAGTAGAAGCAGTTCAATATTTATATAACTCTCTTCCAAATAACATGAAACAGCTATTAAGAGCTAAAACTGCTGCTGAAGGACAAGATCCTAATGTTCATTATGCTGATTTATTAGCACAAATATTATCAAATCATCTTGATTATTCTGTTTCTACTGATTTTGATTCTGTTGCTACTTCTGCAGCTAAAGGAACTTCTGGTTCTGGATCCGGAGGAGTAAGCGATACTTATTTAAGAAAAGTATCTACTTTTTCTAATGTTAAAAGAGATCATATAAATCTTGTTCCTAACTATAATTCTCCAATAGATCAAGGAATGATGACTGTTTCTGCTTATAAATTAGGACCTATAACAGATAGATTAACAGATAATATCGATACTGATAAATTCTCACTTAATTATCTTATATCTAAAGCAGAATTTATTAAATCTGGTAATACAGAGATGATTTCAATGGGAGGTAGAGTACTTAGCCCAGCAGAATTTAATAAGGTAATGATTAATAATAGTGCTCAAGTAAATGGAGTTGTACTTCCATATAAAGTAGACGCTAATGGAAGATATATACCAGATTTTGATAAAGTAGAAGTATTTAATGCGTGAAATAAAGAAATTCAAAATAATCCAAATATAACCGAAATGGAAGCTGAAGATTTAGCTAATCAAGTTGGATTAAGTGGAAATGATGTAGAATATGATCATCAAACTAAGTCATTCAAGCTTAGAAATACAATGCAATTTTATGCTGTATCTGGATATATAAATTCTGAAGTAGTAGATATAGATGATAATATGAAACGTTGACTTTATCATATGACTCGTCAAGAAGGAAAACAGCTTAAAGACGAATATGACAATTTACTAGTTTATAGAACTACAACACCTTCTAAAAATGATAGAAAAATCGGAAGTCTTGGATTTATGGGCAAGACTAAAGATGGTAATGCAAATTCTTTTTATGAAGGTATGATATTTATTCCTATTACTAATCCAGAACTTGGATCATTACTTACAGTACATGGAAAATTATCTAATGATATGGCTAATGATCCAATAACATTTATGACTGCTGATCAAATTTTACAGCAATCTAGAGAAAATACTAACGAAGACATAGGTAGTTGACATTAATGGAAAGAAAAAATGACTGAATTGCAGCGTTAATTAATCGACCAGACTTTACAATGGTTGATATGTACGCTAATGATATTAAACCTGAAAATACAGGATTACAAGATAAAGATTATTACAAAGAAATTCCCCAAGTAAGGGAGAAATTTACAACTGATAACGGTCAGTTTGATGAACAAGCATACGGAGAATTTTATGATAGTGCTCTTCGTATGTATAACGCATATACAGATGGGGATTTTCTTGATAAAATGCTTAATAACATTGAACGATCTCCATTTGATTGAACTAAAATTGATAATCCACATGTACAAGACGTTAGCGCTGTAATTTCTGCATCGCACGATCCATATAGACATTCAATGGGTCTTCGTAATTTTTATGATATTGGAGACCCTCAATTTTCTATAAAAGAAGTTGCACAAGCAAATTTAGTTCGAGATGAAAATGGAAATACATTAGATTGAACTCCAAACGATAAAGGCGGACTTATCAAGGGTTTATTTAGACCAACGATGTATCTTGCTCAATATGATGAAGATACTACCGAAACAGATGAATTTGGAAACACAATTGTTCATAAAGCTGGGGATTATAAATTTGACCCAAATGGAAATCCATATTATCAAATATTAGGAAAAGAAGATCCTTACGGAAAACAAATTCTTAATTATTCTGATACTTTTACAATTGAAGGAACTAAGCTTAATAAATTTGATCCTTTTGATTCAGATGGAATAAATAAAACAATTGGAAGTACTTTAGCTAAAACTACTCTTAAATTAGCTCCATTTTTATTTGGACCTACGGTTGGTGCTGTAGCAGGAACTGCATATGCTTTATTTGGATTAGCTTCTGTATTACCAGTTTTAGGTAAAATGATCAATGGAGTTGTATCTAGCAACGATACTGATTTTGGGAGAGGATTAACTAAATGGGAAAGTTATATGGAAAGATTTGCTCCAGCTAAAAGTGAATCTGGATCAAATTCTTTCTGAAATTTCGAAAATTTAGCAGATATTATTGCTACTTCTGCATCTCAATTATATAGTCAAAGACAAATAGCCAATATACCTAAATGACTTTCTAAAGGTAAAGAAACAATGCGTAATTCTAAGATCGGACAGCAAATAGCTTTAGGTTATATGGCAACTACTTCGGCTCAAGATGTATATAGTTCTTATATAGAAGCTGGTGCAAACGAAGAACTAGCTGGTATTGCATCTCTTGCTACAATGGGAGCATTTTATGGATTAATGAGTCAAGATTATTGGAAATCTCATATGTTTGGAGGTTCTTGACTTGATGAAAACGCAACAATGTATCGTAGAACAATGCAAGAATGAAGTAAAGAACAAGCAGCTAAGTTAAATGCATTGAATCCTAATCCAGCTCCAGCTAAATGATATAAGTCTGTCTATGATAAAGTAACTGATTTCTTAAAGAATAATAAAACTTTAAATTCAGCTAAATCTAAAGCAGCATCTTTAGTCAAGAAATCTGGAGAAACAACAGAACAAGCTACTACACAAGCAGCTAAACAAGCTAATAAATCATTCTTATCTTCAGCTTCTGATTATCTTCGTACTGGACTTAATGAAGGTATAGAAGAAACTATGGAAGAGGCAACAATAGACTTAATTAAAGGATTATCATTAGGTCTAGAAGCTTTAGGTGTTGATGTAACTAAAGATGAAGGTAAACTTGATTTTGGATTTTCTGCTCAAGATTTCTTATCTAGATATACTTCTGCATTTGTAGGAGGTACGATTGGAGGTATGGTGTTTGAGGGTCTTAATAAAAGAGATAGAAGATTTGGCCCTCAAACAGTATCTTTATTAGATAAAGATTTAAAAGAACGTCTTATTTGATTAGAATTAAATGGTTATGGAGATAAAATGAAGCAATGAGTTGAAAGAGAATATCGTAAAGGTAATCTTGGAAACGAAAACCTATCTTCAGAAAAAGTAGACCAAACCTTAAAGAATTCTCCATTTAAACCAGGAACTAAAGAAGACAATCAAAACTTATTAATGCGTAATGTTCTTATACAAACACTCGATCAGATAGAATATGATATTAATAATTTTGCTGGAACTTTAGTTTATTCTGATTTATATAAAACTGCCGTCGAAGAAAGCAAAAAGAAAGCTAAAGAATTAGGATTATCTCTTGAAGAATATGCGCAGAAGGAAAAAATAAGTCCGTTAGTTAATACTCTTTTAGGTATGGGAGTAACAGATAATATAATGGACGATTTTGTTGATATTACTGAACGTATTGTTGATTTAAATACTAAGATAGATAAAGCAGAGGCAGAAGAGACTTCTAAAACAATTGATAGTGATCCTAATCATAGTACTTCTAATCAATATATTAGAAACTTAATTAAGCAAAGAAATGATTTAGTCAAACAAGCAGAAGATATTAAAAAAGGTAAAAATTTAGATCAATATCTCGAACAAGTATTTTTTGCTGTTAGTCCAGAATTAGCTAATTTTTATATAAATCCAAAATTTGGAGATGAATCTAATCCAGAAACTAGTTATATACATACTAATGTAGAAGCTTATACTAAATGGAGATATAATTTAGATTATAATTCTTTATCTGATACTATACAAAAGCAAATAAACGATGAATTTAAAGAATTTAAAGAATCTAATGATAGAGTAGAAAAAATTAGATTAGCGCAAAGAATTCATTCTACAGCATCTCAACAATTTAAACCTGTTTTAGAATCTTTAAATACTGAACTTAAAGGATATAAGAAGAACCCATTTTTTGGAGCTGTTACATTTGGAGAATTTGCTCAATCTGGAATAGATGATATTCTAAAAAATAATAAAATAATTAAAAGTAAGTTAAGTAAAATAGAGATAGAAAATCCAGACTATTTAACTGATCCAGATTGAACTGCTTTAAATGCAGAATTACAAGAAAATGATGTAAGATTAACTAAATATAATATTTTAATTAATAGTTCTTTATCTAGACTTAGACTAGATTCTATTAATCCTGAGTCTTTAAATTCTGAAGAATTACAAGATTTTACAATTCTTAAAGACATAGAACAATTATCTGATGATCTTTCTAGAAGAGAAGTTATTACTTCAGAAAGTGGAGAACAAACTAAAATTGATTATACACCAACAGATCAAGAAAAATTAGCATTATTAGGTACTGTTAAAAATTATTATCAGTATTTAATAGATAATAAAATTGTAAATACTGGAGAAGATCCATTAAATGCTGCACTTAACGTTGTATTTAAAAGAAGTTCATTAGGGATACAAAATCTTAAAAACAGCAACACTAATGTTTTGGATAAATATGTTCAAGATCTTACATTACTTACTCCAGAACAAAAAGAAATTTTATGAACTGTTGATGAAGATAAATCACAAGAAACATTTGAAGAAGAATTAGCTAGTAATCCAGATTATTATCCGCAGAATTGAGAGCGTACATTGCTTGAATTAAATTCTGATCAACTTATTAAAGTTTTTGGAAATGATGCATTATTAGCAGAATATGTTTTAACAGACGATAAATCTAAATCTAATACTAGATTAGGAAAAATAATACCTGAATTAGAAGCTTTATCTTCAACTCTTCAGAGTAATACTTTTGATTTTAAACGAAAACTTGATGAAGTTAAATCTCATCTTCCAGAATTAGGTGTTACAGAAACCCAATTCGATAATTTAGTTCTTGAATATTTATTTGGAGGAAATAAAGAATTATATAATGATACAATTGACTTAATAGATACTAGAAATAAATCTAAATATGTTTCTGCATATAATTTAATTAAAAATATAGAACTTCAGATTAATGGACAGAATAGTGCATTATGAGATGTATTACAGAGAGAAGAACAAGATTTATATAGTAAAAAATCATTACAGGATTATATAACCGATGATTTTAGTAAAAGTGCATTTCAATATGGACTTCAAATTGTAAATCTTTTAATTCCTCAAGTATCTGCTGCTGTTAATGGAGGGTTTAATACTCATATAAACGATGAAAAATTAAAATTAGGTAAGAGTGATTTGTTACCAGTTATTGATGTAGATGCAGCTAGTATTATCTTAGATGAACTAGAACATATTGCATCCAAATTAAGATTTTTATTACATCTTGTTAATACTAATCAAGATTCACAATGAAGAGAACAACAAGATGCTGGTATTCGCATGAATCCAATGTATATTGACAAACTTCTTACTTATTCAGAACCTATTAAGAGTCAAACTGATGGAGAAATAGATCTACAAGATATTTGAAAAAAGGTAAATAAAGATACAGTATTAGAATTAAATGATATTACAGATCAAAATTATGATACATTTGATAAAGTAAGAACTCAATTTGAATCAGAAGTATTTAAAGTAGTTAATCAAAGCGATACAGTTAAACAATCTTTTAAAAATGCTATTGCTGAAATATTTGGAAGTGGGTCTTTAGGAATGGGCCATAGTGAATATTCAAAATCTCTTGACCCTAATGACATGACTTCTTGAGATGTTCTTGAATATTTAGAAAGTATTGCTTTTACTGATACTAATCATTTTCTTAGTTTATATAAAACTGTTATTTCTGCAGACGATAATCAATATGTACCTTTCACTGGACAAGAATTCATTATTAGATTAATGTATTCTCATGCAAAAGCTCAAGATGATTATAGAGATGTTTTTAATCAAATTGCAGAAAAATTTAAGGCTAGATCTGAAGTAGAAAATGATAATTATTTAAAAAATAGATCTATTCTTGATTCATTTTTATTTGTTGATGGTAATTCTGCTGTAGGAAAAAGTTCTGCTATATCATTTACATTTAGAAAAATACTTGAAGCAGAATTTGGAACAGATGTTCAATTTAGAGGTTTAGCTAGATTTGATAGTAGATATGAAAATCTACAAATTAATCTCCATTTAAATAAAGATACAGAGATAAAAACCGTAGAAGAACTTGTAAATAATTTATGGCCTAAAGATAATGGAGAATGGGATCTTGATGACGATAGATTTTTTGATACAGGAAAAGATGGCAGTATTAAAAGTGAGCATCGTGGAAGAATCAAAAAAGAATTTGTTATAAACAAAGATTCATTCTTTAATGGAGGTAAACTTAAAGTTTTAGTATTTGATGAAGTTACTTTAGCTAACGAAGGAGAATTACAAGTAATAAATAAATGGGCACAAGAAAATAATATTTTAGTAATTGGTTTAGGTAATAAAAAACAGAATGCTTGACAAACTAGAGTTAAAGTATATAATAAAGATGGAACTCCTGCTTTAAATCAAAAAGGAAATCAACTTTATGCTATGAGTAATTCCAATATAGAGGATTGTTTAGTTGCATCTACTCCAATATTAAAAGCTTCTCTAAGAACACAAAATGAAGGAAAAAGAAGAAATAAAAATTCAATAGAAGCAGTTGTCACTAAATTATGAAATCAACTTGATGATAATCCAAGTTTATCGCTAGACCAAATTAAATATAATCCTCAAGATTATCCAATAACGTTATTAAATTACGAAGATACTATTGAAGGAAAACATCAATATTATGGAGAACATGTCGTATCCGATGATTCAATATTACAAGAATTAAGATCGATAAAAGAAAAAAATCCAGAAACTACTGTCTTGATTGTAGCAGATGGTGAAAAATTACAATTTTATAATGCATATAAAGATTTAGGATTTATTATTAGAGATGTTGGTTCTGCACAAGGAGATGAAGCAGATTATGTATTTATTGATCATGATTTTTCAAAAAAGAAAACAATAGAGGATAAACCAAGCGCTCTATTATTCTTTAGAGATTTTTATACAATGATTACTCGTTCTAAACAAGCAACATTTATAAAAATGGAAAATCAAGATATTTTTGGAGAATCACAGTATAATATTAAATTTAGTAAAGACGCTATTGCTAAATCTAAAATATCTAGTGTTATTGATAATAAAGACGTTCTTGATAAATTTAGAGCATGAAGATTGGATTTACTTAAAGATATAGAAACAACTGAAATTAAACCTATTGAGGAAAAACCTGAAGTAAAGGTAACATCTTCTGAAAAATCTGGAACTGGTTCTGAATCTGAAAGTTCTACTAGAAGTATAGAAATAATATTGCCTCCTGAACCAGTTAATGTAACAACGATAGAATCAGATAAAGATCATTGAATTAACGCCGTTAACAATGGATTAATCAATAACGATAATGCTAGAGATTATAAGAGAAGAAATGAATTAGTAAAATCTGGAACCTTCATCGATATGAATAAATTTATAGATGATATTAATAATACAACAAAATATCTTAAATTTAATTCATTAAAAAGTATTGATCCAGATTTTGATGATAAAACATATTCTACTTTTATAAGCTATTTATCTTTAGGAATTTCCAGATATTTATATGATAGAAAAACTAATAAGAATCTTGAGTTTGACACTCGATATTTAGATAGGTATATTCCAAATATAAATTCTACAGTAAGAGAGTCCATATATGATGCAATTAAACAAACGGTTAATAATAATGTAGATTTTATTATTAAACAAAACGATGATTATACTTCTACAATATTTATTCCCATTTCTGTAGATAATATGTTTCATGTTTTACCTATATTACAAGTTAATCAGCAATTAAACGGATTTATATCTAAAGATTATTTAGTTTTTGATACAGATAGACATGTAAGTTCTATAGCGATAAGTAGTTCAGGTAATACGTTTATGTTTTTAATAGAAGCTGCTAAAAATAAAGCCTTTGTATTAGATGGAGCCTATCTATTTAAGCCAGATAGAGATTTAAGTTGTGATATAAATAATGGATATTTTAAGCGTAATAACTCTGGTACTAGTAATAAGATGATGCTAGATATTCCAGTAGCCCCAGGTAATGATTCTGCAGAAATTAATAGTCGTTTTCAAGTTAAATTAAAAGACGGAATAGTAACATCTTTTGTTGATACATCTGATGCAAGATTAATTAGATCAAATGTTAGAGCTAAAGATTTTAATGTATTCTGAGATTTAGTAAGAGCTAAATTTATTATTGAAAGAAGTTTTGATGAATTAGATGGAATGACTGTAAGTCAAGCAGACGATTTATTATCAAAACAATATGGAGATGTAATAAATCAATTAAAATTTACTCAATCTATTGATCCATCTGAGAATTGTAAAAATTCTAAAGAAAATGATAAATTAAGAAAAAGTAGTTATCGTATCTTAAATAATAATTCATTAAATAGTGTAACTTCAGCTCTTTTATATTGGTTTGATATTTATCAAGATAATGATAAAATATTATCTACATGAAAACAATTAATAGCGGATTATGCTCAAAGTGATATATCTCAAGAATATGATTCTGGTTATAGGTATCAAAATGCATTATTCTTTGGATTTAGAAATGCTAATGGAACTTATTCTAGATATTCAATAAGAAGAAAATCTGGAAATAATGATTCTACAATATATGAATTAACTGATGCAGATGCTTCTCATGTATTATTAGAATTTGAGTACGATAATTTATCTGATTTAAATCCAGAAGAATTTTTTGAATATTTCTTAGAAGTATGTAAAAAAGCAGGGATTACTCCTCAGGGATATTCAAAAGATACTGATAATTTAGTTTCATTTGATAAAACTAAATTAAGAGAATATTTACAAAATCGTTCTTTAATATTTGGATTATATAAACGAGGTATAAAAGACGAGGAATCTAAAAATAATGAATCTAAAGAAAAAATAGATACATATTTCTTACCTTATGATACTGATTTGCTAGAAATATTTAAATATAATGGAGAATTTAATGATGAATCTAAAGATTTAATGGATTCGTTTAATAAGTTAGCTTCTTTGTTTAATCCATTTAAATATGGTATTTTCTTAAATGTTGCATCTTCTACAGCTATACCATCTTCTGATCCAGCGATTGCTTCTGCATGATCTATAATAAATACTAACAATAACGATAAATTTGTTACAGATATAGTAGATGTAATTGCTCCTTTATATGGAATTAATATTAATATTGGTGGAATATCTCAAGTTTCTAATCAGACAGAAGCTGATTTATGAGCATTAGTTAGTGGAGAAAAAATAAAAATATCTCAAGAAACAAAATCAGACGAAACTCAAATTGGAGAAGATCTAAAATACAATACAGTAACATCTATATTTACAGATTTAGAAGGAAAATCTTGATCTTATTTAGGTAGAGCAAATAAGGGTGATCATTGAGAATATTATTTATCTGATGATTATGGATTAGTAAGAACAGTTAGTGTAAACAATGAAAATAATTCTAAAATTGAAAATTCTTTAAATAAAGCTTATTCTAGACAGAATCTAATTGGATATACAGAAAATGAAGAATTTTCTAATGGAGTTATATATGAGGAAGAAGGTAAATATTATTATTATGAAACTAACAAAAATTATATTATTGAGCCAGGAATATCTGGAGTTGAGGTTGAACAAGTAACTAAAAACGGAATAACCATATTTCAATCTAAAAATGGAACAGAATTTAATAATATAAAAGTTGTAGTTCCATTTAATGATGATTTTCAAGGAAGTAATGATAATTTTTATTATGATACTGGGATAAAAATTAGATTTAATACTCCATTATCTGTAAGTAAATCTTATTTAGAAAAATATACTTCTGGTCCTTTAATTAATACTAATTCTGAGTATATTTTAATAGATTCTATATCTAAAGATAATATTGTTACAACTATAGATGGATCTCAAATTTTGATAAATAATTATAAAACATTTTTAGATAATATATCTCGTAAAACTGATATTAAATTTAATGACAGATTTTTTAGAGACTTAATGTCTAATTATATTTCTGATAATGATTTTGTTAATAATACATGAAATCAAGCAATTCAGAATATGTGAGATTTAGATAAAATAAATCTTGCTTTAAATGATATTAAATATGATATAGGAGTTCAATTAATATTAGATGAAAATTGAAATATGCAAACTACCATATCTGACGATATAATTGCAAATTATTTAGCGAGAAAATTATCTTTGAAAAATCAAATAAAATCTGTATCTTTGGAACAAAATGATGGAATTAATAAAAGAATTGTCGTTATATTAAATGATAATTCTACAAAAACATATCAATTTAAAACTAATGACTTTAATTATAAAGAATCTCAGTATTATAAATCTAAATGAGAATATAATGAAGTAAATAATACTGATAATTCAGAAAGTTTTACAAATGATACTGTTGAACAATTAACCAGAGATTTAGATGATGAGATTTTATTTAAAAATGGAGATGCTCAAGATATTCGTACTTATTTAAGATTATTATTTAATAGATCTACTGATGCAAAACGATATAGAAAACAGGCGCAAGAATTATTAAAAACTTATAGAGAAGGAGATCCAGATCAGCAAGCAATCTATCAAAAATACGACGAATTTATGAGTAGATGGAGACAGATTAATGATAGTAATAATAAAAAATGTTAATAATGGCAAATAATTGCAACACTAAACTTTATTATCCAGAACAGTTTGATATTATCGATGATTTAATTACATTTCATCCAGAAGCAGTAGAAGATTATATTAATTCAACATATGAACCAAAAACTGCATCTAAGATTCTTAAAGCTATTAATAAAGGAGAATTTGATGAAAATTGAGGAGTAACAACTGTATCTACAATTGATAATCCTAAAAATGGAAAACGATTAGAAAACGATACTATATTTTCTCAACCAAATACTTCTCAATCTGTTAGAAGTTATTTTGAAGGAAATCGAACTGGAGGAGATATTGCTTATAATAGACTTTTAAAAGATTTTAAAAATAAAGTTATATCATTATTAATATTTGATAAAGATAGTCAGAAAGGAGTTGTAAATCCAAATGTTACAACTCCTTCTGGACTTTCTCTTATTAATAATGAACTTTATAATTATAAAATGGAATTAGCTAAAGAATTAGCTGAATTTCTTGGTTTAAATACAAATTGAATTGGAAATACTAATTTATCTAATCAAGAATTTACTAAAAATTTATGGTCTGTAATTGGAAAATTTGAATTAGTAAAAAATACTAATATTCCAAATTGAAATTCACATTATGGATCATATGTCTTACTTAAAAACTTTGATAAATTAATTAAAGATCTATTTGATTTTGTTCAAATTAAAAAAGGATTTGGAGAAGATCTTAAAGGTATAGATATGTATGATTATACTGGTGGAATTGCACCTCAAGATATTAGTTGAGGTACAGAAGAAGCCGCAGATATAGCAGAATATACCTCTCCTTTAGTTAAGCTTTTACTTGATTATTTGCCAGAAGTAGAATTGGCGCAAAATAAAGAAATTGATTCTCCTAATTCTATAACATTTACTGGATTTAATCGAGTTATGACAAAACTTATAGATTATGTCAATAACAGCGATAATGTTCCTCCTTATTTAAAATCTGAAATAGATAAAGGTGTAAACGCTAATTGGGATTTGTTAATAGATGAATATATTAAAGTTCTTACTGGAAACGATTCAACTAGTCAAAAGATAAATAGTAACTACAAGACGATTTTAGTAGGAAAACTAAGAGGAATTAAAAAATATATCCTAGGAAAAAACGCTCCTTTGCCAGACAATATAAAGAAAACTTTTTTAGCGCAAGTAAATAAAACTGTAGATACTCAATATATTGTTTATAGAAAACAATATAATTCTAATACTAAACAATACGAAATTTATGCTCAAAATCTACATGATGATTTTATAAATGTACAATCTAATTCATTACAAAATTCTATTAAAGCATCATTATATAGATTTTGGCATAATCCAAAGCAATTTGAAAATCTATTAACTAAATATGGTATTGAAATAAAAGATGACGAGATTATTATTCATCACGACATGATGAACAATAAACCAATTCAAAGAAAGTTATTTCAATCTACTAAAAATATTAGAATAACTCCAGCTAATAATAAATATAACTTTAGTATAGATTCTACTAAACAGAATTTAATGGATGAAAATAGTGAAAATGTAGTACAATTAATAGAAGATTTACTTCAAATTAATCTTCCTTCAGATTATACTAATTATATTCCAATTATATCCGATAATTCTAAACTATTTTCTATATTTTCAAAGCCGTTATGTTTTGCATTATATGCTGGAAATGATACTGCTAAAAAGAATTTTGAATACGAATATCAAGATGAAGTTATAAAAACTTGAAGATATAAAAATGATTTCTCAACTGCAGCTCGATATTTAAGTTATATTTATGGATCTGATACTTTAAATGTATTAAGAAACTCTAAAGGAAATAATTTACCTCTTTATCAATTAGGTTCTTATATTTACGATTTTAAAAAATTACTTAGAGAATTTGATGAAAAATATCAATCAAATACTGGTGAATTAGTAAAAGCAATAAATGTTTTCTTAAATAATCCTTTATATAGAAATAGAGATGTTGTAAAAAGAGTTTATATTAGATCTGAATTTAATATTGGAAATAAACAAAAAGAAACAAGAGATTTAACATTCTCTGAAGTTATGCAATTAGCTTTAGTTGATGATTTTTATAATAATCTTTATAAATCTTCTGGTAATTTCTTATTACAACCAATTGTATATTCAGATAAAAGAACACATTATTTAGTAGAATTTGATACTAGTAAACTTCTTTTAAATTCTGGTATAAGCCTAAGAGATGCGCTTAGAAAAATTGGAGAATCCTTTAATTCTAAAAGTTTAGAGAATAGTATTATTGATTATGTTGCAGAATATCGTAAGGATAAAGTTAAATCACAAATAATTAATTTAGTAAGAAGATTTAGTAATGCGTTAAATCTTAATTTAGATATTTCTAAAAATAGTACTTTAACTGAAGTTACGCAAACGTTAAATACTATTCTAAAAAAAATACAAACAAATTATCCTACGGTAAAAGAATTAAGATCTGCTTTTCAAAATTCTCAATTATATGAAGAATTTGATATTAAAGTAAAAGATGGAAAGATTGTAGGATTTAATGAAACACTTTTTCATAATGCAGAAATGTATTGGGATTATAATAAAAATAATCAAAATACAACTAAATTATTTAAAAATCGTATAGAAAGAGAGAGATTTCAATTTGCTAAAGATTTGTGAAATTCTGATTTTTCTTTAACTGCTTTAAGAGATCCAAAACTTCAAGGAATTTTTGATAAGCTAAAAGATAAAGATCCTAAGGTATTTAGTAAATGATATGATTCATATAGTAAAACAATGCAATTGTTTAAAATATATGATAAACAAACAAATGAAGAAGTTATACCTACAAGTGACGTATTTGATTATAATAAATACACAATAGAATTAAATCCAATTCTTAATTCCTACTATTATGCAGAATTAACTTTATCTCCAGCTTATTCAGAAATATTATTTGGTGATGTTGCTGGATATCCGTCTAAATATAAAAAAGAAGATGGGATTTCAAATGAAGATTATTATTTATTTTCCGAAGCGAATAGACTTACTGCACAATGTAAACGTACAATGGTAGGAGGATCTACTAGACATTCTTATCTCCAAGGAACTAGATATGGAGTTGGCTCAAAAGTAAAAATTGCAGTTATAGATGATCCAAGAGGAGAAATATTTAATCCTCTCGGAGAAAAAGATAGTAAATTGGCGTTACATGATGGTGGAGGATGAATTAATCCAATATACGCTATTATGGAAAATGAATCTTTGGTAGATGCAGCAGTAGCTGAAGATAAGAAAACTATTTGAACATTTACTGATAAAGAAACTGGAGTTTTAACAGAAATTAAATGAGCAGCTTATTCATTAAATAATACTCGTAGACGTTTTTCTCAGTTCCCAGCAGATAATTCTGCGGAAATAATGTTTAGAAAAATGAATTCTATTCCTATTAATAAATCTTTAGCAAAAGGAATTGACTTTAATAAGTTTTATGATCCAACGAATAGATCAAATAGTAATTACAATCGAAAAGTTGAAAATTTTATTTATTATTGGGATCAATTAAACGATATTACCTGAAGAATTGATTATATTAACAATAATAATGGAGTAGCGGAAATTCATGAAACAGCGGTAGATAAATATGGAAATATTCGAACTATTATTGATGAGAATGGAAATACTCAAAATATTACTAGAACTCGAAATCAGGAAATTACTAATTTATATTCATTAGATCAAATATTTGGAGGAGCTTATACTCAAACGTTAAATCCAGAATTAAAAGTTCTTGAATGAAGCAATACAAATATAAAGATGTTAGCAAATATGGTAGGTGTATATCAAGAACTTAAGGAAAACATGGTTGGATATATAGTGAATCATAGTGCTATTAAGGTAGGAGTTAGACAAAATAATAGTTTAGATACTTTAAAAGATCTTTCTGTTCCATTTAAGACTTTTGAAATGTCTACTAAATTTGGTGGAGTTCAAATGGATGCAAGCCATGATGTTGAAGCAGGACATGTATCAGAAATGTCTCAAATGATTTCTTCTCTTATTCAAGCTGGATTTTCTACAGATCTTGTTGATCAAATATATAAAGATATTGGAGAAGTTGCTAAAGCTGGTATTGATGAATGAGGTATAGCTATTGATTCTAATGATAAAGATCAAATTTATAAAATTCTTGGAAAAGCTCTTATAGATTCATTTAATTCTACTAAAAGAACTGGATTAGGACTTACTGAATCATTTATTGTAATTGCCGAAAACGAATTTCAGAAGAATAATATTCAAATAAAAATTCCATTTAGTTCTCCAGATGTTAAAAACGCATTTGTTACAACAGTAATGTCTCAACTAAATAAAGACAGTATTAGAAGAAAATATGATGGTTTAGCCGCAGTTTTAACTCCATCTGCAGGTGTAATGATGTATTATAACTGACCTGGAGTAAATGGAACTTTAACGTATCAAGAATTTGTAAAAAGTTTATATAATGGAAGTGGAGCAATAGGTAAAAAATCATTAGCTATTAGACAAGAATATATTGATATTGCAAGAAATAATGGATTATCTGAAGAAGAAGGAAAATTACAATTTTTAAAAAATATATTTAACAAAACTATTTTATTAGGTAAGTATATTAATCCTACTTTAGTTGAACCAAGAGCTAAATCAGATATTGATTTTTATGATACTATTGTATATAAAGGAGTTAATGAAGATTGAAAACAGGCAAAAACAATTAGACTTGATACTATTGCTAAATATGATTATATTAAAAATCAGTTAGATCCAAGTCAGTATAATTTTGCAATATGAACAGCTAAACCAAAGGATTTAAAATTTGGATATACTAAATTTACTGGAATTGTAGGAGATCAATCTTTTAAATTTAATGACTATGATTCAGATATTGTCCGAAGTAATTTCTATTTAAAAGATATAAGACATTATATCATAAACCTTCTTGAAGGAAAGCCAGATGATTCTGCTATTACTAAATTAGGTATGAATTTAGATATAATTGCTAAATCTTTATCTGGAGTACTTCCAAGTCAAACAGTTAATTTGATATTTAGATATATAAACGAATATAATCCATTAGATCCTCCATCAGAAGCATATACTAATTTAATATTAGGAACGATTAATAATCTTATTAAAACAGCCGAACAAAGAACTCAAGCTTTTTATACTGCTTTATCTGATTATCAACATGGAAAAACTAATGATTTATCTATAACTGTAAATGGAGTTAAATTAGATAAAATTACTAATATTACAGTTAAATCTGGAGAAATTATGCTTGGAAAAGCTAACGCATCTAAATTAGGATTAAGAAAAAATGATACTATTGCTGATGTTAAAGCTGCTGGACATAGATTTTTTAGGGATAGAATTCTAGAAGAGACGAGTCTTCCTATTGATGTAGATGAATCTTTATTTGATGCTGTTGGATTCACATCTGATAATAAAAAAGTTCTAATTTCTATTGGTTCCTTTAGCGAAAATATTAATAGAATAAATAAAACTTTCTCTTCTGAAGATTTTAGAGAAACAAACGGAGATATTTATTATAAAGATGAAGAACTATGTAAGTCACAAGGTAAAATATTTAGAGAATTTACAACAAGAGATGGACAAAAATATTACTTTATTAATATAGATAGTTATGATCGATTAAAAGAACTTAATAGAACTGAGTGATTTAATACAATTAGATTAAATTATAATACTCATAATTGAAAGAAACTTTTAATCGCGCAAAATCCAGATGTATTTGATAAACAAGGTAATATTAATCAAGGAGAATCTCTTGAATTAAATCTTCCAGATACTTTAAATATAAATGGAGAATTAACTTTAACTCCTGGAGGTAAATATTTAATAGATAAAAATTTAAATCAATTAAATCCAAATTTATTACTTAAAATCTTACAAGAAAACGAAGATGATAGATATTTTGATTATGTAGAAAATCTATCAAAACGTAAATATCAGTCATTCTTAAATCAATTAAATTATATTGCAGCTCGTATTCCAACTCAGAGTATGCAATCTTTCATGCCACTTGAAGTTGTAGCATTCACAGATAGTGATACTAATGATGTATATGTTCCTAGAAGCTTAACATGACTTGAGGGTGCTAAACAGAAAAATTAAGGTCAAGTCTTGTTAAATTCAAATATTTTTCTTATATTTGTAAAAATATAAAATTATGAATATAGAAAAATTAAAACAATTAGCAGAACAGGGTTTATATTATTCCCAAATAGCAGAACAACTTAATTGTAGTGAATCAACAGTTAAAAAATACGCTAGAAAAAATAATATTAAGATTGCTACTAAAATTATTAGAGCTAATAATGAAGAAACAAAAATTCAAATTCAAAATTTACTAAATCAAGGAAAAACAAATTTAGAAATAGCTAAAGAATTACAAATTTCTCCAACAACCGCTAGACGATATACAAAAGAATTATTAAAAACTGAAACTAATACAATTAGAGCAAAAAAGATTAAGAATGTTTCTTTATCAGAAGAACAATTAGAAATCTTATATGGATGTTTATTAGGAGATATGTGTATAACTTTAACACAAGCAGGAGCTAGATTATATATTGGACAAGGAGGCCAACATGAAGTATATTTTGATCATTTATGTGAAAAATTTAAAGGGTTACTTGGCAAAATATCTAAAGCACAAAGATTTGATAAAAGAACTAATAAATATTATTCAAAATATTCTGTTAGATCATTAGCTAATGTTGTATGAAAAGATATTTATGATCAAATTTATATAAATGGAATAAAAACAATCACTCAAGATTGAGTAAATAAACTTACATGAAAATCTATTGCTTATTGATTTATGGACGATGGCACTGTTAGAGGATTATTTGCAACTAATTGTTTTTCTTTAAATGAAATAAAATTACTTCAAGAAATGTTTATAAATAAATTTAATATCAAAACAAGAATTAAACAAGTAACAAATAAAAAAGATCAATGATTGTTAATTGTTGAAAACGAAGATTTAGAAAATTTTGAAAAACAGATAAAACCATATATTTTAAATTCAATGTCTTATAAACTTGTAAAAGTTAAATAATTGGCACCTAAAATCTCGTGAATTCAGGGAAACTCCTCATAGGACAATCCTGATCTAAGCTTAATTGAAAGAGCAACGACTAGTCGTAAGACGTATTAAAAGGAAGCGCGAGATCTCATAAAGAGAAAGATATAGTCTGAACTTATAAGTAATTATAAGTTAACACATTAGGATTATGATATTGATAAAGAGTATATGATGGGATATTCACTTATGGATAATGGTGATGTCCCTACATTATCTGCTTTAGATAAATATAAGAATTATGATATTAAAGAACTTTTAAGATTGCCAATTCCAAAAGAAAGAAAATTTGAAGTTAATTCAAATAATGCAATATTAGTAACTATTGATGATTTAAAACTATTTGATAAGGACTTAAGCGTTATTTCTAGAATTTTAAAAGACGGTAGAACTAATATTATATTTGAAGAATGAAATAAAGATTCTAAAATATCTGATAAAACTTATTATAGACTCCAGAAAAAGTTATTAAAGAGATTAAAAGAACATGAATCTACTGATCGTTCTGGAGAATATCATAAAAAAGCATTACGTAATGTTGTAGTACAAGGAATTTTTGATGTAATCAAAGATCCAATAAATCAAGTTAATCTTCAAAAGCCTATTGCAATGGATGAGCAAAAGGAAGCAGGTAAAAAATCAACTCTTGGTAAAGAAGAAAAATATATGACTTTTGATAATCCTGCAACTAAATTTAAAATGCAAATCCAAAATATGGTTGGTAGAGAGGTTATTGGAGTTACAGCAGTATCTCTTAAAGCATTTTTTGCTGCATCATTATATTATGATACGCAAATGCAATCTATTGCAAATTTAGTTAAATTAGAACCTATTTCAGAAAACATTCAACAAGTTTGAACTAAAATAAAAGATTTAACTTATGATGGAAAATTTGGAAGAGGTGAAGAACTAAAAACTTTATCTAACGCTTATATAAGACCAATATTATTAGCACTTATTGATAATCCAAGTTGATCAAGAGTAAAATTATCAGATACTAATATTACTAGTTCTATAAATACAAATCTTCAAGGACATTTATTAGATTATATAGATATAGAGTTAGATGGAACTTATTTAAGATTTGAGGATTTAATAAGTCAATTAAATGAGACAGCAAATAGAAACGATGCTCCTATGTCAATATCTGGTTTGTTGTCATCAGCGACAGATAATGCTAAAGAGCTTCTATTGGCAAAAATTAATGCTACTACGAAATTTGCAGATATTTATACTTACTTACTTTCAACTGGAGAATCTTTTGCAGATATTGCTAATTTTATGATTTCTCCAATCTTTAATATAGTATCAAAATATAGTACAGATAATATATTTGATGCTTCTCCAAAAAATGTTAGATTATTAGATGCAATTAAATTTATATTAAATGAAAGAACACTACCTATAATAGATAACTTTGTATTTAATAATTGAATGTTATATACTGGATATCAATCTGTATCTAATAATTCTGATAGATTTGAAGTAAGTAGTAAATCTATTTTAGCTAAAATATTATTTAAAAATAACGATAACGGTGTTAATACAGCAGAACTAAACCCATATACTGTTTCTTTAATTGATAAAATTTTACTTAACGTTGGATATCAAGATATTAGTACCCCAGAAAACAAATATCAAGCTGTTAGAGATTTAATAGAAAATTTAGGAAAGAAATGAGGTGATGGAATTTCTGGAGAAGCAAGACAATTGATAGTTAAAATAATTTTAGATGAATTATCTGATCCTACAAATGGACAATATTTACAAACTTTAATTATTAATCATCTTAAATCTAACATTAACACAGAAACGATTAAATATAGAAGTAATATAGAGGGGGATGTAGAACAAGATATTATAGATCAATGAGAATGGGATCCTTATGCTGATGATGTAGCATTATATGATGAATTAAATAATGCAAATTTATCTGAAATTACTTTTGATATTGAAGATATAGATTCAGATCAGTATCGTCAATTATATAGATATTTTACTGATTATGTATTTAAAAAAGAATCACAATTAAACTCGTTAGCAGACAAAGAAGCAAGCTTAGCCCAATTAGAAGATATAAGATCTAAAGTTATTCCTGGAGCTAAAGAATTACAATTACTTGGAAGATTCTTAGGAATTAATCAAGGAATGAAGACAAATGATTTTCAAGAATATTCTTGGATTAAAAATCTAGAATCGGAAATCAATAGAATTTATGTAGAAGCTGGTAAAGATGAAGAATTTATGCCATTTGATCTTCTTGAATTTATGGAAAATCCGCAATACAGACAAAAACAAATAGATCAATACGAACAAGTAAAAACAACATTTAATATTCTTAAAGTTATTACAACTGCAAGTAATTTCTTTGAAATGTTAAAAACATTAGTTATTGCTCGTAAATCTCTATATCAATCTGCAGCAATTCAATTAGAAAGAAAGTTTGCTAGAGAAGTTATAGCTAAGGGAGAAAAGACAGTAATATATAAAGGAAAAGGAAATCCTGAAGGACATTTAAATATAACTTCTGCAAATACTTCTTCATTAAATCAAAAAGAATTTAGAGAAGTATCTAAATATGTTCAAGATGTATTAATATTAAATTGAATTTCCACATTACAGGGAAGAAGTATTACATTGCCAATTGGAGCAACTAGATATTTTGGAGATGGAAAATCTACTAATGCTACCGAGAGTTCACGAATAGTTGATATAAATAATACTGAAGGGTTAGCTACTTTTAAAAATTGAATGGAAAATATAGTTATTCCAAAATTGAAAGAATTAAACGATAATGGATTTTTTGGAGATAAAGGTCCAAACAGATTTTTAAAAGGTTTAACTTCTGGATTTAGTATTAATAGAAGATTAAATGCTATTAGAACTTTCTACACTCTTCCAATTCAAATGAATAAGATTTCGGATGATTTAAAAACACAAGAGTTATATAACGGATATTTAGATGATTTTTCAGCCATATCTAGTAAAAAATTACCTAATGATTTATATAGCGCAGATGATTTACTTATTCAATATCCAAATATGCAATCTTGAACAATTGGAGAATTATTTTTCTTATATAATACCATAGTTCATAAAAATTCAATGTCTGGTAATTCTTTAAGTAGATTGTTTGTAGACTTAAATACTCAAAATGATTATGGAATTATTAGAAGCTGGCATATGTTTTTAAGTAGATTAGATAATGGAGAAATAAATATAAATGATCTTAAATATGATAAAACTATGAAAGATCTTAAGTATCGATTATCTGATAAAAATACTAAACTTAAATTTAAAGTACAAGATAGATACGAATATGGAAAATTAGTGGCAATAGATTTTTATGATTTTAATAATCCTAATGATATACAATCTATTGCAGTTAAAAAAGATGTTTATTATTCTGACTTTACTTTTGATATGCCATATATGGATGGAATAAAACTTATCGCTCCTTTATCTAGTAAAACTTTAGTTGATGAATACAATCAAGATTATAAACCAGCATTAAATAGTAAAGAAACTATTCAAGAAATAATTAATAATTTCTCAAGAATAGCTCAATATTCTACTACTACAAAAATAAAAACAATTACTGATGCAGATTTAGATTCTTGATTTGAAGCTGAGCAAAAAGGAAAATACACTCCAATTCAGTTTAATAATGTTAATGCGTTAAATCGAATGAAAGCAAGTTCTGCATTTATATATAATAATACGATTTATGTAAACGTAGATCATGCAAAAGCATCTTCTCCAATACATGAATATTTACATGTAATTTTAGCTGGAATGAAGTTTAATAAAGATGAAAAAATCAAAAATAAATTCTATGATATTTTAGCTCATATTAAAGATACGCAAGAATATCAAAAAATGTTAGATGATATTAGGGAGAAAGATAAAGCTACTGGACTTTATTCTAATTTATATGGTTCTGATTTACAAGAAGAAGTTTTAGTACATTTACTTGAAAATGAATTTTTAACTGGATTTAATAAGAAATGAGATAATCCAGTTCTTAAAGATTTAAAACAAAGTGTTGTAAATATTCTTGAACAACTATTAGATATAGATTCTATAAAGGATCAAAATCTAGATAATTTAGGTAATACTTCTTTACAAGATCTAATGTTATTTTTTAGTTCAAAATTAATATCTCCTACAGAAACAATAGATGAATTAGCTATTCCTACTAATCAAACAATAGCTAACATTAAAGCTACATTAGCTAAAAATAAGCAAATAACTTGAAAAAATTGTTAATATGCCAAAATGTGAAATTACTATTAATATAGACGGAATAGTTAATTCTAAACCGTTTAATTCAGAGAAAGAACTTGATGGTTGGTTATACGACCATCAAGATTCTCTTTCTGAATATATCGATCCTGAAACTGGATTAATTACGTTTAGTTTAAATCTTAAAGAAGGAACTAGACAAAAATTAATAGAAGAAAATAAAAAATGAAAAGCTTTAGGAGAAAGATCAATTCCTAAAACAGATAATCCAAATAGTATTGAAGAAGCTAGTCTTGGAGTAACTTTATCTATGAATTTTGCTGGTAATAAAATTTCAATGGATAAACCAATTGATACTTATGACGAAGAATCTCAAAAAACTCGATTTATAGAAAGACAAGAAACTAAATATATTCAAGAAGGTGTAAAACCAGAAGATGCTAAAATTGATGCGATTAAAGATTGGGAAAGACAGCAAAAAGAATATAAAACTATAAATGAACTCGGAACAGCAGCTCATAATATTGTAGAAGATATCTTTAAAAATCAATTTACTAATCCAAATAGTAAAAAATATGGAATTTTAGCTGGAAACACAGGAGATGTTAAAAAAGTATCTGATATTGCATATAAACTACAAGGAGTATTAAGAGATAGATTTAAAAATATTTCTTTTGATTCTGATGTTTTTATAGAAACTGATATTTATTCTAAAGAAATTAATTCTGAGTATAAACATGTAATTCAAGGGATAAAAACTGCCCAGTCTAAAATAAACCAAATGTTAAATAGTGGAAAAGCTCCTGATAAAAAAGCAGCTTTAAATCTTCAAAATATTTTAGCTGGTGGAAACTTTAATTTACATGGAAAAATAGATATGCTCGTTATTGATGATAACGGAGCGATTAATTTATACGATTTTAAATTTTCTTCTACTCCTTTTAATGAGTGGCATCCAGTTAAACTAGATAAATCAGAAATGCAGTTACAAATGTACGCTGCAATGCTTCGTCAAGCAGGTTTTAAGGTGGGAGAAGTAGGAATAATTCCAATTTATGTAAAACCAGATCCTAAATCATCTGATGGACATATTTATGAATTATCTGGAAATACTTATTCGTCTATTGTAAAGCTATGTGACGATTTTGCAACTAAAACAATGGCAGATTTAATTATTCCAAATAATATAAAAGTAGATTTATCTAGTTTAAATAAGATAAATAAAGAAATTGGAGAATTATTTCCTGGCAAAGATCTTGATAGAGTATCAAAGAAGAATGCATTAGATATTGCTTATTTTAGATCAGAAATGTGTAAAGCAGTTACAAGTAATGATCCAAAATATGATCCTAATATAATGCAATGATACTTTTATGATAATGTATCAAAGCTTGATTCTGGCGGTCGTGCTCCAAAAATATATTTTACTAAAGAAAATGCAGAAAAAGTTATTGGAGATTATCTAAAGAAATATAATGAAAATCGAGCTAACATTAATATAAGAATAGGAAGAAAATTTAAAGACATTTCTAAACAAAGTCAAGGTAAAAGACAAAGTTTATTAAACTTTTTTAGAAATTTTAGTGCAAACGAAGATATTGTAGAAGGAAATTTAAATTTATTCTATCCCTTCTTTTTGAATGGATGAAATTTAGTCGGAGATACAAATAATGATGAGGCCTTATGAGCTAATGGAATATATATGTTTGAGAAAGATAATGTTGTTCAAATCATATATATGGATGCCACTAGAAATTTAGGTGAAGTTATAAAAATAAACAATCAAACGTCAATATTTGGAAATACAAAGTTAGATAGTGAGATTGATAAAACACAAGATTTAGAATCTACATATGCTAATCTGTTAGCTATGAAAGTTATGTGTTATATATCAGAAACTCCATATTTTGATACTAAAAGAGTATTAGGAGTTACTGTTAAAAATTTTGAAGAAGCTCCAATATTTCAAATAAGTAATGATTTATTAATTAAAAACTGAAATAAATTAGTATTTGAAAATTCAAAAATTAGCGGTCTTAAAACTATAGATAATCGTAAAATGTTAGATGAGATTAGTGCATCGTTATTTATGGCTAATCAATGGATATCTACAATAAATGGAGGAGAATCTCTATCTACTCAAATTAAAAGTACAGCAGCATATAAAGATTCTATTGCAAAAACTATCGCAAATGTAGAACTTATACTTAACCAATTAAAGAAAAAATATTTTAGATCAGTGCCCATAACAGAAGTAAAGGGAGATGATGTAAATTCACCTGCATATAAAGCTGTAGTAGCTTTATCTAAAACTTTACTCTCTTTAACTAACATTTATATGGTTAATGAAGCAGATGTTGGTAGAACTTGAGAACCAGAAACCAGATCTCTCGGAACTAATTTTTCTCCTCATTTTATGTCTGAATCATCTAATCTTAGAAATCTAGATAAAATGAGTTCAGCTTATTTTGATGATTTAGCTACTAGATTTAGAAAAGATGCTTTACCTTGACAAAAATTAATGAAAGATGCTATAGAAGAATGACAATCTCATCCAGAATTACATTATTCTTCTAATGTAGGAGGAGAATTTACTGTTTTTAATCAATGATTTAGAAGAGATCCCATGGATGAAAGTAAAATTGATAAAAATCTTATTTTACGAGATCCTAACGATGCTTACTTTAGAAATCTTCCTGCTTCTAGAAAATTATTAACTTATTTTCTAGAAAAATTAAATATAATGAGATATGGATCAGAAGAAGAAAGTTCTATGGCAAAAGCTAATAACGAAGAAGTTTGGTATTCTGTGCCATTAATGAGATCTGGTACCGTTGAACAAATAGGAAAATTTAACGATATAAATGATTTTGTTACCGCGTTAGAAGCTTGGTGGAAAAGAAAGACTCAAACTGGATTAGAAGGATACGATGATGCAGAAATAGAAGAAGAATTAATGAAACAGTTAAATGATCTTGATTCTGCAAGATTAAAAAATGTCTATTTTCAAATAAATAGTAGAAAAAGACAAGAATTATTAGATAAACAAGATAACATCTATGAAACTAACCTTGACGTAATTTTTTTAAGAGTATTAGCTGAAAATTCTAAAGTAAAAGCAAGTGAAACTTTTCTTCCAATGTTTACTGCATATAGAACTATATTGTATTATAATTCTATCGTAAATCATCAACCAACTACTCAAATAATGGAAGTAGCTAATGATTTCATTAGAAGAAGAGTATTTAGGCAAAACATTATCGACTCTAAGTTACAAGGAATTGCTATGGTTACTGGAATGTTAAGAGCAATGGTATCATCTATTACTCTTGGTATTAACATGCGTAACTTTGTAAGAGAAAATCTTATTTCTTTTATTGATTCTGCAAAAGAAACATTTTTAAAATCTGGTTATATGGTATTTCCTGTTCCAGCTGGAAATATCAACGAAAGAAGAAAATATTTTAAATATTATTCTGAAAGTTTAGCTAATGTTGCCTCTCATACTTTTGACATGAACGATGTGATGTCTGAAGTTCAACAATTAAACGCAATGTATCGTATGGTAGATTATGACCAAAGAAAAATGGCTCATACCGCTAGAACTAATAGATTTGCTCCTTTAAACTTAACAGAGGATTTTCTTTATATAACGTCTAATTTACCAGATTATTATCATAGAAATGCGATTTTAATTGCTTCCTTAAAATATTTAGGTGCATGAGAAGCTCATCAAATTAATCAAGAAACTGGAGAACTTGAATATGATATGACAAAAGATAAACGTTATAAAATATTATTTGATTATAATTTTGATCGAAAGAAAGTTCCATATGATAAATTTGATGAATATTTAAAAGCAGAAAATGATTATCGTGTTGTTCTAAATGAATGAAATAGTGCTGGTTGAAGTTATAAATTTGGAGATAAATTTGAATTAGCATTATCTCCTAGAGAAGCAGCAAATGTTCGTAATTTTGGTCATACAATGTTTGGTTGTTATGATACTCAACAAAGAGCAATGATTAACGAATATTTCTTAGGATCTTTATTCTTCCAATTTAAAACTTATGCAATGAATCAAGTCATTAAATATACAAGAGCTGGAGGAGCTGTAAACATTATTCATCCAAGATATGTTATTGATGAAGATTCTGGAGAACAATTATATGATGTAACTACAACTGCAAAAGAATATCAAAGTTCTGGAGGAAAAGCAATAAAAAGAGTAAAGTACAGTGAGGTATCTAAAGATGATCTTATTTCTGGAAGAGCGAAATCAGTAGTTGAATATACGGGTGCTTATATGGAAGGAATGTTTAGAACAGCTATTGCGATTCCCGGTGTAATTATGCATTGAAATCAAGAAGAGTTAGAAAAATACTGAAATCAACCACATGTTCGTGCTAATATTTTAGGTTCATTATGAGATAATCTATTTATGTTAATGATGTTTTTACTTATATCTCAAATGTACGGAACTGATACAGTAACAGATATGGATGAACAATCATGATTAACTCAATGAACTTATGGAGTATTAACTGGTATTGCTAAAAACGGATTAATATGAGAAGTTGCAAATAGTGTTTATGGAGATGGATTACCACCAATGGTAAGTTCTTTAAAACGATATTATACAACTATTCATAATGTAATTTTTGGAGATACAAATTTACTATATGCAATAACAGATACCTTTGGAGCAACAAGAGAACTTAGTGGATTGTTTAAAACAGAAGACTAATAGAAAAAAAATACCCCTGAGCGACAAAAGTCACCCAGGGGTTTGTTGTATATATTAAAATGTAACGTTATTTATTTTCTGTTTTAGTACCGCATACAGTACAAGTCATTTTCTTTTCATCTTCACTTACATTAAATATTCTTATGAATTTACCATAGGTTTTATCTTGAAATTCATGAGTTATGTTTTTAGAAGAACAGTTAGAACAAAATTTAGTTGTAGTCATTTTTAATTTTATTTAAATTTGCTTTAAGTAAATTAAATAATTCTTTTAAACTTATGTTTTTATTATCTATAATTAAATCAAATTTATTTTGATTTAAAAGAGTTTGCATTTCAGATTCACTTTTATGTAAACCTGGAGTCAATCCTCTATCTATATAAATAATAAATCCATTTCTATTTTTAATTTCTTCATATTCAGTTATAAATCTTAAATCGGAAATAATAAGATTCTGATTATATGATCTATTTAAAACGCAATTAATCCAAATTTTATCATCTATAGTATTACGCATTATTTCTGTTCCAAATAATTGCATAACTTGTCTTATAGATAGATAATATTGTTTAGATAATTCTGGATTTCATTCTTTTGCAATCTTAGAAAATTTAGAATCAGAAAGAAGATTATATGCTTCTACATCATAACCATTAGTATATATCTTACTAAGATTTTTTAAACATACAATACAATTTTCTTTTATGTTTCTTGATTCAAATTCTCAACGATCCATATTTAAAAGACATGATAGCATTTCTTTAATTGGATCTGCAAAAGCTATCGTTTTATATAATTTTTTCTTTGGAATTAATGTTTGATGTTTATAAAAGAAATATGAATGAAATATTTTAGGTGTATTTAAAAAGAACTCAAGCATACTGGCTACTGTTGATTTACCAGCATTCTTGAGTCCACTTATAGCTATTATTTTACTCAATTTCTATTTCTAATTCTATTTTAAACGGACAATTGTCCAAGTTAAAATTACAAGCATCTTGTATTGTTTGTCTAATCCAAGGTTCAATTAATTTTTTTGCAAGTTGCCGATCTTTATCACATTTTATAGCGTGCTCTTTAAAAACATAATCAATATATCTATACCCACATAAAGGATAATTTAATGCTTGTAAAGAGGACTTAAATGTTGTTGAATTAGCACCTTTGTTTTTAATCCAATTATTTTGAGTTAAAAACAAAAGCATACTAGTAGCTAATGGAACTTCAAATACATCAAAAGAACTTAATAGTTTACATCCCAGTTCTATTGAAGATTCATCAGAAGATTTTAACATATCATAAATTGACATTAATGACTCTTCATCTAGTTTTTCAAGATCTTTAGATATTAATTGTTCTAAATCGTCTTCATATATAAAAGGTTTATTATATACAAATTCAATATTATATAAAGTTTGAGCGGAACTTTTTGTTGAGCAATATACTAAATCCTGAAAATCTATAGGAACACAAAGTTCTCGTAAATTTGGATAGAAATTATAAAATTCAGTAGGAACTAAATATTCACAGTTATCATGTTCAAACTTGTATTTAAATTTTGAATTAATTGAATAGTCTGTATAATCGTTAAGTACATTTCTTGGAATAACAATATAATCTGCTTTAGCTGGTTTTACGCATCTTTTAAAATCAGTTCCTTGAAGTTTAAACCGAGGAAAAGTACAACCCTTATCAAAATATAACGTTGCAGATAAATTAATTTCTTGTTTATCTGTAATATTTTGTAACTTATCTTTTATACTTTTTAACGTTGCATTTTTAACATAATAATATCCACAATAAACTCCAAGACTTGTTCCAAATTTATTCGTAATATCAGAAATAGTATCTGAATTATCAAAACTACTTGATCTGAATTGAGGCTTAGACAAACCTCTTAAATTTTTGTCAGTTTCTATATTAATCATTATAATAATTTTTTACGAATTTTAGGATGGACTATCACTTTATTCATTCTACTAGCGTAATTCGTAGCAAGTTGTTTAATTACATTATATATAAGATCCTCAGAAAATAACATTTCTTTAGAATCTATAATTTCAAGCAATCTCTTCTGAACAGGATCGGATTTAGAACCTTTTTGATCAAAATACCAACTTGTATAATTAAGAAGTCTTGTAGAAAGAACACTCGCTATATCGGGTCTAAAATTACCAGAATTATCATATACACATTTCTTAATTTCTTCGGATACTTCAGACCACTCTCCTGTTAATAATCTTTCTGGAGATATAAGCTTATCCAGTCTATTAGCTATAAACATTGTAAAAAGATTTCCAACAATATTATCTTTATCATCGAAACAACCTTTAGCTATATTAAGAATCATAGCTAATGTTTTACTATCAGACCAGTCTTTTAAACCAGATATTGCATTACAGAATGTAGTATATGATCTTGGATTGATGGTTTGATTGTTTTCCTGTTCAAATATTTCTGAAGAATACATTAAGCCGAAGTTAATTGCACGTGAATCAAGTTTAGCATTCTCTGCCCATCGACTCCATGCTTTAATATCGAACTTAATTGGAAAATTAACAAGTCTTGACATTTGAGCAGCATCTAGAGAAGATACTTGATACGATCCATTATCAAAATTACTTGTGAGAAGAATATTCGTGTATTTTGGTAATTTCCAAGATATATATTTCCCGGTACAGATAAGTTCCATTATTGCTTGTTGAAACAAAGAATTAGCCTTTTTAGAATTTTGTTATCGTATTAGCTTTTTATCTAATACCTCTTTATATTACTATAAAGTTCAGACTATCTCTTCAATAATCGTTTAACTTTGGTAAGCATAAATTATTGCTTAGCACTCGTGGATATTTCGTCTCCAACACCACTTGGTAAGATTACTTTATCTAGTCGTTGATCCTTCAATGTATTTCTACAAAGCTTGGATTAGGATTGTCCTTCTTTAAGGAGTTTTCCAGATTCACTAAGTTTTATACGCGCACTATCTACTACATAAACCCACTCAACATTATTTTGGTCTATGCAGCTTTGTTTCAACTTATATTCAGAAATTCCAGTTTTTTCTGAAGCTTCTTTTATATTAGAATAAAATGTATTATTATTTATATTATATATAACAGTTTTTCTTTTTGGCAGTTTAAATTTATCGTTATAACTAGCTAAATATTTATACTTAAATATCGATCCTAATTTACAACAAGAAGATAATGTAGCACAATTACTATCAAAATTATTACTATTTGTTAATTGACGAACAGCTTCAGCAATACTTTCAAATTGAAAATATTTATTATCAATAATATCAAATACAAAAATACTAACAATCTTAGCTTTAGCACTATTGTTAATATATGGATCAATTTTCTCTTTTTTGCTATAACTTCATTGATATCCAAATGCTGTTTTATTATTTGTTCCTTCTCTTGCAGCATTAGCTACAGCTCCAGTTGAAGTTGCGCCCATTTGTCTATCAGCTTCTGCGGCAGAAACATATTCTTTAAGAAAATTACCATCTAAATCGTATTGATATACTTTAACAGACGCTTTTAGATTAGGACTAAATTTTGGAAGATTTAATACAGGATTTTCTTTATACTTTATTGCTAAATCTTTTGGAGCTTGAGTAGTTCAATAACAGTTTTTATATAATTCGTTTGTATCTAAATATTGCTTTATGGTATTTCGCATTATGCGTAATTGAGCTTCAATGTCAGAAAGTTTATTTCAAATGGCAATTAAATTTTTATTATTATCTAATTGATAAATTGTTTTAGATTTGATGTTTTTTACTAATTTTGGTAATTTATCACACTTTTCATAAGATCAACGATATTTTCTTGCGGTTTTAGTTCTTCCATTGCATACCGCACATATATCGTTTGGATCCGTTCTTCCTGTAGCTTTAGCAGCATCAGTAGCTGTTTCGTATACATTTAAAAAGTTTCCTTCTAAATCGTACTGATATACTTTTTTGCTATTTACTGGACGATGTGTTTCGTAATACTTCTTTTGTGAAATTCTTGTTCTTTCAATAGTTTCTTGATCTCGTTCTATTCTTACCGCATCTAAAATATGATTCATATCTGGTTTTAATGTTTGAATATAGTAAGTTTCTCGAATTAAAAGATCATTAATATCACAATATTCAAGAATTTCAAAAGTAAATAAATCTAATCCATATTTATTAAATACATTTTGGACAGTATGATTGTGGTGTGTTCCACGTATCATTGTGTTAATATGTATGTTTAAACGATGTTTAAAATCTTTTGCACTTCCAATATATGAATGCTCGTTGCATCAAAAACGATAAACGCCTGATTTTCCTTTTACTTCTGGTAATTTTAGATTTTCTTTTGTTAAATTTCACATAACTTTGCTTTTTTTTATTAAAATTTATATATGATTAACGTTACAAAGATATGTTAAAATTTTCAAAGAAACAAATATTATTAGATGATTTTTGTTGAGATTTTCTTTTTTATTTACGCGTATAATCATCTAACAGAAGGATTGTACCATTCTCATTTTCCTCTCTTGGGAGCCAAGCTGGAGTGGCATAACTCATTCTAACTTGGTCTGTAAGCTCGAAATCTTCACAAGCAGAACGAAGGTACAAATCTAAAAGATCATGTGCTACCCAGGTATCTTCAAATTTACCTTCAGAATTCTTTACACGTAGTTTATATTCTTTAATGGGAAAACCAGTAAGATCACTTATCTCTTCAATTTCACTAAGATTAAGTTTAATAAAAGTCATTCCTCTTATTTCAGCAATTTGTTGTATTACTGAAGTTTTTCCCATACCAGCGTCTCCTTGACAAGCGATTGCTGTTGGGTTTTTACCTTCATCTACAAGTCTTTTATTATTATCAAGAAGATAATTACAAATATCTTTAAATTCGTCTAATGTTATTGTATTAATATTCATTTGGTATATAAATTGCACGACCTGGATAATCCTGATGTTGTCCACCTGAAGTAATTACCCAGATTATTTGATTATTTCTAACTCTAATTGATGGAATAGGTGCGTATCCATCCGTAAAATAAACCATTGTTGTATAGTCACGATGCTCGTTAAAATATTTTATAGGAGCCGTAAAGTCTGTACCTCCGCGACCTGAGATAGAGCCATCCCATTTACCAGTATATTTATAAATACGACCTATTCCAGTATCACATTCACAAATATCTACATCAACGTTAGCTCTTAATATATGATTTATTTCACTAAAAAAATCGCATAATTCTTTATCATTTACTGAACCAGAAGTATCGATTGCTACAAATATTTTTGATTTCTTTCTATATTTAACAGCAGAACTATCTGGAAATCTAATTGATTCTTTCTTTCTAGTTTTCTTTAAGTCAATAGAAATTTGGGTTCCAATTAATCTTCTAAAATACTTTTTCCAATTAAATACAGGACGCTTTTGTTTAAATAATCCTTCTATATATTCTTTAAAACATCCTGGAATAGTACCTCGTTGTTTTGTTGTTTGCTCTGCTGTATTTTTCGCTATATGGTCAATCTGATGAGAGATTAATTCTCTTTCAGCGTCTGTTAAACCATCAAATCCAGTATCTCCATCATCTTGCATTTTTGAATGATCATCAACTGACTGTCCATTTAAACTTTGTGGATCAATCATAGAATCACCATTACCTTTTCCTGCGACATATTGCACCTTAAGAGAAGTCTTATTATTAATTATAAGACGATAATATTCTCTTGATCCTAATGCAGGTGGAGCTTGGATTGAATCAGGATAAAAATATTTACCTAAATAAGTCTTATGAGGATCTATCCACTGGTTGATTTCACAATCCATAGCAATATTAGCTATTTCGCGATTACTAAGATCTTCATAAAGAAACATATGCTTAAACATCACATGAGAAACTTCATGACGTAACACAAATAGTTGTTCTTCATCATCTAGTTTATCTCAATATTGTTTATTTATGAGTAAACGGCAGTTGATACCATTTCTAGCAACAGCTGCCGTAGGAACTTCTTCACTATATTGTTTATCAAGACTTAACAGAAATAAACCATAAAACGGATCTTTATAGATTAATTTTTTTAATGCTTTTTCAAGATCCATACTAATTACTATTTTTATTTTTTAACCAAGTAAAGAATTCCTCAGCTTTTTTAAACCGAGGAAATTCTTCACGATTAACTACAAAATATTTATTTTCAGATTTTTCATTGTCTTCTCGATACTGATTATATTTATCCATTATATTAATAAGATTCATATAATCATCTTCAGATATTGCATCTAAAAGATCTTCTATCTTAAAGACAAAATACTTACAATCAATAGATTTATATAAACGATTTACTCGTTCCTTAAAATCATCTTGAAGTGGTTTATTACTCATTTTCTAAATTTAATTTATCTAAATCTAATTTTCTTAGAGTTTGATTAAAAGATTCTCCGTCTTCACGTCCATCCAAATATCCTTGAATATAATCTTCATAATTCTCTATGTCTTTAGGAAGCGGAATAAAATAATTATTTTCAAAAAGATACCAACGTCCACGCATAAATACATAAAGATATTCAGAGTCATCAGATACTTTTTGAATTATATCTAATTGTCTAGGTTGTATATATTTCCATTTTTCTCCTTCTCTAGTAGCATAACGACGTACACGGTTATCTAATATAACACTACAATCTCCTCCAAGAATTAAATTAAACGCTTTACTAAAATCTAAATAATTATTAACTAACTCTTTTCCAACACCATCTGGATAACCATCAAAGTGACAATAAATTCCAAGATATTTTTTATTTATACTTACATCTTCAGATTTTTCATCACAAGTTTCGGTATCCCAATCTTCCTCATTAAACATAGATGAATCATATCTAAATATTCTTTTAATATATTTATCTGGAACTTCAATTAAAATACTACTTCTTGTGCTCATCTTTATCAATATGAATAATTGTATGAAAATCTACACCATTATTTATAAATTCATTACGAATCATAAAAGCCAACTCTCTTGCTGTTGGATGTGCTCCTTCTCCCATTCTTAATTCAAAGAAATGTTCCCAATCAGATTCGAACCCACACATCATTATTTCTGTTTTAAGTGCATTTGGAAGTACTTGCCTTGCTTGTTGTGGTTTCCAACCTTCGTTTAAAAGATCAAAATAATAAGCTTCAGAATCTAGCAAAGCGTTGTAAAATGTTGTATCTAGTTCATTTGTTTTAGTACATTCTCCTTCACTAAGATTAGTTCAAGATGGAATAATATATGTTATTTGATTTCCAAATTTATCTCCACTATAATTACAATATCTTGTAGATTCCACACAAAAACTCCATTTGTTATATATAAAAATTTAAATTTATATTCTCTTCTTTTCAAAAGAGTGTCGGACTATATCTTCGTCTTATTTTTAAAGACGTTCGGCGCTCGTGTTTCCATTATATTCTCTTTTTTAGAGTTTCAGGAATTAGTCTCTGAACTTTTTAAAGTTGTTAAGCTTTAACTTAGCTGCTGGTTAGCATGTCTTAAAACCTTTTTGCAAAATTCATATAATTCTTCCATAGACATTACGTGTTTACTAACATTTGCCTGCTTAGTTACCCATTGAACATTTCCTTTAACGTAACCTTTGGTAGAATCAATTCTGTCTAAAGATGCATCACTTATGTGTGTAATATAATCTCCAGTAATAGCACAAGTTTGTTTTTGATCTTGGAATAATTGTCATAACTCTTCTAAAGATAAATTAAATTCATACCCTCTTGTTTTAGCAGAACGTTTTAATTTTGTATATCTTGTTTTATCTAATTCTCCAATCATTCCGTTTTTTATTTTACTTTGAAGACCTCTTTTCTTTTGCGCACAAGCTTGACATTCAAAACACGCATCTTTTTTAATCAGCTCGTTTGGTTGAAATCATCTAGTAGCACCACATTCACACTGGCATAAATATAATAAGCAACCTCTATTATCGTGTTTTGTTTCTGATAACACAGTTCATGATTTATATTTTTCTCCAGGTTGAATAGGAATTCTACGATACTTTGCTACACATCTTTTGCATTTAGAACTTCTTCCATGTATAAGATCGCTTAAACATAACATTTGTTCTGTTCCACAAGTACAGCGAACTTTAACGGCAGTGTGTCCATTTTTAACGATTGGTGTATTATCAATTACAGTTCAATCACCAAATACATCTCCGTTTTGACAAGTTAATCTTCTCATATTTTCACAAGTTTTTTAAAAAATTAATAATCTTCTATTTCTTGTAAAAATACAAAATATTTTTAAATTTTGCAAATTTATTTTTAAAATTTAGCTTTCCAGCAATTCACCGAATTTTCACTAATATATTACTATATTATGCGACAAGTTTATTTATCGTTCGATGTCTTGTATATTCGGCAAGTATATCCCTTGAAGTAATTAACTTTACGCAATACCTACGTTCGTGCTTAGTAGGTTCACAAGCATAGTGGAGATCTTCGAGTCTTTCGTTTTCAAATATAACTCTAAGATTAGTAGTTATATAATAAATAGTTCCAGTATGCGTAGAATTATCTTCAGATTTAACTTTTGAATATTTATTTCAACGATAAAAGTGTGCTAAATCTGTTTCTTCTAAATAATTAGGATTAGTAAATGGACTTCCAGTATCTACAGTTAAATATATAGTACCAAATTCAAATGGAGAATAATGGTGTTTACCTTGAAGCATTTGAATAAACTTGATTCAAGAATCTTCTGTGATTTTTGATTCACTTTTATAGCATGTTCTACCAGCACGTTCAATAAGTTTAAATGCCCCTAATATAGTTGGATCTTGTGGAATATATTTAGCACTTTGTTTAATCAGTTTCATATTTATCGATAATTGCATTAATTTGATCTAAAGTCTGAAGTCCAACTGTACGTTCAAGAACGTTTCCTTCTGAATCTAAAAATAAAAGTGTTGGTACATTTCTAATATTTGCTTTAGAAGCGGCTTCTACATCTTCATCACAATCTATCTCTTCTACTGGAACTCTCGTAAAGTTAACTAAAGTGGCTTTTAACACTTTACAAGGATTACATCAGCTTGTTGAGTATTTAACAATTTTACTTACACTCATCTTTCTTTATTACTGGATTTACATTATCAAAATATCCCTCAATTATCGTATTTAACAACGATTTAAGAGCTTTTCTTTTATAGTTAAAATCTGGCTTATGCTCAACATTTCTAATCCAAAAAGTATGAAAAGGATATTGGTTCATATTATTATCTTCAAACCAAACCTTAAATTCATACATATCTTCTTCACTAGAAGGCATAATTTCTTGATATTTAAGAACTAATCCTCTACGTGAAAGAACATCATTTATTTGCTGTTCAAGATTAAGAATCATCATTTATACTTATTAAATGAATTTCGAAGTTATCGTATCTAAAAAATTCTTCGTATCTCTTTTTAATAATCTTATAAGCTTCTTCGTTAAGTTTAGGTTGTTGTATTTCTTTATTTAAAGTAAAACTTTCATATAAGTTTTTACATCTAAAATCTAATCCTCCAAAATGTCAGATTAAATAAAATACAATAGTATATGTTTTAGTCATCGTATTCTATTATATGATTAATAGTTTCTTCATCATAGTAATAAGAATCTGTATAAATAAATTCAAAATTACCATAATATAAAGAACCTTTTAAAGAAATCCAATCTTTTGTTTCTGGATTATAATAATCTTCACAAAAATCTATTTCCCATCCATTAGGATCCCAATCTGAAATTTTATGATAACCTTGTTCTTTTAAGAAATCATCATAAATACAAAGAGGAGCAAAAGGGCAAGATGTTATATTATGTGTTAGCTTAAATTCATTAAAAGCTATAATAATTTTATTTAACTGCGTTTCCATATTAAAAATCTCCATAATACACTTGACAAGATAATAAACCTTCTGAGCGTTCCATATCAATTACCTTTTGACGATCATCAAAGACTGCTATACAATAATATTTGTTGTATATTTCTGATTCAAACAGCTCTTTTTTAATTACTTCATCTGGACGATAATCCTTCTCTTTTCGCATATAAAGCTGATATGGAATTCCAACATTATCGTTAAGCCATTTAGCTGTATCTTGACGACATTGTTCTGTTCCTTCTCTACCTGAGAAAAAGATTATGTCTACAGATCCACTAAGAATTCTAAGCAAATCTATGAGAGGATCATTAGGTTTATCTGCAAGAACTCTAGTTAAATCGTAAGGATTTCTACCTCCATTTAAGCACAATGTTCCGTCTAAATCGCAAACAATGCATTTTGGAAGAGTTTTATCCTGTTGTTTTATGTATCTATTATCCAATTTAATATCTTCTTTTAGATACCTATCGTAATAATACTGCTGATAAAATCGTTTGAGAACTTTTTCTCCAACAGATCTTTCTCTATTTTTATCTCGTTCAAGAGCTTCTTTAAATGGAATATAAAATTCTTTAAATTCAATAAAGGAATTAGTTTCTTTTGCTAATTTATTCCATTTATCTATAGTTTTAGGATTAAGATTTGTTGCGTCAATTATTACATTATACCCTCTTTTAATAGCAGCTCTTACAGAAAATTCTTCAAGATCACTTATATAATCTTCCTGAGAGGGAATCCAATATTCACCTCTGCCTTCTCTTAAACTGTCTCTATTAACTATAACCCAATCCAAATTACTTTTAACGAATTTTCGAGCAAAGGTACTTTTTCCAGAAGCCGAATTTACGGAGGGCCCTGTAATACTAATATCTTAGACATACAGAGCCCTCCTAGTATTTAATTTATTTTGTTTCATTTTCTATTTAATATCTGTAAATTATTCTTTAGTATAAATTGTTTAAGAAATTGTAAATTACTTTGTTTACCAGTTCTAATGCAAATGGTGTCTGTATTATTAATATAATTTATATGAAAATCCATATTAATTTTATTTATTAGACTATTATAAAAATTTTCCCAATTTTTATGTGCTGTTATTGAAACATAAAGTGCGTTTCCAGATTTGGATATACAACCATCTCCATCAATAATTCCAATAAGTAATGCTAATAATTGTTCTTTTGAATAATTATCAAAACTACTAAAATCGCAAGGATCATAAGTTTTTCTATAATTAAATCCAAAAAATTGCATAAATTTTGGAATAGAATTTCTATTAGAAAAAGATATTCTATAGCTTTTTGTAGACTGACGATGTTTAATAGCTTTATTATAATTAATATATTCTTTAAATCTTTCTAATTGTTCTAAATCAGATTCTTGTAACCCTAATTCAAATCTAAATTTCGAGAAAGATCCATCGGCAAGAATAAATCCAACTCAATAAAAAGATTGTAAAGATAAATCTAATAATTTATCTAGACTATTTTCTGCTACATTATTAGAAGTTATATGTAGTTCTCCTACTTTAAATTTTCCAGAATTGTTGGAACAAGATAAACATTTTGTATTATGTTTAGTTGCCCAATTTAAATCACTTTTTCTTTTATAATAAATTAATTTTCCACATTCTGGACACGGACGATTATATTCTCCAGCTTCGCCTTTTACTAAATCTTTACAATTAGAGCATAAGGAATTTTCTTTTTCTGCTTTTTCTCAACTTCATTTTTGTTTATATACAATTTCTTTATTACATCTTGGACAAATATGAATATATTCCATAAAATTTTTTGTATTAGCAATTAATAAAATCTTTTAAATTTAAAATCTTTACTAATACAAAGTTAAGTAAAATTTTATTAATTTCCAAGGATTTCCATGAAAATTTTTCCACTAGCTGGAGGACCCTGAAGTACTAATATCTTACTCATCTTGTTTTACAGATTTAATATAATATTCATATCGTCCCTTATTCTTTTCATAAAACTGATTTCAAATCTGATTTATAAAAGCAATTCGTCCGTCGACATCAGAATTAGCAATATCCTGATAATATTTGTTTGCTTCTTTAAAGTCAGTAATTTTATGAAAGTCAATTATTTGTTGTGTGAATAAAATATCTTTAATAAAATACCAAACTATTTTTGAATCAGTAATATAATTAATAATTGCTGCTTTTCTAATCATTAAATCTTTAATAAGTTTAATTAAATCTGTTTTTAGAATTAATTTTACATATTCTTTTTTAATGAATTTTTTATTTAAACAAGCACATTCCCAAGCTGGTATTTTATTATCAAGAACCATTTTAAACCAATTCTGAATAAAAACAAACATAAAATCAGAATTTTCATATTTAATATTTTTACGATCGTTTATATATCCAGAATTATATTCATAAGAGAGATATTCTTCTGGAAGTTCATATTCAGAATCAATTATAACTAAATAATCAATATCACTATCTTTTGTATTCAATCCATAAATAGAAGATTCTCTTTGGTATATGTAATACACTTTAGGATCTTCTATTAAATGTTGAAGAAATTTATTAGTTTCCATTATCTTCAGCTACCTTTTCTTGAGCTGCTTCAAACTTTTGTTCTGTTGTTTTAGGTTCTGCATGGTTTTTAATCCATTCTTTAATCCTAGATATATTTGAAATTTGATAATTTTGAAATATTTGATAAATAATGTGATCTACTTCATTTACTTCAACAGGATTAAGATCAATTGGATAATCAACGTCATTTATACACATTACATAAGCTCGCTTTGTAGGTGTATCCTTATCTTTGGGAAATAACCTATAAAAGTTATCTACTGTAAATGGAAATTTAAGAGACATTTCTATTTTTGCAGACTCTTTAATATCAAACCACTTGATATCTACATAATCATATTCGTTATCGTTTTGCTTATCAAACTTATAAGTTATACGACCTTCACATATATAATGTGGAACACATTTAGTAAGTAAATCAATAAATAACTGTTTCATATTATTTTTTTATTAATTATTATCCTCAATATTATCTTCTCCTGCATCTAACTGTTGCTGCTCTTTATTTAAGAATGCAAATGCTTTAAGTTTTACAGCTGCAGGAATCATATCTTCTTTCTTAATTACTATTCCTTCGTGAGGAACTTTATTAGTACAATCTGGAGAGTTTAATTCCATATAGAAGTTCTTATCATTAGCAAGTCTATCTATAAAGTTTTCCTGCCAATGCTCCTGCTCATTAAGATCCTTATATAAATCTTTAGCATATCCATAATAAAGTTCTTCTACTGAAATTAAACCATTAGTTTTACACCATTGTTGAACTTCTCGTGCAGAAAATTCATGGACTTGTCCATCTACATTAGTTAAAGTAATTCTATATATTCTTACTTTAAAATTAATTTCTGGTTTATAATCTTGTTCATTTTTCGGAGGAATACATTCATAATCATAATTCTTTTGAATATAACCTCCATTTGGAAGAAAACCAACTATCTCATAGTATGCAGTCATTCCCTTCTGTAAAAACGGTTTAACATAATCATCTGCATATTTCCATACATCACAACCATAAAATCCTTTACTAACCGTTTTGTTATAGTTAGCATTTTTAATTACAGATCTAGATGCATAAAGATAATCATAATCTATGTCATATTTCTTCCAGAATTTATACCATTTAACTGGTTTCTTACATAAAACATAAGCAGAAATTCCTGATGTATTATGAATTAATATTCCATTTGCAAAAAAATTATGTGTAGAATTAACTGTTAAATCGTAACGATCTTTAGTTGGAATTTTCTTTATTGATTTTATTTTCAGATATTGCATAATCTAATAATTCTTTTTTTATTTTTTCTAATTCTATTTGATTAATGATTTCTGATTCTCAATAATATTTAATTTGAAATCCGTTAGTAATAGCTAGATTTTCTTTTATTTTATCTTTTTTTCAAATATCTTTTGCTAATACACCGTTCGTTCCTGGAAATTTAAGAATATCATTTTCTTTATATTTTCGAGGATCTGCGTGTCAAAATGTTCCATTTAATTCAATTAGAATATTTCCGATTTTAAAATCATAATATCGCGGTTGAAAATCAGTTTCTCAAAGAATATATTCAGATTCAAATTCAATATTAGAAATTTTTAAGAATTCTCCAATAATTCGATTTAAACTAGATATTGATGCTGATTTAGAATCATAATGTTTACACATTGTTTGAATGTGTTCTTCTCATTTTTTAGAAGCGTCTTCTCCATATTTTTCAACGTAATATTCGTATCGATTACTTTTACCTCGATCATATCTAATTTTATTTCATATATTAATACCTTTTTCTTCACCATAGCGTCTAATACAATATTCTTCGGTTACCTTAAATAAATCTGACTGTGCAGGATGTTCAACACCATATTTTTTAAGTAATGTTTGTTTACTTTTTTCTTGAACATCCTTTCGTTGAAAAACATTTGTAATACCCTCTTCTTCTAATAAACGTTGTTCTCACTTTTTTCTAGATTCTGATTCTTTACAAAAATTATGAGGACATCCATATCGTTCTAAATTTGTTTCTTTTCTTCTCTCTTTTGTTTTAGAATTAGAATTGGCACGTTTAATAGAAGTATCAATACCAAACTCCTTAAAAATCTCTCTAATATTATTATCTCCAATAGTATATCCATCAGTTAATGGAATATACTTTTTACAAAATTCTATAACACTTCCTAAAGAATCTAATTCTTGTTCTAACGTTTCTTTTGTTCAATGAAACTGTTCTATAAATTGATGTTTACTTTTACATTTAATATTATGTTTAAACATCGCTGTCTTTGGATTCTTACTATTATTTGAATCATAAATTCGTCCACAATAAGGACAAGTTAAACTAATAAATTTTTTACTCATATTTTTATAGATTTTAAAATTAACATTACAAATATAAGTAAAAAATTTCATGAATCCAAATAATTTTTTAGTTATCTGAAAATAAAACTGTATCTCCTTCTATAAGTTCATCGACTCTTCTGTAACAATTTAATTCTGGAAGCCAAACTGGATTATTTCCAGTAATTTCAATTTTTTGTCCATTTTCTAATTCTATTTCATACCAATCTCCATCATTTTCTTTTAAATAATAATTATCGATTGGAACAAAAACCTTTTGTTGTGTTTCTATGTCAAATGCTTCAATCAATATATTTAATTTATTATCAACAATTTCTTTAATTGTTTTCTTTCCTAAATTAGTATTAATTATAGTATTTGCATCAACACAGCCATGAATTTTGCTTGTAATAGAAATTAAATCATCTGGCTTAATTGGATTTACAAGCTTTTTAAGTATAGCGGTTTCATAATGAAATCTAAATTGAGTATCTATAACTCTATTAAATTTCTTTACTTTCTTTTGATAACGAGATTCTTTAGCTGTATGCGAGATTTCAGTTTTAATTATATATTTCTTACATATCCAAAGAACTTTATCTCCACATTTAATAGAATCAAATTCAGTATTAATCTGAGGTTCAATTGTTTGAAGAGTATTATCTATAAGAAAGTTATTAAAAATATTCCATTCAAGTAAAAATCCTTCCGAAACTACTCCACGAAGTTTAATAGCCTTTACTCGTCCATTATCTTCAAAAAATCCCGCTTTAGTTTCTGGTTCATTGTTCTTTTCAGTATGCCTATAAAGATTTCCATAAGCTAAGAGTTGAGGATTTATTTCACAAGAAGTTGGAAAGTAAACATAAATTCCTGGTTCAGAATCAATACCCACAACAATATTAAATCCATCTACATGAGCTAATTTTAATTTAGTTGTTTCAGGATCTGGATGAGGTGTAAAATTTTGTATATCTATTATTTTTGCTAAATAATTAATATTAGCATTTTTTGACTTTACAAATTTCATAATTAATTAAAAAAGAATTTTTCGTAATAGTCATCGTACTCTGACATATACTCGTCTTTGACTTCTATTTTTTCTTCACCATTTTCAGAAATAGTTGTTATTTTCCAATTATTTCCGTATTTAGCGTTCATAATATCTTCTGCTTTAATCGCAGCATTTTCTATCTTACTCATTATTTTTATTTTTAATTAATTCATCATACAATTCTACAGCTTCATCATATTCTTCATATCTTTCTGGTTTAATATAGCTTTTAGATAACGCGAAAAATTCTGTATCTTTATTATTTTTACTCTGAATCCACTTACCACAATCAGCTACAGTTTGTAGTAAATCTCCAGCATGTTCTCCATAAACATACGTTAAAAGACTTTCCCAATAATGATCTGGAGAATCTGTTTCTAGTTTACATTCTGGATATAACCAAAAAGATAAAGATAATCCAAAAGCAACTATCGTAAATTGAGGTGGAAATTCATATCTAAAATCATAAGCATGCCATTTTGTTTTCCATATTAAATCATGATTAAATATGTAAAATCCCATCCAAATCGGAAAATGTATATATGCTTTAGCTATCCTTAAACCAAATTTTCTAAATAATCTACGATATTTACTTTTCCAAACTACATCCCAAGGCTTTAAGTTACCTGGAAGTTTATGCACAGACGATTCGTAATAATCAAATTGATAAATTGTACCGTCAGGTTTTAAATCGCCCTTACTATGTATTTTAACTGGAACTTGATTATAAATTTGATAACATTTTGAATTCGCTTTATAACTAGAACCTCCAATTCGCCAAATAGGACCTCTTCTCCAAACTGGAAGACATGGATCGTTTTTCCACTTACCAAAATACCAATATAATTTAGGCTTTACGAATACATCTTTAGCTTTATTATATGTTTGATATAATTTTAACATACTTTAAAATTTTGACTATTTTTAGCCGATTTAACAGGATTATAAAATAAAATGGATAACTTATACAACTTTAATCTTAAAGCCGCTCAAAAACGATTTTAGATAGCAAATTTACGAATTTATAAAGTCAAGTATAAGTTGTGAATTTACTTTTTGTCCAAATTGACTTTCGCAAGAATCTTGAAATTTCTTAAAATTCTTTTTAGACTTTTCTATACTAAGAGTATTTAAATAAGTAATTACATCTTTATCTGCAGGAGCTGTAGGAATAAACTGTTTAAGAATATTCATTTCTGCAACTTCTTGCATGTAAAGATCTGATCCTTGCTCATAGAATTTAGAATTTTCCTCTCGTTCTTTATATAGAGACTTAAGTAATTCTACTTCTGATTTCTTAGGATCCTTTGAATGAATATAATTAAAGTCACTTTTAATATTTCTCAAAGCTTGCAATTGTCTTACATCTTGAGTATATCCAAGTCGCATTTGTACTTGAATTTGTGTATCTATATAATCCGTAAAATTACTCATAAATTTCTAATCTATCACAAAGTCCTTCAAAAGTTAAATCACATTCATCAAATAAAAAAGTTTCTATCAAATCACATTGATCATTAGTAAAAATTTGTTCGAACAATTTTCTAATTATATAATTATAATCGTGATAAAAACTTTCTTTATTTGAGTTATATAGACAAATTCCAAAATTCATATCGAGAAGTCTTACTTGATTTTCAGCTTCTCGATATGTATCTAGAATTAATTTGAGTTCTCTTTTTTTCATATTATAAATCTATTCTAACAGATTTAAATACAGGCTGGAGAGGTACACCTTCATCAGATAAGTAAAAGAACGTACAATCTGCCTTTTTACCTATTAATTCGTTCATATGAGCCATATAATTTTCTTTTACTTCACGAGAGCCCATTGGTTTAGCTAAAAACTCAATATTACCTTGAGTTTTCATTTTAAATACCATATCTTCAACTCCACGAAGTCCTAGCTCATATCCAACTATAGTAAAAGTTTCTTCTTGTCTTTCTTTTACTTTTATCATATTGTTGGTTCTTCCCCCATATTTATAATTCTTAGATGGATCTCGAATTACAAGTCCTTCCCAACCTTCGTTAACATATTTATCATGTAATTTTTTGATATTATTCCATCCAGATACTTTTTCTTGGGGAACCATTTGAATACGTAAATCATCAGGATTCCATTCTCTTTCTGGTTCAAATCCAAGATTAAGTTCTTCCTTAATCATTTCAAGTTCTTTAAGACGATCTTCAAACTTTTTATCTGATGTCATAGTATCATATATATAATATTCTAAGTCATATTTTCCATCACTAAGTTCAGTTCTTATACAACCAGATATTTGTTGAAGAGATAAACCAAATTTATACATTTCTCCATCAAGTATTATATCTGGATGTTTCTTAAAGAACTCTATAAATTTTGGATGATTTATAAAGTCTTGACATGCTGCATCATAATCTCCTCCACCTCGACTAGCAGTATGTATTTTATCATCTTTCCAATAAAAGCTGCATCTACAACCATCTATCTTTCTGCTAGCTCACCAATAATCTAATCTATCAAAAATACTTGTTGCTACATCATTTGAAGATTTAGCAAGCATGTGTTTTTTAAATCCATTTGAATCAGTTTGGTCTTTAGATAAAACTTCATCTGGATTAAATTCATCAAGACTAGAATAGCCAAGATCTTTTATGTTTTTATATCCTTTATCAAGATATTTCTTTACATTAGACTTATATTGTAGCAAAGCTTGTTCTGTAACTGTTCTTGATGCCAATCCGCGCTTAATTTCAATTACTGGTTGCTCAGAAATCTTTCCATCTTGTATTCCAGTCTTTCTTTGAATTAAATATGCGTGTAAATCATCATTCCAATCCAAGCTAATATCTACAACTCTAATTTTACCAAGACTATCTCGATTAATTAAAATATCGTGTTCTTTAGCCATTACTTAAAAGTTAATAGCATTAATTCAAGAGTTTTAATAAAAAGTTCTTTATAACAATTATTAGTTTGTTTTGAATTATCTTTTGTATAACAAACTTTATCAGTTTTAATTCTATGTAAAAGAACTTCAATTAATTCTTTATCTGTAATTCCAGAATTATACCAATCATCACCATTTACGTCAGTTTCACATACTTCTGTAAAATGTAAATAATGATACTTATTGTCTGGAATATCATCAAAATATTGCTGTAGAAAGTACTCTTCCCAATTAGGATTTTTAGTAACATCCTGAGTAACTTCTTCTAATAATTGATCACACATTATTATATCCAAAAATATGGAAAAGCATAAGATATTTGACTTAACTTATATCTACACTTTTCCATAAATAAAATTATATTAGCTATTATTAATCTCATATTAATTTCCACTCATTCCAAAACCACTAGATCCACGATCAGTTTCAGAAAGTTCATCTGTTTCAACTAAATTAATTTCTGGATAAGGAATAATTACTAATTGACCTATTCGATCTCCAACTTTATAAATATAGTCATCACGATATGCTAAAGCAGGAACTTCTCGTATATTAGCTGCGTCTTGTATTGGATCTCCAGTAGGAGGAGCGATTCGAACTTGCTGCATAACTGGCATCATAATTCGTTTAAAACGAAATTCTACATCTCCTCTATAATGACTATCAATTACTCCAATAGAATTAGCTAATAATAGATCTTTCTTACTATTAGATGATCTTGGGAATAAAAGGCCTACATAACCTTCTGGAATTTCAAGAGCAATATTTGTTTTATAACTAACGTAGTCTTCTGTTATCTTTATTTCTGCAGCAGTCATATCAAATCCAGCATCAGTAGGGTGAGCTTTAGTTGGAATTACTGCCTTATCACTTAATTTCTTAAACTTAATTTCCATTATTAATAACTATCATAAAATATTACTTTTGCATCTGAGTGCTCTAACATATAATCATATAACCACATAAGATTAAATATCTGTTGTCTCAACGTATCTTTAAACTCATCCCATTCCCAAATAGAATCAGCGTCTTCTTCCCATTCAGTTTGACCATAAAAATCAAACAAAATCTTAATTATTACAGGAATGTCTTCTATGTCAAGTTTGGATTCTTCACCATCGTTAAAATGTAATTTTTCAACAATTGCATTACGAATTCCCCAACATTTTCTCCAATAACAAATTTCTACTGATGTATCACCTCAATTGTCTAAATTTATTAGTTTATTTACTACTAATTCTTTGGAATTTACATCTCTTAATATTATTCCATTATCTAGTCCCATATTATTTCCAAAATTTGTTAGTTATGTCAATTAATTTATTTTCTATAACTTTATATAATCGCTGATTAGTCATAGAATTATTTAATGGACCATATTTAGAATCAAATGGACCAATTTTATAATAATCTAGATAATTACATAAAGTTAAATTTATATTTTTATCTCCAGAATAAAAAGCTATTTTTAATTCCGGATATTTACTTCTGATTCGGTTTGATAAAAATTTTATATAATTTTGATCGTTATCGCCTCCACCAAAAACAATACAAGTAATTCCTGAATTTTTATCTATAATTTTGGATAACTCTTCAAAAGTAAGTTCTGTACCAGTATCTTCCCAAAGCCATTTAGAATTACATTCTGGACAATGAATAGGACAACCAGTTAATGTTATATATAAACAAACTTCATCGGGAATTTCTTGAAAAGTAATATCGTAATTATCGTACTTTAACATTATTGAATGATTTTTAATTCGTTAACTCCATCAGATAATACTCTTCGTACAGCTTCATTATATCTAGCTTTATCATATGCAGATAATGGTCGTAGATATCCAATAATTCTTATCCACCAATCAATATTTTTACTATGACATATAGGACATTCTTTAATTGGAGCATTAACTACATGACCACAATCTTTACATTCACTCATAGGAATATTAAATGTAAAATAATTTACTCCTTCTTTTATAGCAATATCAATTAAATATTCATATTGCTTAGAAGAAAGATGTGCATTCATATGAAGGTGGCAGGCTTGTCCACCGTCGGTTGAGCTATTTATATAACTACCATGAAGCTTTAATTTATCTAGAATAGATATTTGATCATCCCACTGTAAGAAGAAATAGCTAGAATAAAGATTCTGATTTTCTGGTACGTAGTATCCATCTTTCTTATCTCAATTATAAAGCTTAGTAGCCAATCCTTCACCTGGAATTGCTTCACTGTTGAATAAGAATGGATGTTTAGTATCATGAATAGCATGTTCCTTATTTGCATTCTTAACTATCTTAAATACATATGCTAAGAAATCTTTATAAGATTGATTATTGGATACCTGGTATCCCAGGAACTGTGCGGCTTCACAATATCCAATTAAACCAATAGTTGAATAAAGTTTTTTCATATAAATATATCCGGCGTTAGAATCAGAGTACATTCCTTTTTCTTCTTCTTCATAGAGCATTGTTTTATATGCAATATGATACTTATATACTCTTTCTAAAATACTTAACATATATTCTTTAAGAGAAGGTCCATATTCATTAAGACTAAACGGATTTGGAGATCCAATTGATTTGTACCAATCTTGTATAATACGATTTAAATTCAAAGTAATTACATTACAACTTCCAGTTTGTATACCCATTAAACCTAATGTAGAATTAAATGTATTATCTTGTATTTCATTAAGTACTCTACAGCAAGATGCTAACGAAGTTGGATTATCACTTATATATAAAAAGAAACTACCACCTTTTGCTCATTCATCTGCACAAAGTTTCTTATATTCCTTATCTATAACATCTGTTCCATCATGAACAAGTGCCATAGTTGTAACGGGAAATGTAAGTGGTTTAATAAGACGAAGTTCTCTATGTAATTCCATAAAAATTCTTTGAAGAGTATCTATTGCTTCCCATTCAGGTTTTGTTCCATCCGGATATACAAAATCTTCAAAGAGCGAATTAAAATATGTCTTATCATAGTAAGAAATATTACTAAAAGGAGAATTATATGAACGGTTGCCGGCTGGTTGGTTTACACCATATATAAACTGTTTCATGCCTTTACGAATACAATCTTTTATAGTCTTAGGTTTAGTAGAAACACTAGAAGTTACAACATCATTTAAATGTTTATACCAATCTTTACCAAATTCAGCAATTACATAATAATTAAGAGCAATCTGATAATCTCCAAGAGCGACAGCACCTTTACATTGTGAACTAAGTAAGAATACAAGATTAGTTACTTGTCCACTAAATGATTGGATGTCGTTTGGAGCAGAAGGAGTAACTCCATCTACATTTCCAGTACCTTCAATCATCATTGGATAAAGAGTTACAGCTTTACAATAAGGTTTCCTTACTGGAGTTGAAGCTTCATCATGAACGTATATGATTTTATTTTCTAAATCTTTCTCATATTGATTTGCAACTTCTGGATAAAGTTTATTTAATTCGTCTTTCATACACTGCCTTTGTATAAGACGATTCATCGTTTTATAAACTTCTCCTTCTAGATTAGCTGCATTTTTCATAGTCACATTTGCATTAGAATCTGTTTCAGATGAAGTTGAAGCATTATCATGAGAGTTAGAATAGTTTTGCATATAATTTATTCTTTCCCTTATAAATCTAGCTTCTTTGTGTGACTCACGATATTTAATATAAGCTTTAGCCGTTTCATAATATCCAAATTTCATTAATCCAGTCTCAACTAAATCCTGAATTACTTCGATATTAATATCTTGAGATTCTAATTGAGAGCATTGATCATATACTCAATTAGACACTTTATATATATCTATTTCTTTATCTTTTTCTGATGCATGAAACGCTTTACTTATTGCTTGCTTTATTTTATTAAGATTAAATTCTTGTATTGTTCCGTCTCTTTTAATTACTTTCATTTTAAGCTACTAAATCAAATAATTGTCCTACTAACAAAGTTTTCTCATATCCGGTCATAAGATCTTTTTTGTTAGCATCTCTTACAAGTTCTGTAAATGCATTGTAATAGTTAAATACTGAGCATTCTTCAGATTCTTTTACATAATATGGAGAATCAGTATTTACATAAACATTTTCATAAGCCTTTACTACAGTTGCAGGACTAAGTTTTACTTTACCAGCTTGATTATTCCATTCATATAATAAAGACTTTTCAATCATTGATCCAAGTAACTTTTGTCTATCATCAACATCTGATGATAAAAAAGTGTTTTTCATTTTCTTAAGCTTAAACTCAAAATCACTTGTCATTTCCATTAAATTTTTAATTGAATAGACAAACGATTTCTCTGGCTCAAGTTCATATACTGATAAAAATTGTGGATTAAATATACAAAGATTTGTACAAGCCATATTTACATATCCACGAGCTATTTTATAAACTGGCTTTTTGACATCTAAACCATATACTAAATGATAACATTCTCTATGATTATCAATAGCATGATCTTCTGGCATTAATGCTTGAATTCAAACTCTATTAAATGTGATATCTTTATCTTCTCCAGATAAAGTCATTTGATTTGGAGTTTGAACTCTAATAATAAAATTATCCGTAAACTTTGACATTTCATCAAAGAACGGTTCTACATATTCTTTAGTAGATAAATAATTTTTGTTTTTAATTATTGTACTTTTACCTTCTAATAAAAGGTCTTTAGTTATTTCCATTTAACAATAAATTTTTTCTGTTGTTAATTCGTTTTCTAACCTAAGAATTTGATTACATCGCTTTTCTCAGGTTAATTCACGTCTTTTATTAATTAAATCTCCAATTATATGTTTTGTTGATAAAGAAAATCCAGATTCACAAAGATATTGAATTCATCTTGCTTCTAAACAAGATGCTTCGTTCTCTGTCATGCCATTTTCAAAAATTATACATTCATAGCGATTTGGATCTGCTTTTAAAATGCTAGATAGCAAGTCTCTTTGGTGTCTAACTGCTCTGGCTTTATCTTCTTTTTCTGAATTTCAATGTCCTTTACCAACATAAATCGGTTTATAATTAAGACTTACGTTAAATGGAAGTACAATAACTCCTGGTTGCATCTTGTCTATAAATAGATATACACTTTTATCAGTACATTGTCCCTGCATGTATATCTTTCTTTCATTTACATCTTCTGGTCTGTTAAATACCGCAAGGTCATCTAAATATTTATTACGAACTATATAACCGAGCTTATCCTTACGGATTTTTGGAATTTTGATATCCACTATAGACAAAACAAGGAGAGTAGAAACTAAATTCTACCCTCCTTAGAATATTTTACTTTAGTTAACTAAAAATCTGCTCTTTCGTTTCCGAAGACAATGTAAGTTCCGAGAACAGCATTGACAGAAGGAGTATACTTAACCTCGAATGCAAGAGCCTTTCCTTCCTCAACACGATAAACGATTTCGCAATAAAGATCAGTCTTTACAGAAACCATTGCCTTCTTAGCAGCCTCTTCTGCATCAGCCTTTGTAGAAGCTGTAGCAACAAGCTCATCGGTATCCTTTCTACGAACCTCAAATACACGACTTACCTGCTTCTTACCCTCAACAACGTTATTAACTACTGTATAAGGACGCTGACGTGTATCCTGTGAACCGGGAATCATACAAACAATCATTCCAATACCCTCTGCTTCAGAAAGACGATTCTTCTCAAGCATATCTACTGCAAAAATCTTAAAATCCTTATCGGCAATAGGAGACTTTGCGTTCTTCCAAGACTGTGTTACATTACGAACAACGGTAAGTCCCATCTCTGCTGCCTTTTCCTTTGCTTCTTCAAGGCTATAAGCCTTAATTTCAAATTTCTTCATAAACATTAATTTTTAAATTGTTAAACTTATTATTTCTCTATCTATTATCTACCTCTTTCTGATGCAAAGATAGATAAAAAGATTTTATTATGCAAATATTTTTTGTAAATTTTTATTTACATATTTTCTGAGTGATTGAAATACAAAGATAAGATAAAATTTTTAAATCTCCAAATTTATTTTTGAAATTTATATAAATTCTACTTCTTCTTCGTATCCAAATATTTCATAATAAGCTACCTCAGATAATAGCCTATTAAAGTCGTTCATTCCTCTTATAAGCTCTGATCGTGGAACATTAAAACAAGCTGACATATGATCTGTATCTGTTTCAACTACTAACATATTAGCTTCCATCTTTCAATCTTTATTATAGCCATATTTTTGTCTACAATATGCTGAAAGTACTAAAGAGTAACAATACATCTGACGATAGTATCTAAAATCGTTTCACGATGTTTCCATAAATTTACTACACCAATGTCTAGTAGTCTTTAAATCATTTAAAGTAACTATTTTATGTTCTTCGTCTACAGTTCAATTATCAGCCTTCATTTTAAATGGAAGAATAATTTCTTTGTCTTTATATATTATTTTAAAATCCATAAAGAAAGTATCTTCATTAAATGAAGGAAGTTCTATTCCAAATTCATCAGTTGGATGGAGCTTTTTTTGAATATGCTTATTTTTTCGAATAGATTCAATACAAGCATTAACTATATCTCAATCAGAATCACAAAACAATAAAATTTCTTCTCCAAAATCTTTAGTTTTTAGATAATAAGCAAGATTTTCTTTAGTTAAAAATTTACTTATCATTTTATCTAAATCTACTTTTTGATAATAATCTGCTTTTTGCCTTGCTTTATCAATGCTTTCTCTTATAGATAAACCTTGTTTTCTAAAGATTTTAACAAAATCAAGACAATATCCTTGTTTAGCAGACGGTTTACCGCATTTTGGATAAAGAGTAAATGATTCTGGCTGCAAAGTTATACAATGTACTCCTGACCCAAGAAGAAAACTAGGATTAAATGATGATTTGAGTCCATTTTTATATTTTTCAGGACTTCCACCTTCTTCAGAATCGATTAGTTTAAGTCTACTATTAGATATATAAGATCGATATTTATTTGAAAAATATTCTTCATCAGAAATCTTAGCATGTCGAACAGTGTTGTATAGAGGAATTATTTGAAAATCAAATAAACTAATCTGCTTCATTTAAAATTTCTTCGATTCGTCTAATAGGAAAATGTATATTAATTTTTCCATTTTCTATTTGAATAATTGTTTCGTCGTATTCTGCAAACGCTGTCTCAATTATTTGTTCTATATTATCATTAAATTCAATACAGCTAAGGTTATCTAAATCAAGATTTGCTAAATCTTGATGTAACAAATTCCAAATTTTTGCAAATTTATTCCATTGTGATTTTGTATACTTAACTTGAAAAATATTATTTAAAAAAGTATATATTTCATCCATTACTTTATATATTTTAATTCAGAAACACTTTTAATACGATGATGACCTACATCATATCTTTTATTTGCATCAGTCGTTACTAGATAACAAAAAATTCCATTTTGTTTACATTCTTTATATGTAGAAAATTTATCATCTATATGTACTGTTACACCAAGCTTTTTTAGTGTTTCTATTTTAGATACATTCCAAGGTAAACTATAGATTGGAGCTTTTGGAAGATTATTTTTCTGAATCGCTTCTTGAGTCCATTCTACTGGAATACTACGAGCAGTAACATAATAATCTACTTCAAATGGAATTTGAGATTTAATTGGCATATTAACCCAGAACTCTTTATCCTGTTGAAGTTCTTTTAAATTATCTGGCATATTATAATCAGCATTCCAATAACTAGATAGTTTAACTCCAAATCTAGACTCATAAGATCCTAGAAAATCAAACACTACATCATCAAGATCACAAGAAATGACAGGATTATTAACTTGTTTTATTATTCGATCATCTCCTTGAGGAAAAGTTTGATAATAATCAGCAAGAATAAGAGCATTCATAGCTACTTCTGCTATATTTAACAAACCTTCTTTATTATAATCATTTCCTTTCTTAAATTCCATTAAATGATATTCAAGAGAGTTTAATACATCACTCCATTTAAGTCCTTGAGTCCATTGATTTTTCTGATACTTATTTAATTTATCAGTAAAAACTTTATGTACTTCTTCAAGTCCAAAATTTGGGATTAAATCATATCTAATTTTGCTCATTGATTTCTATATTTTCAGGAGTATTTTCTCCTCCATGTAATGCATCAATAAATACAGAGGATAAAGTTTTAATAAGATTATTATTTGCTTTTGGATCTTTTACTTTAAATACTGGATTATAATCCAAAGTATCTGCTTCTTTATCAAACTTAAAGTTAAAGATTACTTTATCTCCTGTATCTGGATTTAAAAATGTAACAATTGCTTTTTCCATATAAATAAAGGGAGAGAACTTTTACTTATTCTCTCCCTGTGCATAAGGTTTAATTAATTCGTAAAATAGTTCTTTATCTATTATTACGCATTCTCCAACAGTACAGATATTTACTTCTTTCTTCTCTTGTTTTGCTCAAATAATAGCAAATTTTTTATTATCTACAGAAGATTGTTCTCTAATCTTAAAATATTGAGGAATTGCAATAGTTCGTTTCAATTGAATTTCAACTGGGAGTTTACTATCTTTATCAATAAGATCTATTTTGTCGTCATCTTTAGATTTTGATTCTGACCTTGCTGTAACAACTCCTGTGAATCCAATATCACGTAATTCTTTGGCTATTTGACGCTCATAGTTGCTTCCTTTTTTTTTTAGAGTAAGATCCACTACGAGACCTCACTCTTTTCATATTTGTATCTGTATCTGTATTTGCCTTTACTAAATTTTCTGTAATTGTTCTAGATTTTGTATTACCTTTCATTTTATTGTACATTTTTGATTTTGATATAAAACATTCTTAGTTATTCCTTTTAAATTATTAATAATGTTTTGTTTAGGAATTTTTGCTAAATTTGAAAAAACCGTTAATCCTTTTTCAGAACAAATTAAATTATCATTTTCATCATATAATTCCAATTCTAATATTCTAGAATCACGTTTTATATGATTCGTATCTTTTGGATAATATGTAAATAAATATTTATCTAAATACAGTTTATTAGTTTTTGCTAAATCCGAAATTTGAGCTTTATAACCATCAATAGAAGATCTATTTCCTAAAGGAATATTATGGTTTTTACAAAAATTAACCATATCTATTAACGATATAGCTTCGAACAATAGTTTATCATTACAATACAAATAAACGTTATTACAAATAAGTAAATTATCTTCTAGTTTAATTATTTTTGCAATATCACAATGTTTATAACCTTTATTATTATGAGAATTTAGCGTTTTTGTATATGGTTTAATTTTATCGTGTTTTTCTAAAGATCACATAAAATTTTTATATTTTTTACGTTCACCTTTTAAACAACGACACAATCCTGTACTAGATAATACTAATTTCTCTTCTGCTTCGGCTGTAGAAGATCATTCTTTTATTAAATTTCCATCTAAATCATATTGATAAAGTTTTGGAAGTTTTTTTCTATTTGTTTCCTTTCGTTTATTAATTGTTTTTTCTTGTTGAACTCAACCTAAATTTCCTTCTCCACCTTCAGTAGCATTAACTAAATTACAACCTAAATTTTTATAATATGAAATTCAATATGTTTCTTTTGCTTGACTTTCACATCATTTACATTCATCAATTTGTTCAATAACTGGTTTTAAGTTTTTATTAATGATAGAGAGAATTCAGTTAGTTCTATGATTTTTCTCTCTTTTACATGCAGAAATATGTTGTTTTAAACGATATTCTAATTTTTTAACTGTTTTCCCAACATAACGAATTTCTTCTGTTTCTGGATCTTTTAAAACATACAAAAAAGTTTTTGTATTTGGATCATTTGGAGTTTTACTCATATTTTTAGTTGTTAATTATTAAACTTATTCCAAATACAAAGGTAATAAAAATTTTTGTAAATTACAAAAAAAATAAATACTATTAAATTAATAAATCTTAGAGATAGATAATAGATTTATAATTTATAATATTCTTTAGCTTGTCGTATTAATTGTTGAGTTTTCTTATCTCCATATGTTTTTCTAAAGTCTGAAAAATCTTTACATCCAGAACTTTTTGGAATTAGAAGTATGTTTAAATCAGGATATTGATTTCTAATTTTAATAGAAGCTTTTAAACCCGGTCTATCATTATCATAAAGCAAAAATATATGTTTAAACTTAGATTTTAATCGCCTATATTGATTTTCGGTAACAAATAAGTTTTCAGAACAAGGTGCAATAGCGGTTATACCATATTCATATAAACACATCACATCTTTCATAGACTTAGTAATTACTAAGATGTCTCCACCGTCTCTTGGTAATTGTTGTGCGCCTTGAATCTGTAAACTTCTTCAATTAGATATAAATCTCAGGGATTTGCGACCTGGATAATAAATTCTTCACTGTTCAATATCTTGTTTAATGCCCCCATAGTATCCAAAAACGTATTGGTTATCTGAGACTATTCCAAATAAATTCCCATTTAAAAACACATTTTTACAAGAAAACACTTTAAATTTTTTCAAAGTTGGAACTGTTATCCCATATTTAGCTCACCATTGAATATCAGATTCTGTAAAATCTCTGATTTCAACTTGTATAATAGCACCCTGTTTATCTTCAAGTGTTTCTTTTGGCTCTATTATTTTATTTTTTTCTAATTTAGGAAAGGATTGAATTCCAAAATCGTTGGCTGCAATATTTAACGCTTTTTGATATGAACACTGATATTTATTCATAACAACATAAATCCAATCACCAGTATAATCAGAACCAAAATCTTTTACTATTATACGTCCTTTAGAGTTTTTATAATATGAAACAGTTGGTCTATGATCAACACGATTTTTTGCTTTAAATAAACCATTTTTTATCGGAACACCGTAATACGTTGACATTAATGTTTCTTGAGATATTTTAGATTCAATTAATTCTTTTGTAATCTTAATTGGAAATTTAATCTCTAACATAATTTAATGTAGTAACCTCTACAAATAGTTCCTAATTTAGCATGTTTTCGTAACATACCATCTTCTTTATAATTTAAAAAATGCGAAGCATCTGTAACTGTATTAAAAATAATTTCTTCAGAAGTATTTGCATCAATTAAAATAATTTTTCGAGTGTTTTGTTTTTTAAACTTAATCAAAAGTAATTTATTTAAATCCTTTTCTTTAATTCAATAAAAATCTCCGCCTCTTGTTTTTCTACTAATTGCGTTTTCAATAACTTCTCTATTTAAATTATTTTCATTACTAGCTACTGCTATTGAAGCATAGATTTTGATAATATTTAGATTCGTATCTAATTTAACAACATGCTTTTCCATGATTCTTTGATTATAATCTTGTATGATTTTATCTTTTATTTTAAGTCCGTCAACAGAAAAGAAAAAATATCCTTTACAAATACGTTTATCTACAGAATGTGAAATTACCGCAGGATCAAATTGTAAGTCTTTTGCAGCATCTACAATACAATCATAACGCTTAATGAAAGTATTATTAGTTGTATATAAATATACTTGTTTTAATTGTGATTCAATACGATATCCTAACATACCTTCTCCACCATCAGTAATATTATAAGAGATATTATGGATTTTATATCACCGTATTAAATAACGTTCAGTATATTTTGCTTCTGTCTCAGAAACATTCTCTAAAATAATTTCGTGTTTAAAATTACTTCATCCATATTTTTGAATTGCAGCATTAAAATGTGGTTGATTATTTTTTGTATAACCTTTTCCGTTTTGTCAACGTTTTGTTACTTTTTGTGCTGTAATTCCAATATAAACTTTACCAGATGGAGAAGTATGTCGATAAACTAGATACGATCGCACTTAAATTACAGTCTTAAAACGGAAGGTCATCGTTTTCATCCTCTCCAAGATCCTCGCGAAGCTTATCTGCTACAGAGGTATCCTTAGTCTTCATATCAGTAGGCTTAGCTTCCTTAGCTGCCTCAATCATCTTAAGTTCACGATCATTAAGTGTAAGATCATGACCTATAAAACGAGTACGAATAGTAAGATTACCATTCTTAGAAATACCTGCTACGAAAGTAGGAATTCCATTAAATCCATTATTCTGAGGAAGAAGCTTAACCTCTACTTCATCTCCAATGAATTCATCAGTGAGCTTCTTAATAGTCTTAACAATCTTAGCAAAAGATCCTTCAAGAGCAATCTTACCTTCATCGAGATCCTTTACAAGCTGAAGATTAAGTGCTTCGAGAATCTGACGAACAGAAATCAAGAAATGATCTACCTGAGAAGCAGAAGGACCCCACTGCATTTCCTGTCTTTCATCGCTCTGTGGCTCAAAGAAATTATGCTTAAATTCACCATAACCATCAACGTCAAGTTTGAGAACCATTACGTTTGCTTCACCATTCTTAGTATTAACAGTATCATACTCTATACCACTAAACTGTGCCTTGTGAATACCTGCACCAAGAAACTTGCCACCTTCTGTAGCACCTTTTGTCTGACTAAATGAAAAATTCATACTTTAAATTAATTTTAAACGTTTAAACTTTAATTAAAATGGCAGATCCTGATCGTCCTCTGCCTGAGACATAATATCATTGATCTCTTCATCTATTTCTGATGAATTAAGATCTTCAAGCTCTTTCTGTTCATTCTCTATAGAATCATTTTCTTCTTCTACTTTAACGAGTTTGAACATGTTTTCTTTAAATGGTTCAAGCTTGAATAAATTTCCATATATTTTAAGTGTTGAGTTTTTATTACCACGGAAAGATACTGTATTACTTCCTGTAAGTTTACATCCCTCCTCTTTATCGGTAAAAACTTCACTTCTCCCTATTAATGGGAATGTATTATGATTGTTTTCAGTCCAATAGTTTACTTGTATTCTATCGCCGACTTTAGCGCCAATCATTTCAACAGTTTTTGGAGTTAGCTTTATCTTGTTATCCATAAGTTGAACAAGAGGCTCTCCTTCATCTAAATTTACTTTAGACAAAGAAGTAACTTTAAGGTTAGATACCTTTTGAGTTACTTCATCAAAATTAAATGATATATTTAACATTTATACTAGTTATTTTCTAGACTTTTATATATTCTTTCCCAATGATATTGTATAGTTCCATCTTCTTGCATTTCGCCTAATACAACATCTTTATTACGAAGATGTTCTGGTCTACTACCACATTCTATGAATTTATCATTAGAATTAAATGAAAGTATAGTATTAGAATCATCATCTCTAGTAAGATAGCCAATAGCGTCTGATTTAGAGCTTAAAACGCGTCCTGTCTTCAATTATGTTATCTTTAAAGTTTTTTATCTTTAAATTCTTACAATTTCTTATAAGTTCAGCGTACATTTTTAACTTATATTAAGTTATCGGGCACTCTTGGAAGTATTATATTCTCTATATAGAGTTTCAACTTCTACGCGTTACGATTCTAAAAAGTCGTTACTCTTTTTAGTTATCTCGATATTAGCATACTCTGAATCTACATCAATATTTAAATTATCTTTAATTCATTGTTTAGCCTTTACCGATATTGTCCGATTATGATCTACGTAATCACTTACATAGACGGCAAAATTATTATGTTCTTTAAAAAAGTTATATTTTGAATATTTTCGTTCTAGATAAATTTTAGCATCTTTATATATATAATTTAATAATCTAACACTACAAGTTTTATTACATTTTATAGATCAAACATTATCATCATGTCTTTTATCATGATGTCAACTAAAATGAATGTTTTCTTTTGATAAAATTTCTTCTAAACTTTTACAAAATTCCTTAGTTCCTACAAAAGATGTACATATGGTAAATCTTTGTTTTTTAGTATCTGAATAAGTATGTGATAAACATCCATCTCCGTCAAAATATCCTCGAATAAAAGCTGCATATAATCTTTCTGGAAGAATATCTTTTGATGGAAATTTTAAAGTTAAAGATTTTTTTGGAGTACAACCACATTTAATTAAATCCTCTTTAAATTGTTTATTACTAACATTTATTCTACATCTTCTAATTTTAAAGTCTAAACGAACACTAGAAGAAGATTTTAAAAACGTTTTAAATTTATTTAAATGTTCTGCATCTAACAATTGTAAAGAAAGTTCAACTTCATTATCTCTTGAACTCACAGCTCCATCAGCATATAAAAATCCCAACCAATATGCTTTTTCTTCTGAATTTATCTTATTAAATACTGTATTATCAAAAGAAACTGGAGTTGTGTTTCCTCCATTTTCATTTATTATTTTAGCTAAAGCATTTTTATGAAATCCATATTTTTCTACAAGTTTATAAATTGGGATTCCAGAATTAAAATCATCGAGTAATTCTTTAATATGTTTCTTTGTTCACACAGAATAATCAAAAGTTCCAGATTTAGGAAAATCTAAGTTTAATAGTTTCTTTTTATTTGTTCATAATGCTGTAGAAAATCCTAATTCTTTACAACTTTTATTAAAAGAAATTCCATTATAAAAATTTTCAACTAATTGCTTCGCTATATCTTTTGTTAATTTTGTTTGAGATTTATGTTCGATATTTTCTATAAAATATTTATCTATTATATATAAATCTACTAATTTTTTATCTAAATTTAGTTTATTAGCTATTTCTGTAGAATTTAATCCTTTTGTATAATAGCTATTGATGTTTTCTTTTTGTAGTTCAGTTAAATTCATATTTTTTATATTATTATTGATTAACAATACAAATATATGAATTTATTTTTAAATATCAAAATAAAAATTTTAACAGAAATAAAATTTACCTAACAGGTCGATTTGCTTGACTGTAACGTCACTATTAGCTATTGCCGCGTCTTTAACGTGACAAACTAGTATGATATTAGGAGCACATTTAGCAACAGAATCAATTACTGTTTCCATTGCTTTTCTAAGATATGAATATCCTGCTCCCATACTAGCATCGAGAACATCATCACCAGTAAACTTGCTACCTGCAGGTGTTTCTTTAAACATCTTAAGGGCAAGAGGTTTAACCATATCTTCAAGAGCAGTTATAGTATCAATCACAATAAACTGATAGGGATTTCCAGCCTTTTTAATAGCTTTACAAACTTCTCCAATATCAGAAATTGTTTTACATTCAACCTTCATTGCTTCAATATATGCATAACCACTCTCCAAATCTAAGATTAAAGCGTTTGGAAGGGATGCTAAAGCTGTAGATTTACCTATCTTACTTTTTCCGAATATAATTAAATTACGTGGATCCTGTACAGAAGCAGGAATTTTACTAGTTGGTAATTCTATTGACATTAACTAAAACTTTAAAATAAGTTCTTTTTTCTCAGATTTATTCTGAGTTTCATCTTTTACAGCTAAATCTTCTTTTTGTTTATTTTCTTGTTTTAATTTACATGGAATGTTTGTTGACTCATCACAGTATTGTGTAAAATCAGTTATATCTTTTCCAGGTTTCAGCTCATTTCACCAACCAACTGAACCATAGAATGCCATGCCTATTACTTGATTTGCGATTCCATATCTATTCTTGCTAATTATACATGACCTAAAATATTGTTTCATTCCATCATTTCCTAGTATCTTATAATCACGATAGCTAGTAAGTTTTTCTCTGAATGGAAAAAATAACTGAAGAACTACATCTGCGTCTTGAATTGGACCACTTGAATCGCGAACGTCATTCAATCCTGGCTCAGAAAGATCTGCTTTTCTACGATCCATAGAAGAAGATTCTCTATTTTGTTGCATAAGAACAAAAAATGACATAAGATACTTTCTTTTTATGGTAACCATATAAGAAGATTCTAAATCCATTTCCTCTTTAAGAGATCTTCCGTCTTTTGGTTGACTTAAAGATAGATGATCTATTACTCCAATTAATTTTTGTTTAGAATTATTTGGAATATATTTAGATTTACCATCAATTGTTTCATAATCTCCATGTTCTTCTGCAAATTTAATAGTTTCTCTATATAAAACGTTTGCATTTAAACCAGCATCCAAAATAGTTAAATATTGACTAATTGATTCTAACCATTTTTTAGCCTTTTGGAGACATTCATATTTATAATCGTCTAATGGTTTTTCAAAAGACATTATATCATTAACAGTTAAATAAATTCCAAATTCTTCTGCACAGTAAAGTCCCATTAATTTAGCTAAAAGTATTTCACTAGAAATCTCTAAACTAAAATAAAGAAAATACACTGGTTTATCTGGAGTTATATTCTTTAAGATATTATACATCATAAAAAGAACATATGCAGTTTTACCTACTGAAGACGCAGCTGATATTACATAATATCGTGATGGTTGAATTCCACCAATTAATTTGTCGAGTTTCGAAAGACCTGTAGATGTACCTAAATTATTACCTTTACGACCTTTCTCAATCATATGCCAGAGAATATTAAGATCACTCATTATATACTTTCATATACATTAAATGAACTAGATATCTCTCCTTGCATATTATTTTCTTTTAAATATTTTAGTTCATCTCACTTATGACTTGCAACAAATTCTAATAGTCCTATTCGTATTTGATCGTTTTCTTTACCTCATTTTACAAGTTCCATAATCTCCTTATGTTTTTCTGGATTATGCCCAATTGTAGCAGAATAGTAAAAATAAAATTCATCTAACGAATAAAATTTCTTAGCAATGTTGCGAAGTGACATGAGTTTCCCATTAATATTTAAAAATGGAGGATACTCGTTAAAGAGTTCCTGTCCCATTTCTCCAGATTGTTTATACCAAGACTTTATAAAGTTTTTATTAAACTGTATATCATTTGGTACATAACTTTCTGCATTATATGATTTAAGAATGATTCCTTTATTTTTAAGGGAATTAAATAATTCTCTTAATTTTTCTTTTCCTCCATTAGAAAATCATTTACCAAGATATTCAGAGTGATTTTCTTCATCTCTTGCTAATAGAGTCATATAAATAAGGAAAAATTCATCAAATGTTAAATTATGTGCTATACAAATATTCAAAATAGTATTTAATTCCACTTAAATAAATTTAAAACATTCACATAGCAAAATTGTTTAACGTCGGTTTATCGACTTTATCAATATTTTAAAAAGCTATTCTGATATAATTAATTTTCCAGAACACCAATAACCATCAAAAGTTCGATGATAATCATCCCACTCTCCTAATCCAAACCATCCTCTATCAAGAGTACGTGCAAAAATTTCAACTTGTGGATACCATCGTTCATAAGACACAGCAAAAATAAAATAATCAGTTTCTTTATCATATAACCAATCATATTCTTTTACTGTTGTTTTCCAAGCCTCAATTAAATCTGGGTCTGCTTCTTCAAATAGAATAATATCTGTTATGAGAACTTGATATTTACGAGATTCAGTAATTTTACCATCATCATAACAATCATATTTCTTATACAATTCTGGAAGTTTAGTATCTATTTTTGACATCTTTTGTTATTTTTCTTTCTCTTACTTCTAAAGGTTCGTTATTTAAAACTTTTTCAAGCTGTTGCTCATTAATAACTATATAATTTCCAGATGCACTATTTGCGAATCACTTTTCTTCAACAGTACCTTTGATTACAAGAGTAAATAATTCAGCAATTTTACCTGGTTCATATCTCAAAATTCTCCCAAAACGTTGATTTTTTCGTATTTGAGAAGAATCTGTACTAAGAATAATTCCAACAGACAAACCTTTAATATCTACTCCAACATCACAAGCTTTAGATGTATTTAAAACTCCTGTTTGCTTAGAATTAAATTCTTCTAAGATTGCATCATTCTGTTTTTTAGATTTTTTAGAATGCAAAACATATTCATTTTTAGTAGCTAATTTTTCAGAATCTTTGATTGTCGCACTAAAAGTAATACATTTCTTATCTTTACGAGCATCAAGAATCTTTCTAGCTATTTCAAACTTTTTTGGATGTGACTGAACAAACATTTTACGTTTACGTAACCTATCCATTCATCCAAAACAAACTGCATCAAATTGTTTTTGATCTAAACCAAGTTTTTTAGCATATTTACGTCTTTCGATTATATTCGTGGTTAAAGTCATTCCTAAATTGAAGTCATATCCCATTTGAGAAAAGAATCCAATAAATTCTTGATTTCACTTATTATAATCAGAAAGATCTACGTCTAACATAACAACATATTCTTTTGCTGGAGAAGTTCATCCGTATAACATTCCTTCTTCTCTAGTAATTTTGTCAACTACAGGAGCATAAGCTTTAACTAAAACTTCTTTTCCATCTAATCGTTCAAGAGTTCCAGTTAAACAAAGAATCATATTATAATGAACACAATTAAATACTTCTGAAAATGTTACTGTTGGACAAATATGACACTCATCTTGAACTAAAAGATCTACATCTCACTCGTGTTTAACTACAGTATTAATAATTTGAACTTGTACATTATTTTGAAATCCATATTTATTAATAGATTCTAATCATTGTTCTTTAAGTACATCTGTAGGAACACTTACAAGGATTTTGGCATCAGGCTTAGCTCTAATTACTTTATTAATTGCAATAAGAGCACATCTTGTTTTTCCAAAACCAGGGAAATAACACAAAGTACCTTTACAACCAGCTTGAATTCATTTTTTGATACCTTCTTTTTGCCTATCTGTTCTAGATATCATTAAAATAGACTTAATTCTTTAATTTTTAAAGGCATTAATATCTTTTGGGCTTCACCTATATAATAATGATAATTAATCCTTCTATCCGCTATTGGAACGGGTTCATCTTCGAATTTATTTAATATTGTAACTCCTGAAGAGCTATTCATTAATATTCGAGCTAATTCATGTCGATTTTCATCATATTTAACTTTATATAGATAATAGCCATTATAAGACATATAATATCTATTTATATGCTGAATTGTTTTTCCAGCATATTCGACTTCAAAATCTTTACTAACCTTTTGATAAGTCAAGAACATTTTTATATCTTGACAATTTTTAATAGTTTCTTCACATGGAATTCCTTCAACGAGTTCTTTATTTACAGCATGAGCAATGATTCTTGGAGCCATACCTTTACCTAAAGAAAGTGATTCAAGAAATGCACCTTTACGCTTAATAAAACTAGGATCATGAGTTTCTGACCATCCTTTCATTACTCCAACATAATCATTAATTGCTGATTGATAAAAGCGTTCAAAATACTCAGTTTCCAATCCAATTTTAGTTATCTTACTTCATTCGGCAAATCTCTGTTTTAGGTGTTCTTCTTGATCTATTTTCATTATATAAAGAACACCATCTGTATTAGTTTGACAGATTTTACAGTCTTCTTCGTCTAATATTTCAAGTAACATCATCATCATTAGTTGCCCATTAATACGCATAGTATATGCAACATTATAATCACAACACCAAGAATAATCAGACTGAAGATTCCCACTTAACCCATTTATACTAAGTTTTAAAGTTGCGTCTTTAAGTTTTTCTTTAGCTCTTTTAGCTGCGACACGTTCTTCTTTGATTTTTCTATATACTTCAAGAAACTTGGGTCCTAAATGAGCAGGATATAAGTTATGCTCAATTAAAATCGTGGGATATAGACTCGTAGCATCACTATCAGCAAGAATATAACCTTCTTCTGGTTCAAATCCTTCAGGTTTATTAACACTATGAAGTCCTCCAACACCAAAAGTATGTAATAATCCACCTATAATAAATTTCCGTTCAAATGAATTATCTCCAGGTGTTAAAACTTGTTCTTTTAGTTCTTCAAGTAACTTTTGTAAATCTGGATTTTTAAATTTTATAAATGGAAATATAATATCTTTAAAGACAATTTGCTTCGGTTGTGTTCTAAGATCTTTAATTTGATCTCAAGATAATCCAGTTTCAGCCAAATACCTTTGTTTAAGAATTTCCATTCCAAGATTTACGCCGTCTTTATTAAGAGCTTTTATATGATATTCTTCTTCAATAGATAATCTAAGCTCTATATCTTTTTGACAACGATAGAGTAGTTCTTCAGTACTATTAACATCATTAATATTATAAAAAATCACATTATCGATATCTGATTGTTTTACAGAACTATTAAAATCTCCATCGTATTGAAGAACATTAGGAAATTCCATTGTCACTTGCATTTCTTTAAGTCCAATTCTAAGCTTGTTAGAAAATAACATAGCTAAAAGGTCAAGAGATTCAAAAAGATGAGCATATTTATATTTTTCAAGACCATTAAATCTATTTTTCTCAGAAGTTATAATTTTATCACTAAGTGCTTTTATAGATTTGATGATCTCTCATACAGGTTTTCTTATGAGTTCTTTTGCATGTATTAATAAAAAATTAATTAGTATGTCATCATAATGTTCGTTATTATATCCACACATCATTAATCTTTTATTTAAAAACACTTGAACAATCAAAGATAAATCGTTTCTACGATCTGAAATTTCATAGGAACGAATTACCTTTGATTCAGTATTCTTTATAGTACAAGTAAAAAGGTTAGGAAATACTTCTACATCATATACGAATACTGTTTTACCTCTAATTAACATCAGAAGTGGTTAATACAAAGTTTTTCTTTTCTGCTACTTTCTTGATATTAGACATAAGATTCTCTCACTTAGCAATATGATATTCTACATCATAATCAAGCAACAGAAGAATTTTATCTCTAAGAAGTGTAAGAGTTGCTGTTGGAAGACTAGATATTTTTGGATATTGATCAAGCTTTACAAGACTTCTAAATTCATTATAGCTTAAACCTTTACGATCAATACGAAGTTTTAAACTATTATTAAGTATAAGTCTCTCCTTAATAACATCCATAAAATCTCTCTGTTTTCCATCAACAAATTCTTGCAGTTCTTTCTTCTCTTCATTTGTTAGCCAAATACCTTGAGAAACGATAAACTTATCTGAAATAATCTTTCGATTAAGAGCATCAAGTTTATCAAAACAAGCTGAAAGTAATCTATCAATTGTTACTTTCTCAAATATTGTTGGAACATTTGTAAAAATAGTTGTAACGTAATCAGAATCCTTTAAATTAAGAGATGATTTCTGAGCAATAATAAAATCAAAAAGATCTTTATTTGTTTTAAACATCTCCAAAGTTAATTCATGTAATATATAACGCATAAAGAGCTCTGCATTAACATTTTCATAGGTACGATTAATGATTTGTTTAATAATATATTTACCAGGAGTTGTTTTCGTTTTACTATAAAGCATACTATTACAATGATCATAGCATTTCTGTAATTCGTCCTGATCCATGTCCATTAATCGTTTAGATGTTCCATTCTTATATTTTCATACAAGATTATTAACATCTGTTCTTGCTCGCTCTTTACTTGTTTCTATTGCTCTATTCAAGGTATCGCCAAAATCTGTCATATATATTTAAAATTTAAATTCTTTATTATTAATCTTTTCTTGTTCTTTTATGAAGTTCAAAAAATAGTTTGCTGTATAGTTATAATCAACTAATGTTCCTGTATCTCGTCTATAATATTTTTCTCCTGCGTTAACTATATCTATTTGAACATAACCTTTATCTCCAATTTCTGGAAAAGGACCATTTCAATTTGGAAGTTTGCAAACCATTATATATTTATCTATACTATCATTCGGTTGTTCTAAATCCGAAAATACATATAGCGTATATTGACCTTCTTGTTTCTCTACTAATTCAGCATGAAGTGTTTTAATCACTCTAATCGTTATCTCCAGTATATACGTTCATAATAGATTTCTCCTTTCTGAGCCATGAACCCTCAGATTCAGCTATATCAAGCGCTGTTCTGGATATACTCTCTTCTTCTACCTGTTCCGGAAGCAATTTACCCTCTATGGGGCTATTTCCCATAAGCCAAGCAAAAGTAAACCAGTCACGTTCTGCAAAAGAGTTATCTACCATTTCTTTTATAAGATTTGTCGTTTCAATTTCTTTATCGACAGTCATCTTAAATGGAGTTACTGGATCATCCCAATCTTCTTTAATTTCAGGAACTTCGGGATAAAGAACTGCTGCATCATTATAATTAAGATAGTTAATTATCCAATCATGATGAAGCTTTTCTTCTTCAGCTCTCTTTATATAATATGCTTCAAGAACTGCAAGTCCATTAATTCCATAATAATTGGCAAATGATCTGTAAAGATTGTGATTATAAAGTTCATGTGAAAGCTGTCTTAGAAGAAGATCTATAGTTCTATCACTAAGTGTACAAATTCTTCTTTTAAGACCTTCATTTTTGGCATTTGTTTCAGGTGCCATTTCCTGTGTAGGCTGAGGACTATCCATGCCCTCGTTTTTTTCTTTTAGTTTCATCTATATTATCAATTTTAGATAAAACAAAATACTTATTACCCTTGTAATAAGATAAATCTTTTACTTCTTTCTCTGATGTAAATGTTTTCGAGTCAGCTAGATGATAATATTTAAATCCATTATCATTAACTGACTCAAAGATTTCCATTAAATAGTAAAACATTACCAAATTTCAATTCGGTAAATATTAATATGAAAATTAAAACTATATTGCTGTTCTAATAAATTATATAAATCAGAAGACATGATAAATTGATGTCCATCTACATAAAAGCGCATATCAAATGCATCATCTGTAGTCATATATCGATTTATATCTTCTTCATTAAATTCAAAATTACCTAGTTCAGCAATAACATCATACTGTTCATAAAAAACTATTTCAATTTCATCTCTATCTTTAGCAAACCAAGCCAGTATATTTTCAACTCTTTCATCTAATTGAATTTCATTAGCATAAGTATGTTCAACAACTGGATACCAATGATTAGCTAATTTCTTTATTTTTATCGGAATAATCATATTTAATATTTATTGGATCTTGTGGCAGATTCATACATGTTGCAGCATGACAAGCAAGACGATCTGCATATTCATTCATAGAATGATTATTGTGTCCTTTTACTCATTGAAAAGTGACAGTATGATAATTTAATAAATCTACAAGTTGAAACCATAAATCTAAGTTTTTCTTACTTAAATCTTGTTCCTTAATTCATTTTTTGTAATACTCTCCATTAATAGAATTTACAACGTATTGAGAATCTGAAACAATTGTTAATTCAGTTGGATTTGGAAAATATTTAAGTGTTTCAATCACAGCAAGTAATTCCATACGATTATTTGTTGTATTTAGATAACCTTGATATATTTTATCTATACAACGCCCATCATAACAAATTACTGCTGCGTATCCTCCTCGTTCTCCGTTATTGATACAACTTCCGTCTGTATAAACTTTTCATCTAGTTTTAGACATTGATCAAGTATGTATTCAAAAAGATAACAAACTGCTTCTTGATCTCTTACATCTACTCCAACACTATTTAAAATATAAAAAGTAGCATGTAAAATTTCATGACATTTTGTTTTTAATGATGCATCAGAAGGATATCAAATATAAATAGTTGATTTAGGTTGAAATGTTGATCCTAAAGATACACCACAATAACAATTTTCTAATTGACAACATTCTTTAGTTTCAATTAGATTTAAAGCAGTATCTTCTTCTCCAATCAAAAGTACAACTGTTCAATCATAAATAGGAACCGTAAACGGCCTAATTAATAATTCCTTTTGTTGTATTTTCAGATTCTCCTGCATTATCAAATTCAATTTTTGAGTCATCTACATATCCTGGATCAGTATAAGATAAAACTTGTCCAAGATATGTAGTATCTGTTTCCTTTAGAATTTCTTGTAGTTTATCTATAAATTCTGTTAAGTTTTCTGTTTCAAAATGTCCTTTTAAAAAGAATGTAAACATTTAGAATTTCAAAGTACGTTCCTTCTCATAACGTTCCATAAGTCGATAAGCTACATCAACAGTAACGTCTGAGATCTTTAAGCTTTCTGGAACATGAATTTCGCATACTGGATTGTTAAGTGCCCTCTCATAGCTAAGATTACGTCCAACTTCCTTACTGAAAGAATCCTTAGATGAACATCTTGCTACTCCAAAACGCAAAGTTCTAGTTCCTTCATCAAGAATACTACAAACTGTATATCTTGGCATATAAACAGGCTTTGCATTCATTGTTCTATTAATAGCTCTAACTGAACCATTAGCATCAGTATAAACCATCTTTGAACTCTTTACAACAGGTGTGCTATAAACAAACTTTGCACGTGAATCTTTTCCATTAAACTCTTTCATAATTTTACTTTTTAAAATTAAAATAAAAAATAATAAGTATTATTGATAAAATAAGATCAATTATCATTATAAAAATAAGAGGACTAAGTATCCAAAACCAAGTCCAGCAAATTACTCCAGTGATTTGGAGAACTATAAAAAGGATGGTCAATAAAATTGCTAAATTCCATCCTGTACAACCTATTCTTGCCATGTAAAATAATATGGATTATAAGTCGGAATATATTGTTCGTTGAGATAACTTACTTGGCGTACTAAAGTACCATTTTCAGATTTTTCCCAATCATGATTAGCAGAATGTAGGTGCCCGCATAAACAATATTTTACTTTCTTATTTTCTATTGCTTCTCTTAAAGGTTGATTTCCTATACTATATGGCTTTTTTCCTAATTCATACCAACCAAAACATTTATCGCACAATCCGTAAGGAGCATCGTGACTTAATACAATATCACAATTTTCTGGAATTTCAGAATATTTTTCTTTAAGTGCATCATCACTTAACATATTCCACCAATTTCCAAATATTGTACAATAAGGAGTACCAAAAATCTTTAATTCTTTTATACCTTCGTCATCATCAAGATATTCAAAAGTATATTCTTGATTATGAAGATATACAGCCCTTCCTTTACATGGAGCTATTATGTTAGAATAAACACTAGGTGATTCTTCTCCCTCTTGTGCGAGATAGACGCTATGATTTCCACTTATAAATATAACTTTACTCCATACATCTTTAAATGGAAGATTAAGAACCCATGGTACAAACTCGTTTTGATACCATTTCTTTTGATAATGATGATTGTGATTTTTAGCTGGTTCAAGATCTCCAGCAAGCAACATTAAATCAAATGGTTTAGTTATCTCCGGTAAATGACCATGAAAATCAGAACTAGCTACTATGTCTAACATTAGTTACCAATATTTACGTCAACGATAGTCAACGGTGCGATTATACAATCAGTAGTTAAGAAGAGGTCAGTAATAGAAGCTGCATGTTCAACAGCAAGCCTATCTGCTTTAGCTGGATTTATAATACCTGCTTCATACATATCAACAAACTTTTCAGTATTAGCATCAAATCCTTTCCAAATAGATGGATCTTTTAGAATATCAAAAACAATGCTATTTAGAAAATCTACTCCAGCGTTTTCACAAATTGTAGAAATAATTATTGGAAGACTTTCTATACATGCTTTATAGCCATTCCATTCGTCTTTATCTGAAATACTATCTGGATTAGACGTAATTTGGTATCCACATCTATAGAAATCCAATCCTCCACCAGCAATTATACCTTCCTCAATAGCAGCATAAGTAGCAGCAACTGCATCGTCTATGCGATCTTTGGTTTCCTTCATCTCAATTTCAGTTTTACCACCTACTTTTATACGAGCAATTCCTCCAACTAACATTGCAATTCGTCTCTTTAAGAAATCTCGATAAAATTCTCCATCCATCTGAGAATCTTTAATCTCAGTAAGTTTATTTTGGAGTTCTTTTACACGAGAATCAATCAAAGACTGAGCTCCTTCTCCATCTATAATAGTAGTAGTTTCTTTAGTTACTATAACTCTTTTAGCTCGACCAAGCATATCCATAGAACAATCAGAAACTTCAAGCCCAGAATCATAACTAAGATAAGTTCCATCAGTAACTATTGTAATATCTTGAAGAACTTCTTTTCTGTATTCTCCCATAGATGGACATTTAATAGCACATACTTTAAGAGTTCCCTGAAGTTTATTAAGTTTTAAATTCTCAATAACTTCGGAATCATAATCCTGTGCTATAATTAAAAGACTTTTTCCATTCTTAGCAAGAGGTTCAAGAATATTTAAAAGATCTCTAGTTAACTGAATTTTATGGTCAGTAATAAAGATATAAGGATTTTCAAGAACGCATTCACCTTTTTCTTCATTAGTGATAAAATGTGGTGCTTCATATCCTCTATCGAATTGCATTCCCATTACAACATTACAAGTAGTTTCAGAGTTACTAGATTCTTCTACTGTTATTACTCCTTCTCTACCTACTTTCTTAAATGCGTCTGCAATTAATTCTCCTATTACTGAATCATTATTTGCTGATATTGATGCAACATATTTAATGTCTTCATCTTTAAGTTCACGAGCGTTTGCTTTTATATATTCTATTACTTGTTGAATTGCTCTATCAAAACCCTTTTTAAGCTTAATTGGATTTGCTCCAGCTTCTATCTCTTTATATAGAGCATTTATGAAGGCCTGAGCAAGAACAGTTGCTGTACTGGTGGCATCACCTACTTGTTGAACAGTACGAACAGCTGCTTCTTTTATTAATTGAGCACCAGCATTAGCAAATTCATCAGCTAACTTAATAGATTTTGCTACTGTTACTCCATCTTTTGTTACATGTGGAATCTCATTAGGTTCAGTAATAATAACACTTCGACCTTTTGGTCCAAGAGTTACTTTAACTGCATCTGCTAAAAGATTAATGCCTTCAAGCATCTTCTTTCTCGCATCATTATAGAATTTTACTTCTTTATTTAGCATTTATCCTAAATATAAATAATCTACATTTAAAGAGATCTTTTCATAGTTTCTTTTAGAGATATAATCATTTACACTATCTTCACTAGTAGAAACAAAAGCATAATCTATATGTCCATATTCTTCAATAACAGAAGCAAGTGTCTCTCCAGTTTCAATTATATCATCAACAAAAATCACAATTCCTTCTGGTTCCTGTCTAGCGTAATCATGATGAGTTACATGTTTACGTGATAGAATGATCTTAACATCTGTATAACCTGCATTATACAGTCCATTGATAACATAGCCACAACAAATAGCACCAGAAGTTCCGCGAGCAATTAATGTAATTGTATCTTTTTTATTAGTATTAAATAAAATTTCTAAAATTACTTTTTCTAGATAATTTGCTGCCATAATAAAGTTATTTCCAAAAATTGGATAAACAACTTCACCACATTTTAGTTTCTTAACTAACATAATTTAAGATTTGTATTTATTTTCAATTACAATGTATTCTTTTTTCTTAATTAAATTATTCCACAAATCAATAAACTGTTGTTCTTCTTCTGTATTTTCTCCAGTATTATATTGAATTAATTCTCCTTCAGAGGTTTCTTCAGTAATTGTATCAGGAGTATTCCCTTCCCAAACTATTTTTTCATCATATTGAGATGCCAAAGCTTGATAAACTGGAGATTCCTGTAAAGTTTCTTTAACAAGATCTGCAGACATTCTAATAATTGATTCTTTAGATGAATTTAAGATACTCATAAGAATTGTAGAAATAGTACTAACTAGATCTTGTGCAGAATTAACAGGATGTTCGTTTATTAAATCATGAAAAATTTCAAGGATTGATTCTCTTTCTTCTGGAGATACTTCTAAGTGTATTTTCATTAGAATCCAATTTTCTTTTTAGTTTCTTGTGATTTATAATTATCAGATATTTCTGAATTATATATTTCGGCAAGAGTCATTTCTTTTATTTCTGGGAGATTAAGTTTATATTTCTTATTAAGAGCTGCAACCTTTTCTTTACAAAGTGGTCTAAACTCATAATTTGCATAACAACGACCTTTACGAAGAAGAGCTTGATCAATCTTATTTATATCTGCATTAAATGTACAGATAAACTTAATATTAAATATATCAGATAATAAACCATCTGACATATTAAGAATATTTGCTATTGCTCCACCAAAAGTATTTTCTGATCGCTCCATAAGAATCTGTTCACAGTCTTCCAAAATAAATATAGAATCTTTATGTTCCAACATAAATGCTATAAATTCTGGTTGTGCTAGATGTCCTGCGATCGCATTAGTAACAACTATGTATTCTTTTGGATGTTGTGATAGCAAATGACGAATCATTGTTGTTTTCCCTGAACCAATCTCCCCACGCATGACAATTAAGCCTGATTCCCGTTGATCTAAGAACTTTATAATATCATCGTATACTGGAAGAAAGTCATCATTATAATTTTCTTCTATACGAGCATCAGTTGGCTTAACTTTAGAAGTAATTGTGTAATAATCTCGTCCATCATACGCGATCAATTTAACTTCTGCTTCTTGAGGTTTCTCTTCTTTAAATGGAAGTTTAGATACAAGATCTTTTATCTGTTCGTTAAGCTGTTCTATATCGCATATAAAGAATGCAGAAATACTTCCAGATTTAATTTCCCAAAGAATGTCGTCATTAAAAACACAAATTCCAAGATCTTGATAATGACCATCAATATAAATATCTTCATCTAATTCTGGTTCTTCATCATCTCTATGAACTTCTTCTTCAACAGCACTTGTTTTTAATTCTGTTTTAGTTCTTGTAGACCAAACTTCTTTATGATTTGGAAATATCTCTTTAATTAAATCATCTGTAATTTTATCTACATCTACTTCTCTTCCATCAAAAGCATATAAAAAAGTACTTGGAATAGCACCCATCTTTTGCATATAAAAAGCAGACTTAGATAAATTACCATAACTATTTAAACATTTTGTGTAATCTATCATATTAATTTTTATTAAAGAAAAAACTCTTTTATATTCACTATTAACTGAAATAAATTTATTATTGGAATAATAGACATTAACATTAATACGTTTGCTGTTAGTAAGTCTATCCTTCCATTAGAATATTCTCTATTTGTAAACCATGCGTTTAATAAACATGGAATAATATAAAACATACAAAAATAAAACATAATAAGATAATTTAAGCCTTATTTCAGGCTAGAGTTAACTTAACCTTAAAATAAGGCTGAAAATGTATCATAATTGTCTTAGAGCAGGAGCTGAACGGGTCGAACGCTCACCTGAGGCTTTGGAGGCCCCCTTTACGGTTTTGAAGACCGCTGTGCTACCATTACACTAAGCTCCTATTAAAATAAAGAACTCTCTATTTGCTTAGATTTATAATCTCTCTAAATATTTGTTCTTTTAATTTCTAATACAAATATATAAAGAAATTTTTAATCTTACAAATTTATTTTTGAGAGTTCGAATCGGAAAAGAATGCAATTACTTTATCAGTAATTTCGTCGGTTAAACCAGTTTCATAATCAATTCCAAAGAATGGTTGACCTGGAATCATATCTGTACGATCATCGATTATACACCATCGATCATCTTTAGTTAAATGTTGATCTACCCAATTCTGAATTTCTTTACCACGACTTAATTCTTTTGGAGAAAAGATACTCATTTCAGTACGACCAATAATTACACCAGTTAAGCCAGCAGTATATAGTCTTTTACAAGAACAGTTAAAATCGTATCTCCAATCTGAAGACATAACAAGATATGCCCCTGTTTCAGAGCATATCCTGTTTAGCCTTTCAATACATTTTGGATCTAGATCCTCGTCTATTGCGTTTGGATGATATGATTGATACCAAGTCTCAGAATTAAGAGTTCCATCAATATCGAACATAATAAAATTAGCCATTATATAAACTTATAAAATTCAGCAGATTCAAGTTTGGCATAATCTCTTAGTTCTTGCTCAAAATAAGGAAGTATATACTGTGCTACTTTTTGTCGCATCCAAGCTGGAACTCCTCCGTAATAAGCTTCGGCGATAGATCCTGCAATAGCAGCTTGAGTATCTGCATCTCCTCCAAGACTAATAGCAAGTTTAATCGTCTCTTCGTATGAACGACCTTCAAGAAAACATAAAATTGCTTCTGGTACTGAACCTTGACATGTGGCATCAAATTTATAATCTGATCGTATATCATCAAGTTTTCTCTCAAGATTATATCCAAAATTATTAATAATATACGCCTTTATATAATTCTTTGTCTGTCCAATACGAGCGAGATAAATAGCAGATGCTGTAGCTTGAGCACCCTTTATTCCTTCTGGATCATTATGTGTACATTCAGCAGTAATCTTAGCATCTTTCATTACATCTCTAAGACAATGATTCATCCAAGCTACTGGAGAAACCCTCATTGCTGAACCATTACCGAATGAACCATAAGCTCCCATTTTAGGATCTACAAGCCACTTTCTAAACATTCCACCATATCCTACTTTTGGATATTTAAGGCCATACCAACGATAATAAGTTTCTATAGGGCTCTTTTTACCATCAACATACCATTTCATAGTAGCGATAGTCATTACTGTATCATCAGTAAATTTAGATCCTGGCTGAAACAAAAATGGATTTTTAGATTTAGTTCTATGATCTCCAAATTCGTAATAAGATCCGCAAACATCACCTATAATTGCTCCGTACATAATTTAATTATTTATAATAAGCATTAAATGAACTTGCACTTATTTGTTCTATATGTGCGTTTTTTCTAAATTCTTCAAGAGTTCTTGAATTACAGTAAGACATTGCTGAACGAAAATAACTAATAAAATTGTCACACCATCCAGCTAAAGTATATTTAATAGGAACAAGAGTTTCTATTCCTTCTGCTGTTTTTGTTGCTTCTCCACTTATTTCTGTTTGAGCTCTTTTTGTAGACATTCCATAATACTTACGTACTCTTTCGCCATTATGATTAAATATAACTTTTCCACAAGCTTCTTCACTCATAGCAAATATCTTACCCAACATTACATAATCAGCACCAATTGCAAGAGCTTTGATTATTTGATCAAAATTAGAGAATCCTCCATCTGCAACTATTTTTGGAATAGATCTATAAGGACTGTAATAAATATATTTTTCTCCATCACAATTTTTTCGTTCTTTTCCATTATACTCAGTTGAAACACTTACTGTATTCTTATGAAAAACTAATTTCTGAAGTAAAGAAACCATTGGATAATGAATACTCGAATTTGCCGAAGTAGTACAATTGTGAACAACAAAATCATTAGCGATATATTGATGCTCTTTTTCAACTTCAATATCAAAAACCTCTGTAGATTGATACTTAATTTCTACAGAGGTTATTTCTACAAAATTAATCATACATTAATTGTCTTATTTTATTTATTGTTTCTGGATTTTTAATATCATCTTTAGTTAAACGTAAAAATTTATATCCATTATCTTTAGCAAACTGTTCTTTTAATTGATCCCTTTCTTTTTCATCCTCTTTATGATATTTTCCTGTAGAATCATATTCGATTAAAACAGTTTTATTTATAAAGTAATCATAAATAACATATCCATCACTTAATTCAAACTTTTTTCCAAGTATAATTAAGTTTCCAATTTCAGGAAAATAAAATTTTAAAACTTGATAAAATTCAAATTCTTCATTAGAGTGAAGACCATAAGATAAATAAATATCTATTTCATCGCCATACAATCGTTTAAGATTTTTATAAACAGTTTCAGCAGATTTGGTTATTTTTTCATCATGTTTTTCGTTATAATATTTAACTAAAGAATGAATTGTATATTTTTGTGGATTTGCTTTAATCAAAAGATACATCCATGTATATGAATTATTAGATTCTGTTTCGATAAAACCTTTACTCTCTACAACAAAATTATATCGATAAAAATCAGTTAATTCTGTGATTTCTTTTTCTGTACAAATTTCTAAAGCAATTCATACTTTTTTAAGAGTTCTTTTATCTATATTATATTGTTTTGCTACATCTATTAAAGGAGTTTCTTTATTAGAAAACATTTGAAAAGCTTCTGTAAAAGTTTTTTCATCATAACGATTCTTATACCATTGTTTTACATCAAAAGTATTCTTTAAAGATGGCTTTATTTTTTCTTTTATTTCTTGATTCGCTTGCTTAAGCATCCGCCCCATACAAGAATCTGTAGCATATTTATTAAATTCCCAACGCTTTCCTCCCGTACGTAAATGTAACGGATTTCCACAACCACAAGGGCATATAGGATGAACTCCGTTGTATCAAAATTTAACAATATAATCTTCTAATTCCATTTGATGATCTATTTTAATATGAGATCTCAATTTTGCTTTACATGAACTTTCTTTTTCATATGTAAATTCTTTACCACAAATTTCGCATTTCAATGTTACCATATTTTTAAAATTTTATAAGTTATACAATGTGCTATAGTTGTACCTCAACTACTAATACAAAAATAAGTATAAAATTTTAAAAATACAAATAAATGTTACACAATTTTATCCTCTACCAATAAATATTCAGAAGTTAAATTTTTTGCTTCAATATAAAAAGAATACTCAGATAAATTATTTTCTGTTACTTTATCTTTGTCTTTTTTATTTATAACAAGAAATTTATGATCTGGAGTACATTTTATTTTATTATTTATCATTATTGTAGAATCGGTTGTCTTTTTAAAAGTAGAAACTACTTTTTGATTTCCAAAAATGGTTTTTACTTGTTCTCCAACATCAATATCTTCGATATTCTTTTTCGTTCCATTTGCCATTGTAACTTTTGTTCCAGCAACAAAACAGCAACTTCCACCACCAATTCCACAACGAACATAGTCTATTCCTGCTCTAGCATATTCAAAATATGTATCTGGATTAGCTATATTACCCGCCATTATCTTAATCTCATCTCCGAACTTTTCTTTAGCTTGTTTACAGAGATTAAGAAGCCTCTTCATATGACCATTAGCTATATCTACACAAACATAGATAGTTTGAATTGGATGATAAAAATCAATCAATCTTTCAAATTCAGATAAAGATACAGCTATAAAAGTTTTATTAGATAAATCTAGTCTAGTTTCCCAATTAACTGACCTTGGAATAATAGTATTTATCTTATTATCTTGAAACATCTTCCAGTTATTTTCATCTATAACTGAGGTCATAGGCGCAGTAAATAATGGAAGCATACCATTATCCAAATAAGGATTACATTCACTTCTATGTTCTATTTCAGAAATGTCTGCTGGAACAAGACAAATGTCGTTAAATGAAAGTAACATTTTAAATAACTTTTCTAATTTATATTAATAAAAAATTTTGGATAATTTTATTATGTATCTTCTTCATAATAAAACGACAAATATTGTAAAGCACGATGTATTCAATTGCATATATTATTTGTTCCAACTCTATAAGTGGATCTTGAATAAAAATCTTTTGGATACGGAACACCTAGATAACGCACATCTTTTGTTTTTACTCCTATTTGAGAATTAACATATTCTTCCATTTCAGGAGTAAATCCATCTAATTCTATTTTAATTTTAAATGGACCTAATTCTTTATTTATTTCCACAAGTTAAAGATTTTATATTTTCTATATATACTCTAACAGAGTCATTAATTAAAAAACAACCATATCTATCACTCCATTTAATAGAAGTAGTACGACGATCTCCAATTCTATATTTACGACCATCAAAAGTAATTATCTCTGCTATCATACACATATAAATTTTATTTTTTAACGTAAATAACCCTAACCAATTCTTTAATTGGAATTATAATAAATTCTGATAAATCATGAAATACTAATGTAATTAAAGTATCATTCTCTTCATATACCAGCCAATTCTTTTCTCCAATATAATAAAGAGTATCTTTAGTTACAATTCTATCTATTCTATAATTAGATTTATCAAAATTTGGTATATCGTAAATCATAATAAAAAAATAAGCTCCCAGTTTATTTACTGAGAGCCTTGTGTATTAACTGTTTAATTCTTGTATAAATCTAATCATTATATAACTTGCATATGAAGTCCCTTCATTATGTCAAGTGTTTTTTGATGCATTTCTGGATCATTAGATGCACAGCAATCACTATGTACTATAATTTCAGAACGAGTAAACAAATTCTGAAAATTTAAAGCAACAGATAGAACACACATATTTGTTACAACTCCGCAGATATGGATTTCATATTCAGAATTTGGATCTAAACCAAATGGACTTGCTAGTTTAAGACAATCATTTAAATTCCGAAAACCAAAAGCATCAACTTTAGCTATTTCACCAACCCGAACATTATCTACAAACTTTTTTAGTTCAGGAATTAGATTCCATCCTTCAGTTCCATATAAACAATGTGGAATTGGAAGATGTCGACCCTCTCTAGTTTGTGTGTATGTAGTATCACTATGTGTATCTAAAGTAAATATAACTGAAAGATTATCATCTACAAATTCATTTACTAGTTTAACAACATTAGGAACTATTGCTTTTGTATACTCATTACCAAGAACATTGTCGTTTATTAAAAAATCTTGCTGCATATCAACCACAACAAGAAATTTATTCTTTGTACTCATATTTATTTAAATATAATGTTTTATTATTAAATTTAATTATTGATCGAGTATATGGACGAGTTATTGGAATAACTGTTTCCACATATTTAGTTTCAGGAGTATCATAACATACAATTAATCTATTTTTAAATACTCCAGATATCCATCCATTATAAAAAATATTATCTATTACAATTATTACATCATCATATAAGCTAATATTTTCTAATGTTTTATGATCTTTTATTTGTGGTTCTTCTTTAATCCTCTTCCTCGTAAATAAACTCTTTATTTTTTCTACGAGATTCATTCTTTTTATGTTTTTTACTTGGATTTGATTTGTGTTTTTTAATTTTTTGTACTACCGGCTCATAGTAATCATCATTATCGATTTCATTAAGCCAGTCTTCTTTGTACTTACCCATTAAGGAAAATAAAAATTTAATTGTTAATAAATAATCTATTAAATATAAGCATACGCTCTGTGGACCCAAAAGTAATCGAAACTTCCACACGAACATTGCAAGTGTTCATCGCCAACCTTGGAACATGTGAGCCCAATTATTGATACTTTCCGCTACATAAATTGTTAATTTAGATGTTATAAGTATCAAAAAATCAATTATAACTATGAGCCTTCTACGTGAATCGAACACGTATCTATTGATTACAAGTCAATTATAATAACCATTATACTAAAAAGGCAATAAATGTTACTAATACGTAGCCAACGGAGCATTTTATGGTTGCACAACCTGGAGCAGAATACATAATTCCACACAGTACATGTTAAATAAGTATTATAAGTAACATAATGGCTTGCGGGAGTTGAAGGTAACGCTCCTCCGTACTCACGTTAACAGCGTGAAGTTCTACTTTTGAACTAAACTCCCAACAATCTACTTTATCCTACATACGAAAAGTAGTAAAACGTATCTCCATACGATGAGATTCATGAGCGACAGGGCTTCAAGATGCTACGATTCACTCGTCAGTGACTAATTATTGAGCGCCAGTGGGACTCGAACCCACGTAGAATGGCTTATGAGACCATGCTGGGACCATCTCCAGTCTACAGCGCTATATTGTATCGCATAAATGTTTATTTATAATATATCAAAGAGTACCTTTACTCTTTATATTATATTTTTTCATTAAATCTTTATAAGAAAGCCCAAGATGTTTATCGCTTCGAATTTGTTTTATTAATTCATTAGAATAAATTCTATTTGCTAACGCAGATTTCTTTATTCTTACTTTTTCTGGAATATCAAACATATTATCAGAATTAGTTCCAATTTCAATATTTTCCTCTTTATTGTTTAAAGAATTTCCATCTAAATGTCTAATAACCATATCTTTTTCATAAATCTTTTCTTTAAACTTTTTATATGCTTGAAATCTATGATGATATACCTTAATATTCTTTCCATTTAACTTAAAAGAAAAATATAAATAAGGTTGTTTTCCTCTAGTTCCAACAATGTTGCCTTTTGGACTTGTAACAATTCCATCTTTAGAAATTACATAACCTTTATTTCAAGCTAATTCTTCATAATGATTATAATTTACCATTTTTGTTATATTTTTATATTGTGACTCCTGTGGGACTTGAACCCGACGACCCCATCATTAATTTCAGACAAGTCTGGATAGTTGGGCACGATCCAACGACCTCCAGTTCCCAAAACTGGCGTTCTACCAACTGAACTACATCCAGAAAGTGATGTGCTCTACCAACTGAGCTAAGGAGTCGCTCTTAAGATACTTATTTTAAACCTAACTTATCAATTAATGTAAATATAAACTTGTAAGTATCTTATTTTATGTTAATCTTCAGTATTATAAATTTCTCTAGTTACTTTATTGATGTTGGAATCGAACCAACGAACTCTGCGTGACTCGCAAATGTTAAAACCACTTAACTAATCAATTGATTTTATAAGTAACTTAAACTAAACCTATAAGTTTGAGTAAATTCAGGGACTTATAGGTACACTAAATTTTTTCAATTATAATTTTAATATTTCCCCAACTTTTTGGAATCACATCTTTAAATTGAGATTCCCAAAGTAAAGATTGATTTGTAAAATAATAATTACCATAAATAGAAGAAATATAATGTTTTATTTGACTTATTTGCTTTTCAAATTCTTTATATTTTTTATTCTTCTTACTTATCTGGCATTGAGCTAATTCTAGATTATATATTTCTTCTAAACGAGGTTTGATATCATTTATATAATCAGAATATTCGATTAAATATTTATATTGAGATACTGTATATTTAAGTTTAGTATCATGAACATAAGTAATTTTATATTTACCTAAAGTTTTCATATTTAAATAAATTTAGTACTCGGTGGGAGATTCGAACTCACCGTGAAGGGAATGAAAATCCCTCATACTAACCAACTATATGAACCGAGCAAAAAAGAGGAGAGCTAGAACCCTCCTCGAACTAACAAAGAAATGTTAGCGATTCGAAATGCTACTTATTTCAACGAGCTAATTTAAAAGATTAGAGTTTTAAAATGTTATTATAAGTAGCATAATATAATTTTTTTTAAATTTAACCTTTTAATGTAACCTCTTTATTAATTGGATCTCATACAACAAATCAAAGATTTGTTTTTAGTTAACCATCCACTAACATAATTAACTGCTCCTGCATGAGTTGAATCTATTGATAATTTTATTCTGTCTTCTATACTGCTCGTCCAGTCACAGTTATGAGAAATGGATTACTAACCGTAGCTCCATGAAAGTCATATCAAGTACCAGCAGTCATCTGAATAGCACTAGCTGGTCTATCGTCCTGAAGTCTACCTGACATGCTATATGCGAATGAGGTATTTATTGGTACTGTTCCTGTCACTCGTGTTATCTTAATCCCACTGATTGCTTTAGTCTCATGCCTATAGTCAAGATCAGGAGATCCATTAACCATATAATTAACTGGATTAGTAGTAGATATCTGATATTGTACTTGCATTTGTCCATCATATCCTATTAATCCTTGGAATAGAATATAGCAGTAAATCCTTGCTGCTATATCAGCCTCCTGTACTAACTGATTATTACTATAAGTACCCTTTATAGTAAATTCACTAGCATTTTTAATATCTTGATACGTAGGACATTGAGAGTAAGTATTAGGATAAGTTACCTTATATCCGAAATTATCATATAAATACTGATAAGTTGCAATTTTACCCATGATACACCTCCTCCCTTTCCTTAATTTGAGATTGATTAAACTTTGTAAACATAATGATAATTAATTTAATTGTCAAACAATAATTGCTATTACTAGTTTACCGATTTCCTCATTATGTCAAGCAATTACGATAAAACTATAATAGATTGAACTCACAGTAGGATTCGAACCTACATCTTCCTATAATAATATAGGTGTTCTGTCATTAAACTACATGAGTTAGTAAATTTCTAGTTACTAAATTATAGCAGAGTATTTAGTTATAGGATAATTCAGGAATAGTAGTATATAAGTTACTTACTTCTTGATTAGTTCTATTATCTAATTATTTAATTAATACTTCATCGATTAAACCATAAGATTTTGCTTCTTCTGCATTAAACCAACAATCTCTATCTGCATTCTCTACAATTTGAGAATATATAATTCCTGTGTTCTTAGAAAGTATTTCATATAGAGTTTGTTTGTATTGTTTAATTTCTTCGTAAGCAATTTTTATATCTGATTCTTGAGTTCCTGGAGCAATTCCACCCATAGGTTGATGAATCATTATCTTACTATGTGGTAATGCGAATCGTTTACCTTTAGTTCCACTAGATAATAAAACTGCTCCCATAGATGCTGCTAATCCAATTGCATAAGTTTCTACATTTGGAGATATATACTGCATCATATCATAAATAGCAAGTCCATCAACTATCGAACCTCCAGGACTATTTATAAATAATTTAATCTCAGTTTTATCATCCATTGTATTTAAATACAACAACTGAGAAGTAATAATATTAGCAACATCTGCGTCAATGTCTGTTCCAAGAAAGATAATTCTATCAGCCATCAATCTTGAAAATATATCCATAGTTGCTACATTATTTCGTCTTTCTTCTACAATAGTTGGACTTATAATATCATTAGTAAACTTTTGATAATCCCACATTTTATGAGATCCTACTCGCGAACTCAGAAACTTTTCGTAATCTTTCATTATATAAATATATTATTTTATCTTTTTTAACATCATAATATTCTGCATCAACAGGATTGTAATGTCCCCAACATATAGTTACATCTGGAAACAAAGAATTAAATTCATTAAGTTCTTTACCTATAAATTCTTTAAATCCTGTATTATTTGCATGAATTTCATCAACATGAATTACAAACAAATTAATATCTAACTTATCGTAATAACATCTAAGTTTTATATCACGATATTTATTTGTAATTCTATTACACAAATTCTTTATAGAAAATTCTAAAATTCTTCTAGCTTGAATTTCAGCCCAATCACGTATTTTATTTATTATTTTAAATATAAATTTTAGCATATTTATAATGATACTATTTGACTGAAGACTTATTAAATATTGTAAGTATCAGTCGTATATTTTATTTTATAAGCTTAATGTTATAATATTCACAGAGAGAATTTAAAACATTTCTTTTAATGTTAAATATTTCAAATAGTTTCTGTTTTGTCTTATATTTACTTCAAGCTTCTAATAAGTCTTCTTTAGAAACTATAGGATTTCCATTTTCATCTAATATAGACCTCAATTTTAATCATTTAGCGTTACATTCGCGAGAACAACAAACACTTTTTCTATCTTGAGGTTTATATTCTTTCCCACAAACGATACAAATTCGTTTTGGAACAGGTTGTTTATTATTTAAACCTAACTCTGTTTTAGTAGATGGAAGATTATATTGTCTACATCATCTTCTAACAGTATTATCTGTAACTCCAAATTGTTTAGCGATATTACGAAAACTTCTAGTTTGAATTGCTTCTTTTAATCATTCTTTTGTCGGATATTCTAAATTTGCGTTTTCATTATTCTTTAATCTAGATTTTTGTAAAGTATCTAATCTAGATTTTGTACTACATTCTTTAGAACAAAAATCAGATGTACCAGAAAACTCTTTACCACAATACTTACATTTCTTAATTTTGTGTTTTACTATAAGCTGATTTTCTTTCTTTATATTTTTACCACAATAATTATCTGTTATTGCATGACAATTTGGACACAATAGTTGTAAATTTTCAATTCTATTATCAGTATTAATTCCATTAATATGATGGACTTCTAATGGAATTTGTTGTCCTTCTCATTCTGTTTTATTACATTTTTCACATTTTCATTCTTTTAATCCAAATTCCACTAATCTAATTTTTAATTTAGATTTTTGATAATCTGAATTTTCTTTAAATATATCTTCTTTAGTATATTTCTTTCTAACTTTTTCTTTTGTATTATCTATACAAAAATGAGAAGTATCAATATTATATTTTTCTATAATTTTGTTAATACGAGAATAATTTGTATTTGTCGCTCTAATTCCTAAATTTTTACAAACATCGTTTATATTCTTACATTTTGGAATTAAATCAACAATAATTTGTTCATATTCTTGTTTAGCTTTTTCTCGTTCGATTATCTTTTCTCTATCTTTTTGTCATTTAGTACCAAGATAATAAGCTACTAATGATTTTGTAGAATTACATTTTGATGCAATTTGAGTATAACTTAATCCTTGATTATGTAATTCTTTAAATAATTTATATTTTTCTTCAGCTTCAGTCATTTTATAAAGAAAAATTAAAAATTAATAAAATCTTTTATATTTTAATCTAAACAATATTCGTAGATCTGGCTGGGCACGATCCAGCAACCTTCTGAGTCAAAGTCAGATGTTCTAAACCAATTGAACTACAGATCTATTACCATATTTTTAGTTTGATTTGAATTCCAAACTAAAAATATTATTAAAAATGAAACTTAATTAATTTTGTAAAGTACAACCAAAGAACTAAGAAATTATTAATTATATTATATTGTAAGTTTCATTTTATATATTTCAACGTTACTATTACATGATATTGGAATCGAACCAATTACATTTTGTGCCTTAAGCAAATGCTCTACCTAATGAGCTAATCATATTAGTTTTATAAGTAACGTATATTATCAATTAAAATGCTACTATTGTACGTGCTCTAACCATCTGAGCTATACGCAAAATGCGCAACCGGACTTGAACCGATGACCACGAGATTACGAATCTAAAACTTTGATTTTGTAAGTAGCAATTATTTTATTCTGCCTTAATTATCTTTTTATCTTCATCAAGTTTATAGGGAGCTTTTTCCTCTTTATTAAATGTAGAAGCTGTTTCCATAAACTGATCAAGAAAATAACTTTTTAAATATCCGAAATGTGGATGAGCTTTATATTTATTACAAAGCCAAGAGTAAACATTATCGTAATTTTGATTTACAGATCTTTTAAGTTTTCTATCTATTATGCGATAATCCTTATTCAGATCTTTATCAACAGGAGCAACATTATAATATTCTGTAAAGTCTTTAGCCTCCTGCTTATGAGAATCTCGCATTGATTCTCTCATCGGCATATTATCAAAATCCTGCATAATTAAATAAAATTAAAATGTTACTTTATAATAAAACTTGCCCGCAACAAGTCACGTAAACCATTCCGTCTTTCCAGAACATATTCTAGAAGTTGGATTCGAACCAACAATTATTTAATAGTTTTATAAGTAACATAATTAATAAAAGTCTATTGACACTTTATACGTTGCTCTACTAATGAGCTTTATTGATAATTCAATAAAAGGATTTGCACCTTTAACCTACGGGTTACAAGCCAGATTTTGTTTTATAAGTGTCAAATTATAAGTCTAATGATACATTTATACTTATGCTCTACCACTGAGCTAATTAATCAATTTTTTGGCGATTAATACTGGATTTGAACCAGTTACCTTAAGTTCCCCACAATAGTTTTATATGTATCATATTTGGGAGTTAAAAGATATTCGAAATCTTTCCTTTTCAGTCACAGTGAAATATGCTAGCCAATTACACCATTAACTCCATCTGCAAATATATAACAAAAATTTTATTCTTCCAAATTATTTTCAAAATTTATTTTTCCAACACAACTAACAAAAGTTGTATGAAATTTATCATCTTGAAAAATATAATAATTGTCCAAATAAGAATACGCAACACCAACAAGTGTTTGAAGTCGTCCTTCTATTTTAGATTTTTCTCCAAAATGTTTTGCTGCTTCTTTTAGACATTCTGGAAATTCTTCTCCATCTAACATTGTATCATATAATACAATATTTGGATCATAAACAGATATTTCTTCTCCTTCATCAAAAGGATTATAAAGAGAAGAGGGTCTATTTCTAAACCACTCTTCTCTTCGTAATATGTATTCAGGATCTCTCATTATAGAACATTCTGTCTTACAAGGTCATAGCGATTTGATCTATAGAGACTCTGAAGTGGAGTATATACATCAAATATATCCATATCCTTGAAGTTAGTAAGAATCTGCTCGATCTGCTCTGGATTACCTGGAACATACATAAAATTGTCTATTCCAGAAAACCTATTCATATCTACTCGATTCCATTTATCTATAACAATAGCGATGATAAATGGCTTATATCCGAAATACTTCTCACAACGGCGCATAAAATCATTCATACAAGCCTCTGGTGATCCCATTGATGTATTAAAGTCACTCATTTATGTTAACTTATACTTTCGTATAAGATCAGACTATACCTTAATCTTCCAAGTAGCATAAGTGTAAATACTCACTATTTACTTCTCGGTTAAGACTGTCCATTATAGTCGTTGAACCTCTTTCTTTAATAAAATCTTCAAACTTATCTCGTTTTCTTTGTAAACATAACTTTCCAGCATCATTATACATAAAATGATAAAAAGTAAGACATCTAAGATTTGAAGCCAATTTTATACTTCAACAATCTGTATCTTTTCTCTTATCTTTATATACAACATTTTCAGGTAAATTACAAGCTTTTGCAAATTCTTTTAAATAAGATTCTGTTCCACAAATAGTAATTCCAAGATTAATGTAATCTTTAGTTTTAGTTTTCTGTACATGTAAAAATACAGATCCATCTCCGTCGAAATAACCTCTTACAAAGTGTGAAATTAAGTCTTTATTTAAAAATTTTGGAAATTTAAGTTTAAACGTTTTATTTTCAACACAACCTCATTTTTCTAAATCAGAAACTAATTTATCATTACAAAATGTTAATTTGTATTCAGTAGATTCTGTTTTAAATCCTCCAGTTTTGGTATATGGACGAATGCGCATGTTTGATTCCATGCACTTGTTTAATTTTTCTAAGGGCTCTATTTCTGCCAAAGTAATTCCAAAAACATTACTTCCATGAGTATATTTTGTAATATAACCATCAGCATAGATGAAACCAAGCCAATACGCTTTATCTGGAGTATCGATTGTATCAAAATAATTTTCATTATATTCATATATTTTCTTACTTTCTTGATGAGAACGTATATGAATATCATTTTCTTTTAAAATTCGTTTTAAACGAGAATCTGAAATTCTGAATTGCTTTTCAATTTTATGTAAAGAAATTTTTTCTTTTGTATATAATCTAATAATTTCTTGTACATTTTCATTAGTTAATAATGTTTCCGTCATATTTTATAAAGTTTTAAAATTACTTTACAAAGATATGTAATTAAAATCAGAATTCCAAATAAAAGTTGATTTTATTAATATTAAAGAAATTTGGCTGCGCGATTACCCAATATTAACTCTTTTTACCATACCAGTTTGGTTGGAACTGCCATAATATTATTACTAATATTATTTGGTAAGTTAATCTCTAAGGGTTTCCCCGCAATTTAGAACGTTTTACATATATATCTCTATATAAGGCGACAATGTTGTTTATCGCTTATGATAGTCCATACAGGATAGTTCCTAAGAGCATCTAAAAGATCTGGATTGACCTCTGCCATATTATGAAATCCTTCTGGAATTGCTGAAACATCAGTCCAACCTCCTCTATACTTGCATTCCATGAAATTAGCAATATTCAGATAATTATCATAGAAACTCTTTGTTGGATCTACAAATGCATGAGGAGCACAAGAGACATAACCATTATTTCTACGAGCAAAAATCTGATTTGGAGCAGTATTACGAGCCTTTACATCAATATACTGATACAAGACTGAATCTGCACCAAACAATCCAAGCATATTTCGACCAGTATCATCTGGATTCTTAACAAGACATACAGAAGCCATAAACTTAGCAAAGTTAAATGGAGCGCCTTGCATAGAACCAGAATCATCAACAATTACGAGACTATTATATGGCAAATTTACTTTACCTACAAAAGACTCCAACTTCAGTTTATCTACATTTCCATTTAATATGTCCTGATAGATAGACTTAAATGTTGATGCACCAGTAGTTACTTTAGCTTGCTTTTTAACTTCCTTAAGCTTTTCGAGATCTTCAGTTGTGGCTTCTCCCTGTCTTACTTTCTCCTCAAGAACTCTCTGTTGAGCCTGAGCTTCCTCTTTCTGAGATTCCCACTCTGCATACCACTGACGAAGATTAGGCCACTTAAACGTTCCATTCTCTTCGGGGAACTGTACTCTATTTCTAATTCTAAAACGGGCTCCTGCAGGCTGCTTATTAAGCCATTCAATGAATTCATCGTGAGTGAATTCATTTATCTTACCTGTTGCAAAGAGTACAGCTTCATTTTCGCCATTATAATCCTTTCTCCACGATCTATAACCTCGAAAGTCAGAATAATTACCTTTATAGATGTAATCCCAACCCATCAAATCGCTTAATTCCTTCAAGAACTCAGCTTTAGCTTTCATGGCTCTAAGAGTTTCTGGGAGCATCTTCTGATGTTTAGATCTCTTACCAAGTCTCGGAAGTGTGAGGAACTTTGCAATAAGCTGCTTATTAAATGGATTGGAACCATTAATCACTTTATAGAAATACTCAGCAAGAATAGTTCTATAAGTTGGATTAGAGAGCATTGTATAAGTCTCAAGAACAGTTCCAGCTCTGTTTGTCTTTACTCTATTACGAAGCAGAGTATCAAAACAGTTATACTCATTAAACAGACCTGCAAACAAAAACTTCTTAAACTGTTCAAGATTCTTAGAAAGCAGCCAGTTAACAAATATAAAGAAGCTCTCACGACTTGACATTCCTCCAGAGTCAATCTTCTTTTTACCAAAGATATTATGCTGTCTATTGGTCACATCACCTATAGAAAAACAAAGAGAATAGAACATCTTTACTTTTTCTGGATCTTTAGATACTTCACGCCATGCTGCGTCAAGCTGATTTGTAGTTATATGATCATTATCCTGAAAAAGCTCAAGACACTTCTTACATCCATAAAACGGATTCTCGTTTTTCTTATTAAATTCTACTTGTACCATAACTAAATTAAATTCAGTCTTTTTAAATATTCTTTTTCGCATTTATTAGATACTGTTACACACTGATAATTTATAAGTTTATCAGCAACTTGTAACAGATATTCTTTTTCTTCTTCACCTGGAAGATCACAGACCTTTACATTATCTATAAAACTTTTAAGTCTTATAGCAAAAGTTTGATCATTAACTAAACGATTCTCTTTAATTGGATTTTCCATTATAAAATACCTGCTTCGTAATCTAATTTCTTACAGACGTTTTTAATTTCCCAATCCATTTCGGAAAGAAGCTTACGAGAAACTTTCTTTCCCGCAAACTTCTTGTCAAACTGCTTACTCCACGTTTCGTGGATTCGGCGAGAAGATGATTTACACATAACTACGCATCAAGAGCTGCACGAGCTGCTTCAAGTTCTTTGAGTTTATCTTCAGGAGTCTTCTGACTTTCCTTAAGTTCATCAATCATCTTATCCAGATCAGCTTTCTTCTGTGCTATCTCATTCTGATAAGCAATGTATTTCTTCCATCCGATAACAAGATTGATAAGCTCACTGTCAGCTTTCATTACAGTAAGTTTACGCTGCTCTTCGTCAGTCATAGACCACTCATCTGCAGATTCCTTAGCAGCGATCTTCTTATCAAGAGCCTGTTTCATCTGTACAAGCGTATTTACTGTAGTCTGATGAAGAAGTTCCTGAATAGTAGCAGTTCCACCCATAGGAGTGCTGAAGAACCTATTGTTAAATACTGCAAGATTAGCAGCATTAAACAACTTTACCTGATGGTCTTTTGTAAAATTGATTTTAGTTGCCATAATTAAAATACATAATTAATAAATGAAGTTTTCTTTCTTCTAAGTATAATTTTTACATTATGTTCTTTAAGATGATAGATACGTTCATCTTTTGTTACCACATCTGGAATATATAAATCAGGACTAAAATAGAAATCTAACCAGTCTCCATCTTTATCCTTCTGGACATTTGAAGTACACCAAAAACCACTATCCCATCTTCCATCATCTTGTAGTTTTACTGTAGTTTTATATATAGGTACTCCATCTTCTTCTTCAAATGCTTCGTAATAAGAAGATTCCATAAGAACATTCATATAACGAACAACTTGCTTTGGAGACTCTTTAAATAGATTAGAATCAGAACAAATTGACATAATTACATCAAATGTACATTCAGTCATTTTCTGAGAAATCTCTACAAGTTCTTCAATCCAATCCTTATTATCAAGAAGATCATTTCCTATATCTTGAACAGTATCTTCATCTAATCCAGTAAACTCCTTAAGAAAATGAATTCTAGACGGACGATTCTTCATCATAGAATTTATTCTATAAAATTCATTTGCAGTAAAGATAAAGATGTGATGAGTGTTATATGGACCATCGAGAAGACTTAAAAGTTTATTAGAATCTGCATTTTGTCCATCGTAAAGTTTTTCAAACTCATCAATAAGAATAACGCAATTTCCAAGAGCGGGGTCAGTTAAGAATGAGATGAACTCTGGATCGTCATAACCTTCAGATACAACAATAACTGGAAGATTAAGAAGATTTGCAATAGCTCTTGCAGTGATTGTTTTACCCGCACCTTTAGTCCCAACTAACAATACTCCTAAATTGCGATCTTTAGAATTATATTTGGCGCAAACTCTTTTAGCAAATGGTACTATATCTCCATAAATCTTATTTGGAATCTGAATATCATCTATTAAATGAAGATAATAAGAATTACTATCTTTATTAAATAAAATAGAATATGTTCCAAGTGGCAATTTATTTGGCAGACTTCCAAAATTGCCAAGAATAAAATTCTGTCCGTTTTGAATAAGTTGCATAATTTAACTAATTTCTTCTATTTCGTGAGACACGGTATCTAAATTAAGAAAAAATTGAACTTTTTCATATTTTCTAGGCAATCATATATTATCTTTTTCTGCATAAATTTTTTCAACAAAAAATTTTATTTCTTGAGAATTACAATTACGAATATAAGAACTACATCCAGTTTTTGTTTGTCTTTGAATAACTTTTGTTTTTAAACCAAAGTATTCTAAAAGCTTTTGCATTCCAGTTCAATCCTGATTATATGAACTAGTAATACTAAATGTTGTACTAAAAGTAGTTTTCTTAGACTGAATATAATAACATCCATCACCGTCTATATAACCTCTCAAAAAGTAAGATCAATATTCTTTTGGAACATAGTCTATAATTTTTTGATGTGATTCTATGGATTTACTATATTTGCCTAATTGCTGTAATTGTTCTGCAATATCAATTCGATTTGTATGAATTTCAATTTGAGGTTTTCTGTTTTTTCTTATTTGATGATAAATATTAAATTGCCCTAACTTTTGAAATATAGGAAATACTTTATCTCCGTCTTCTTGAACAATTTTAATAGATAAACCTCCTTTTTTAGAAATATATCCATCTGCTCAAAAATATCCTAAAAAATATGCTAATTCTTTTGGAAACTTTGTTTTAGAAAAATCAATAGTAAAATCAAAATGTTTGTCTTGCTCACCATTGAATGTTAAACTCTTTATTTCTTCCTCTGTGACATTAATTGGATGTTTGTTCGTTCCAATTTTTAAACGAGACCCCATTCCGACAATACTAGCAACAGTTCTATCTAATTTTTCTCCACAAACGATTGCTCCAAATTTTTTAAGATTCTGTTTTAAAAATTCAATTTCATCTTTAGTTCAGGATTTATTTTGTTTCATATTTGTTAAAACTTAAAATTAAAAAATCTCTTATTTTTATTAACAAATATATGACAAAATTTTTAAATTTCCAAATATTTATAACTCTGAAACTTGATGTGATACTGTATCGATAACAAATGCGCGTCTACAATCTAAATCTACAAAATTTTCTAAAATTATGGGATTTTCCTTCGTTTGGGAATGTCCGAAAACCTGGAATAAAGTATCGTCACAATCAGATTCACGAACATCATGCCAAATTGGAGAACCAGTAGAATACCAACCACCTCTTTCCCAACTCATTTCCCAAAATATTTCAGGAGATGCTTTATATATCTCATTTAGATAAATATCTGCATCAGTTTCTGGAAGTTTTAGATCATGACGCTTTAACCAATCTTTAGATACTCCTGCATGCGTGAACAGAGTATCATCAATTTGTTTAGCTATCTGAAAAAACTCTATATCTTCAGTATATATTTGATGTAATTCATCCCACCTAAAAGAATCTATTCTAGATGCATTATAACTCGAATAAATATAGTGCCAATCCGTTTATGTTCAATGTAAATCGTTAGTTTACACCCGTTATTAACTGCTTATACTTCATTTTCGTATAAGACCTGACTATATCTTCACCTTCGACATTACTCGTTAAGGGCGGAGCATTCCGAAGCACTTGCTTCTACCACCATTTCAGGAATAGTCGATGAACCTTCAACCTCATTAGAGGAAGCTTGGCTGCTGATTACCATCTCAGGCGTCCCAGCAATTAACTCCGTTTCACTTAATGATTTCTCATTAAGAGCACAAATTATTTCTTCAAATTTTTTCTTTTTTCTTGGAAGGAAAACTGTTGCGTCTTTATATATAAAATCATAAAACTTTTTAATATTTTGTCTACCAGAATATTCCATTGTACAAATATCGGAATTAATTCTACGTGAGTTTAACTTAGTTTGTTTAAATCCTAGATTATCAATTAAATATTGTTGATAAGCTGAAATAAAAGAAACGTATCCGGTAATATTAAATTTAACATTATGAATAATACGTTCTCTACGTCCCTCTTTTCGTGTGGGATCGTTTACTCACATTTTCTTTCTTTTTCCATTTCAAATACAACCGTCTCCATCAAAATAACCTCGCATAAAGTGAGAAATTAAATCTTCTGGGACTTGTCATTCTGTTGGTCAAGACAAATTTTTAGTTTTACGTTTAACACATCCTTGTTTTTCTAATGATTCTGCAATATGTTTTCCGTATACATAAAATCGAATTTGATCCTCATGATTTTCATTTGTATCTTTTCTAATAAGTAATGGATAATCCGATTTCATTTCTTCTTTTAATTTATCAACAACACATCTATCTTCAATTTGAAGTGATATTGATATCTCTCCAGTAGTTGGATGTTCATGATTACATCCATCTGCATACAATAATCCAAGAAAATATGCCTTTTCTGGCGTATTTATCTCATCAAAATAAGTTTCATCATAATTATGTTTTCTTTTCATATATTTATAAATTTAATTGATTTAACTTTACAAATATACAAATATTTATTATGATTTCCAAATTTATTTTGATGATTTCCAAAAATTTGATAATTTATGATTACCTAGTAAAAGAGTGACTCTATCAGGGTTTTGATCCTTAAAATTTAGTATATCTAAAAGATATTGTATAGAATTAGGATATTCATCTTTCCATTCGTATGGATAAGGATCAAGATAATCTCCTAAAAATATAATTGAATCATTCCACTTTTTTACAGCATCTTTCCAAAACTCACGAAGATGTAAATCGGGAATTATTAGCGCTTTCATTTTAAAACTTTAAATCATAATGTTCATGCATATACTGACGAAGCTTTCTTTTAATAGACTTAGAAACGTAACCTTTAATTAAGCGTACTTTTTCTTTATTAAAATCTATTATAAAAAGAGCTTTTTGCTTCTTGACTTTAAATAAGAGATTATTATTCTTATCATAGCCAAGAAGCATTATTTTATTACGCATTACCAACCGAATTCTTTCTTCAACTTTTCAAGTCGAGAAAGTCCATCTTCGAGATTCTCCACTTCAACCTGAAGATTAATAATATCTTTGGTATTAAGTGGAGATGTGGTTATTGCTACTTCAAGCTCGTCTTTCTTATCTGCCAGAGCATACTTGGTAGCTGAGATGTCCGCTGCAAGTTGCAGTTTTGCATTTTCCACTGCTCTGTTGATTTCCCTCTGGGAGAGTTCCTCTGATGACAGTGCTTTTCCTTCTTTGAAATTTAATCTCATTTTCTTTTGTTTTATAAGGTTGTTCTATATTTATATCTTTAACTGGTTCTAAATGGGTAGTATCCAATGTTCTTGCCACCTTACGCCAAAAACCACATTTTTCAGTATTACTGAATACAAACCAAGAGTTAATATTATGTTCTATATATGCCTTAAACCGCTGTAAACCACATTGTGAGAGACAATTCTTGATTGCTTCTTCAAGAATTTCTGGTTTAAGATTAAGACATGGCCAATCTGGAATATTCCCAGCCGTTCTTGTACATGGTTTCCATTTATCTTGAGGATAATCACTATATAAGAAACCATTGTGTGCCTTATCTGGAAATGCTAGTCCATTACAGTCCCTCAGATGCTCTACATCAGGTTCATTCCCTGACATGACTTGTCGTATCAATGCAAGACATAATGACCTCTGTTCTATCGAACCATCATTTAAATAATCTGATTCTTCTACAACATCAAACCATTGTGGAATCCAATAAAATTCTCTTGTATCTTTTAATCGATAACTAGTGGAATCTCGTGCTGAAATCTTACTTATTTTTCCACAAAAAGTTCGCATGTCAGAATTAAAATAAGTTCCGTTGCACCTATGACTTTTATCTAAGGTTTTTTGTATTTCTGTCCAAGACTTAATTCTTACTTTAGTTCCGATATCTAACATGATAAATAGTATCTATTGGCTGTTTTTGAGTATCATAAGTAATTTGAATTTTATAAATTACTATTTCGTTATTTAGATATTTCCGAATGCCCTGTGTTTCATATTCAATTCTACTTGCCTGAAATATACCAACTATTACAAACCACAAAACAATTATAGTTAAAACAACAATCCAAGCATCCTTTAACCAATCTTTAAAAGAATCATTATTTACTTTTATTAGTATCAGAACATACGTCAGCATCCCCAGAACTATTCCGAGAAGTAGTATCACAAAATTCATAATTATTTATGATTTCAGAATATTTTTCAGTAATAAAATCACGAATTCTCTTTGGAAAATAAATTAATCTATTTCGCATAGCATAATATGCTGCTTTAAGATTATTCCAAGAGTTAATAGATTCATCTGCAAGAACTACATCTCTAGTGCGCTTATGAGTTAATATACGCTCAAGAAGATCCTCTGCTTTAATTAACTGGAGAAATTTATTCTCTTCAAGAGATGGATTCTCAGTTACTAATTCAAGATTAAGATCATCTAAAGGCAACGATAATTCATCAGTCATAGTATAGACAAGAAATTCTGTGTCAGAGTTTTTAAATTTGTATTTATTCAACTTCATCGAATATTTTATCTATCGCGTGTATAAATTTATAGAAAGCATCTAAAAGAGATTTCTCTTGTTCTGTAGTAATCATATCAATATCACAGAAATAATCTAGACTATCTTTGAAATCCCTCCAAGTATTTGTAGCCTCATTCCAACCTCGTCCATATTTATCTATATTATCTGCAATATCTCTACAAATTTGTTCTTTGAGTTCTTCTTTTATGTCCATTAGTTTATTTAAGTGAATCTAACATTCCCATAAATGAATTAAAATCTTCCCAAAGATATTCGCCTTTTGTTTCATAGAAATTTTCAGATCCATTTTCAGCAATCCAATGATCAAATTCTATTACGGCATTCTCACGATTTTTATCCTTTTTATATTGAGTAAGAATTTCAATTACTTTATCACAGACTTTATTTTTAGTTACCATTATAGTGAATATTCAATATGTGAACCTTCGGGCATAGTAACAAGAGCCTTTATAAACTCTTCTACAAAATTACAGAGTTGTTCATAAGTTCCCCAGCCATTTTCAGGATTAAACTGTTTAAAATGGTCTGGATCATTTTTAAGAACATATAAACAATATGCAAGATGAGCTATGTAAATATTGAGATAAACTCCAGTAAATGGAACTTGTGTATCTCTCCAGAGTAAATCATAGAGATTATAATGTTGGTATTCTTCTTCAAAAGAAAGACAATCTTCAGCCATTTCTGCAAGATTATGGGTTATATTTCTAGACCAAAACTCATCTGTTTCATATTCTTGTACAGGAACTTCGTCAATTGTGTGAAAGACATCAGGAAACTTTTGAAGACATTCTTCGGATGTTGCTTCTCGTGTAGAACCATTATCTCTTATAAAGATACCTGTACTTTTAACTATACGAGGTTCTGGACTTATAATAGTTATATCTAATGACATATATTTCTATTAATTACATTTTGAAGTTTTAAAAATTCTTCATAAAGATTATGTGGTTTGACATAATTGTATATATCAAACGAATCTTCTTTTAATAGACTAAATTGTTCTTTCCGGAAATAGAAATGACCTTCATTTATATTGACTCGTCTATTATCAGATGGATCAAAATTAAAGGGATGTTTCATTACCATATCTCCAGAAAGAACAACTCCTGAAATATATTCAGTATCATCTGGAATTACAACAGAATGCTTTTTGTTATAGCAATCTCGAAGATAAATAATCATTATAATCTGATTTTATAGTAGTTAAGACGACTTTGTAAATCATCAATAGGATAATGTTCCTTTATATAAGAAATTTTTGATTTGAGCTTATCTTCATAATGAGGATCTGTAGCATATCTGTTTCCATTAATGTCTACAAAGTTTTCAAGTAGATCTTCTATTGTTTTGGATGGAAGATAATTATCAACAAGTAAAGCCAGATAAGGTATAACACTATCATTAGGATTACTGAACTTATGCTGAATCTCACTGATGCTATGGCCGTCATAAGCACCAACATTCCAGACAGAATTAGTTCGAAAAGCCAAACCTTTGGTACCAAAATGGCTTTCAACTTCTCCTTGAGCAAGCGTAAACGAAATCGGGATTCCATATTTTTCACAATTTTCTACTAATATAAGAGCACGTAATCCTGAATTAGGTGCAACTGAATCTATATAATATTGAGTAAGATCAACAAGATCAGATTTAACACCTTGATAAGAGGTTTGTAATTCTCTTATATATTCAGTAGCTGTATCATATCCAGTTTGTTCTTCTTGTTTTGGCATTGACCATGTAAACGCAAGTATTGCGAATACAGCAACTACAACAAGACAAATTGAATTTATGATACTATTCAATGTTACTTGATGTTCTATGTTCATAATTAAAATTTCTAGTTAATATAACAACTCCAAAAGCATCAGTTCTTTCAGAAACGAAATCAAAATTTTCTGCTATTTGAACATCTTCGTTATCTGTATTGAAACAATAAACTAATGCATCATCATCCGAGCATTTATTTAATTTAGCTTTGAGTTCTCTTACTGTTAACATTACAATAATATTTTTGCTGTTTCACATAAATCTCTGAAGCAATTATGAAAATCTTTAGCCATTTGTTCTGAAGGGAATGATAACAATCTATGGCTTGTATTCCACCTTACAACAGAAATAGGTTTGTTAAACATATCGTGTCTGCATATTATACAAAAAGGTTTCTCAAATTCCTCCTCATTCCCAACCCAGGCTTTTCTAAGTTGTCTTAACTGCATAAGAGCAAGAAAGGCTTCTGCTTCCTTTTTGGAAATACAGACATTTTTGTCAGTCTTCTTATCTCTTTGAACAGGGCCACTATAGATTCCTATATTGGAAACAGAGTCAATATAAGCCTCTCCCTTTTGTTTAGGATACCTCTCACAGAACTTCTCCCAACTTCTTGGAGGTCCTTGCTTCTTTTCTCTTACAATATATGTGTCCCCATCCTTGATGAGTTCACAATTGTCTGGTATTTGAATTTTTACTTCATTCATAACTATTAAAGATTATTAAATTCTTCTTGTAATTCCTTAACCTTATTTTTCAGGGTAGATAATACCTCTTCCTGAAACTTTGAAGCGTCAATATAATTAAGAACTTCTCTTTCTTCGAATTCTTTTGGAAAACCAGAACTATCATAATTTTGTATAATAATACATCTAATTTTAGTAAGAGTTTCCCACCTGTTTATTGCCTCATGTAAAGATCTTATTTCTTTAAGAATTCTTTGACCTTTCGCTAATTGTTTTTCTGTCATAACTATTCTCTATAATTAGGCCATATATAAACCATATTCATTTCTGGATCAAAATCAACAGAATCTATAAAATATCTATCGCCTCCAATACAAATTGAAAGAGATTTGTCATCAATCTTGTTGAGTTCATCTATGAATTCTTGTACTGTTGCTATCATAACTATTCTTCTTTAAGTTCAACTGGTTTATCTTCCCATGTGAGGTCTCTACCGATAAGTTTCTTAATAGAACTTTTTGGTAAAATAATTGGTGCAGATAATCTCACATACATAGGACAAGTCCAATAATCCAAAACTCTATAAGGCTCTTGAGGAAATATTTTCTCAGTACCATCTTTATCTACTGCTACCCATGCCATATTATTTCATTGGATTATATATAAGATTGATTTCCTCCCAAACAGGACTCGCTTCAACATCATTTATATAGATGTTTTCTTTAATACCAATTACACAAACTGTTTTGGATTTGTCATCAATCTCTTCAAGTTTATCTATTAATTCTTGTACTGTCATATTACTTCAGTATTAGTTCTCTTGGTTCCTCATCCTCCCATTTGACTTCAGAAAAGAAACTTTTATCCATAAGTCTAATCAGTGCTATTTCACCTGTAGAGCACCATTGGTCTTTAATTTTTTTAGGTTTTTCTACATGAAGCCATAATTCACCACATTTATCTCTGACTATCCACATAGCTATTCCTCCCATTCTACCTTTATGGTCTTTATATAGTCCTTGAATAGTTCTGTGTCCTTCAATGCAATCTCTTCAGATTCATAGAGGTCACTTTTGCATATTATTGCCCACCCCTTTTTCTTTTCAGGGAGCATCATAAGGTCATAGCAACAAGGGGAAGTAATTGATATTCCATCCTCATTATAGTGTAAGACAATCTCACGCCCATTAACCTCAACAAGGGCCACTATTGGGGCGGTACTTCCTTTCACATCAAAGCAGAGGATTCTTACCTTTCGTCCCTCTCTTGTACAAACTGGATGCCCTGCCTTTGCAAGTTCAATATCAAATGGTTTCATAACTATTTATTTTCTGGAGTTGCTAAATAAGTTTTAAAGCAAAATGCATAACCTGCATCAAATGCTTTGTCTACAAGTTCTTTAATGTTAATTTTTTTGTTTTTAAATTGTGAGAGAAGATCGTTCTTAACGTTCTTCATCTCTTTAACTGTTGGTATCATAATATTTAATAATTAATTTCAAATTAAAAATGGCACTATAAATAAAGCTCAAAATTATTTAAACTAATATTATAAGTGCCATTGATTATGTCAGTATGGTATGTACGCAATATTTCTATTTAAAAAGAGAGTAAGAATCTATTTCCAACTATGATCAGTAGTTTCTAGAAAATTCTATTAGATTCCCTAAGAGTTGATAGGTGCTACGCGTTTGCAGAGCTATGCTAATGGTATACAGGACCAGTATTACTGGATGTATATTACTCTCTTTTAATTAGTACTCCTGAGAGGATTCAAACCTCTGTTACCCTTTTAGATGAATTTATATTCGAGGCGTCCTTGATCACTAGACGACAGGAGCATAAACTAGTTTATAACGGAAAACTAGCAACCCGATCCATTTATATAGAACTTGAATAAACTACCAGTGTAACGCTTTGGATGCGTGTTGATTTCTGGATGAACAACAACCTAACTTGTCTCGTCAATACGCAACGCTTCTATATTCACCCAAAGAAGTAAGGGCTAATTAAGTGCTGAGTACAGCTTACCTATATTAACATAGTTCGCGACCTATATTATCCTTAATTAGAATTCTTTATTTAATAGATTCTTGATTTTTTCTACAATACTTTGTTTTCCATTCTTTAATTTAAAATCTTCATTAAATATCATACCTAAAGTAAATATAAATGGAAATAAAAAATTACAAAATGGAATAAACAGAAAAACTAATCCAATTAAATACACCCACAATGGAGCTTTAAGTGGCTCTCCATTACATTCTCTTGTACTCTTTATATAGAAAAACCATATCCAGAAAATTAGAGATAAGATGGTAGTAAATGGATAAAACATTACTTCTGGAGATTAAGCATCAGAGCTGCTTCTTCTCCCGTTACAACCTTCGGCAAGGTACCGTCCCATTTTTCAATCCACTGCTGCTGAAGAATTTCTGGAGTAAGAGCCTTTGTTCTAAGTTCATTAGCCTTCTTTTCAGCTTCTGCGGCAACTATCTTTTTCTCAGCTTCGGCTTTAACTATCTCAAGTTCTCGTTCTACACGAAGAGCATCTTGAGTAGCTTTATCTTTCGCCGCAATTGCTTCTTGAATTGAATTTGGATATGTAAGTCCAGTTGTAAGTCTTTCTAGATAAAAATTCTCATTTTCGAGTTCGTGACGAAGTTGATTTTCTATTGCAGTTTCTACAGAATCTCTATTAGAGGTAATTTCATCTGGAGTAAATTTATTTACTTGGATACGACATGCATTAACTACAACTGTATAAAGTGTAGTGTTTACTATATCATCAAGATTAAGGCGATATTTCTGAAATATTTCTGGAGTTTTACCATCAATAATTTTTATAGATACTGTTGGATCCATAGTAAACGCTAAACCTCCTTTTGCATTGACTGTAAATGCTGGATAATCAACAGTCTGAACAAAAGTTGGATATTCATATACTTTAGTTGTCAATGGATTGAAAATCACCCAACCAGTAACAAGAGAAACCTCATCAACACCCTTATTAGAGCCATATAAATTTACCTTAATACCTTCATGACCTGCATCAATACGAGTACATGAGGAAAAGGTAATAAGCATTGCAAGAATAGCAACAAAAATAAGTTTAATGTGATTCTTCATTATTTTTAGATTTAATTGTGTTAATCAACTTAAAAGTCCATGAGAAAAAGATAATTGCCAATACAATGGCAAGAACGCCAGCAAGATTTGCAATACTGGATGGAATTGAAAGCAAAGATCCAATCCCTGTAAGAGCCGCCATTAAAGCAGCAATCCACAGAATGTATAAACAAAATTTAACCATTTGGAATTATTTTATATGTTGTCGTTGTTATTTCTTCTTGAATTATATTATAATGTTCAAAGATAACTTTGTCTTTAATGGTATCTCGCCAAGCAATAGTTACAAAAATGCTAATAATAAACATAAGAACTGCCATTATATAAGATATAATACGAGTTCCTTTATCATCGTTATCTGAAAGACCTATAATCCATCCACATAACATACAACCGATAAATCCAAATAAAATTATACCAATCATGATATATCTTTATTTAAAAAGTTTCCAATTTTGGCGAAAAAACTTATTACTTTGTTTTCTTTTGGAATCAGAAATTCGTAATGTAAAGAGTCTGGGCAAGAACTTGCTAGAAACATTATACTTAAAAAGACATTAGCTACTGGAATCCATAAAAATAAAAATCCAACAACAATATACCAAATTTTAATTGGAATCTTTTTTCTGTGTTTTGGATTTTCTTTAGCTAGTTCTATACTTGGAAATACAGAATATCCATTAGCTAGAGCCTCATATTTACATGAAGCAATACAATATGCTAGAATAAATAATAGAAGGGATATAATCCAAAATATCCAATAAACCATTGCCATATTATATAATTTAATGATTAGACAAAATAAAAAACTTCAGCGTGCATCACTGCAGACTGGAGGACTTCCACTTATATGTGGATAAGTTAGTTAATCTTAGGTATAACTTCATTCTAACTTAAAAATTAAAGAGTATTGTAGCTCCGATGCGATTTGAACGCACACTTCCACTGCTGGAAAAGGGATTTTAAGCAAAAATACTTGATTCTTGGACTATCTCATTACCATGCGTATAAACGTTTAGGTATCGGACGCTCTAGTTGGTTATTAAGAAGACTAAACTTCTCCAATAGTCTCTACACGTTCAGTAATTGTAACTACTGCTTCGCTCGCCCTCTGTGTTTTCTCACTTCAGCCGAATTCATCCGATTATGCGATATAGATTTCTCTATAAAGGGGACTTCTGTCTAATATTGACAGTTCCCTCGTGTCTACCTATTCCACCACGGAGCCTTATTTAATATTAATTTATAAGTAATACATCTGAATAAGCTGTACTCTTCTTATAAACTAAAGCAATTTCTTCATTTCCTGATATATTATTTACAACTGTAGTGTTATCTGGAAGATCCTTTATAAATTCTTTTAGTTCTTTAACTGTCATAATCTTCAAAATAAGATATTATTATTCTGTTTTATAATAGAATTTTTTTGGTTTACGCTTAATTCCTAAGAAAGGTTTTCTTTGAATAAATGTATAACACTTTTTAGGAACAAAACAATCAGAAACTATTACATCATCATTACCCCATATATTAGAACCTGCTGGTACTGTTCCCTCTAATATAGCAAAAGGACCCATACGTGCTGTTTCCATAAAAAGATCATCTTGATAATTTCTTAAATGTTGCTCTGGATCTTTTGTATAGAGATGAAGTCCAACATTTATATCATAATAGGTGTTTGACTGCAGAAAATGAGGTCTGGGAGTTATATGAGATATTATACTTGATACTGGAAGAAAATACACTCTTCCTAGTTTCCATTCCTGTTTATAATAGATACTATTGATAGTAACTTTTTTGGAAGAAAGTTTATTAATAGCAACTATTTTGTAGGCAACCATTGGTTCTCTGAGAACGATTGGTTCTATGTTATTTGTTATTAAACACATGATTACTCAATACAGATAAAGGTTTCTTCATCTCTAACTACAGTCACAGAGGACGATTCCAGTTTATATACATTAAATATTTTAACTGGAAGATTAGCAGGATACTTAGATAACTGCTGAATAAGTTGTTTTACTGTCATAATTGAAAAGTTTTAATTAGTGGAGATATCGGGAATCGAACCCGAGTCTTTTATTAATCCTATATAGTTTTTATTTATATGCTTAGTTAATTTTTCTAAACTAACAAAATAACTAAATTGATTAAAGAGTGTTTAGTAAAACTCTGAATTTAAAGAATTATAATGAAAAGAGCTATGCGAAACTATAATTAAAAGGCATAGTGGGAGTAAAGAACTCTTTGAGTGTCTTCACTACTTTTGAGAAAAGATTTTTAATTCCGTTTATTTTTGGAGATATTTAAAGTAATCACTTACTGCATAAAACATATACCAAATCAATAAAATCAAATCCAAGCATCCCCAATGCAAAGATAAGAAAAAGTTTTAAATATACAAATAAAAATGGATACTAAGTATAAATAATTCGCCTGCCTTTCTAATTTCAAAATTGGACGCGCTATATAGCTATTTTATAAATATACTTAGTATCCAAATAAAAATGGAAGATCTGACTGTATGTTTAAGTAACCCAAAATGCTAGTTACATAACGCATAATCCCTACAGCTAGGCTCTATTCTCTTAAATAGACTTTAGCACCAGATCTTCCAAAAAATTGGTTATAAGGTTACCAACCCAGCCTAGGCAACTTTAATCTAGAATTCAGTTGCTTCGTTACTTCAGACGCCAAATAATATTGTCTGAGAGTCACCTCTATCTTTAATATGTATATAAGGAAGCTGAGGAAGCTATTATACACATCCGGATCTTTATATACTTCTCCTAGTATAATCCGGCTATACTAAGAGGACTTATAAAAGATTATTTTCCGAGCTTTGAAAAGAGATAATCTATGAGTTCATCATTTGACATCTCTTCAAGCTTTTTCTCTGGTTTCTCCGAGCTTTCCTGTGGTTTCTGGGTATTGAGAATACGAGACTTTTCTTCTGAGATAATTTTGGTGATTTTCTCAAGAAGATTGTCAAGATATGCTGCAATACGCTCACGAAATTCCGGTGATATTTCTGTAAGAACCGAAGTAGGAAGCATTACTGAACCAATAAGACTATCGAAATCGGATAAAAATATTTCTTTGATGCGAGGATCTGAAACATCGGCTTTCAGGAACGTTTCATATTTTTTTCCTGAAAGGAGCGTATCAAGATCTTTGATGATCGCGTTGATTTCTTCTTTTGACCGAATATTAGCCTGGTCAAAGAGATTCTTAAGTATTTCTTCTATCATAATTATGGTATTTACCAGTCCCAATCAGGAACTGAGATTGATTCGTATTTCTTTCTCTTAGAAAATATTCTTTCTGCAATCTGGGAATAAAATTTCACTTTAGAGGGAGAAAGAGGTTTCTTGAGAGATTGTTTATGTGATTTACGGGACATAAAAGGTTTTTAAGGATGAATAGATATTAATTAAAGGATTTCGAGGAGTATTATCTATGTCGCCCGCATCGAGAGGGAAATTGGGGACATTTAAGGAAAGGGAAAGTTCAGGATGGGGTGAGGAGGGGTGAGAGTGTATCCTCGCTTGCATCCCTCTCCAAAAATTTTTTAATTATTCTCCCTCGAACTCCCCAATCTCTCAACTCCCTATCGCAGCATCCTATGATTAGGCGGCACAGCTGCATTATAGTGAATTGTGAAGTACTGACCTACGAGCTGTTCTCCTTTTTCAGTCACAATGCGCACACGACGCTTCGCCGTATATGCGCTGAGCTTTGTTTTTGTCATCTTGAAATATGTATTTTAAATAAAGTTTTGATTTTCAGCAGGTTGAGATTTCGTGAAATCGAAACCATTATGTATAGTTCTTAAGTATATTATGTATAGTTAGGGTTTAAAAATGTCGCGGAATAGTTTAAAAATGTACAGGCAATAGTTTAAAAATGTTGGGCTATAGTTTAAAAATGTTTATGATAAGTAAAAACATATACATTTTTTATATTAAAATT